CTGTTGCTAATGCACTACCTTCATCTTTTATTGTTATTGCAGAACCACCACCAGATGATGCAATTGTTATTGAATCAGTACTAGCATCTGTAGTAAGTGTAATATTAGAACCAGCAACTAATGTTAAAGTGTCAGTTGAACTATCTGCCACTACATCACTTTGACCAGAAACTGCAATTGTTTTAAAAGTATTACTTGCACCACCAGAAGCTGCAGCTTCTAAACCAATCGTACCTGCTGAGTGGTCATATGTCATTACATAGTTGTCTTGTCCAGAACCTACAGATTGATCTGCATCAAATGTAAAGTTTCCTAATAATACATTACCTGTTCCATGTGGTTCAATATCAATATTTCTATTTGTTGTCGAAACAATTTTATGTGTTACTACATCAAGATTGCCTGCGAGAGCAGGAGTTGTATCTTCTGAAAGAGCATTAATAGAAATTGCTTGAACTCTAGCAGTTGTATGATATAAATTAGTTGAACCTTCAGTTATTGTATCTGTAGTACCAATCGTATTGGTAGTCGCAGCCCAACCCATATATCCATGTGCAGAACATTGATAATACAAAACAGAAGGAGCATTTTCTGCTACTACAATTTGTGTATATGCACCAGAATTTCCTGGCGTTCCACTTGATGTAACTCCTGTAGTATATGCAGTATTTTTAGCTGCATCTAGATAAAACCTAAGAGGGTGACCAGAGTTACTTGAATCAGATTGATCAAACTTATAAGTGTTCTTTGGAATTAATTTTAGAAATGGAGAAAATACACCATTAATTTTATATTTGTTACTAGAACCAGTTCCATGATATGGGTGTGCAGCTGTTGAAGTTGCAACTGTTACATATAAGGTTTGAGCAGATGATTCAAACGCTGTTGCATAATGATCTGAAATAGTAACAACATTACTACTTCCATCACGCATATACATTTTTCGGTCATACGTGTTGATAGCAACTTCACCCTCAACCAAATTAGATGTTGTTGGTATGGTTGAGTGGGTATGCGACCTTTTAAGTTTTACATCAATAGCCATTAGGCGTTTCTCCTATGTGACTATTTAGAATGTTCCACCATCAAGGGAACTGGTAAAACCAAGAGTATCAGAACTACCAGTATATAATAAAACTTTATCATCAGTATTACTTGCACCACCATCTAATGCAGTTATAGTATCTAGTGCATTCGCAACTAAAAGAGAACCTTTTGGAATGGTGCTTAATCCTGTACCACCATGATCTACAGTTAACTCATTAGTTACTGTATCAGTGGCTAAATCAACTGAACTGGCTGCCATCATTGCATCTGTAACACCACCAGCTGCAATTTTAGTACCACTACTACTAATTGCAAGTCCACTAGCAATTCCAGCACCATCTAATTTAACTAAAAGTGTTGTTCCAGATTGTTGTAAACCATTACCAGCACTAATATTACCAGCACCAGAAAATTGTGTAAATGCTAATGCTGTTGTTCCTATAGTAATTGTACCATTATTTGTTAAAACAAAACCTTGATCAGCATTATTTCCTTCTTCTACAAACACAAATGCACCAGCAGTAATACCAGCACTACTATCAAAGTCAGATGCTCTTGATGGAGCTCCACTTGCGTTTACTGTGTAGACACCATTTTCTGATTCTGAACCAGTTTGTTGATCTTTGATAAGTATTCTATCTCCAGTTGCAACTGTTACACCACCAACTGTTTGTCCATTTGCAAACGCAGTAGATAGAGTTCCATGTGCAGTTGTAGCAGCTCTTACAGAACCTTTAACATCTAAACCTTGAACCAATCCATCAACATAACTTTTATTAGTAGCGTCACTACCATTCTGTGGAGTTGCAACTTGAGTAATTCTTTTATTAGATGCACTAATTGTTACACCAGTTCCATTTGCGTCTAATACTAAATTTCCAGTTGCAGAAATAGTATTACCATTTATATTAACATTATCAACATCAAGAGTTGATAAAGTTCCTACTTCAGTAATATTATCAAGATTTCCTGTAGTAATTACTGTACCAACATTATTAGTTAATGTGGTGGGTAATGTTATATCAAGATTATTACTAAGAGTAGCTGCACCTTTTAGAGTTATTGCATGACTACTATCATTATCATCAAAGACAATATTACCTGGCGTTTGATTATCAGCACCTTTTAATTTAATAGTGTCTACTTTACTATTTGTATCAGTAACTATTGCTGATGATGCAGTTAATGTTCCAAGTGGATGATCCAACATATTTGTAAAATATTGACCACCAATAACTGTTTCAGTTGATCCATCACCTATGAATAATCTTTTTCCATTGTTTGCTTGTGTTCCAGCTCCATGTGTATACGCTAATTCACCATCTGCAAGGTTTGATGGTGCTGTAGAAGCTGTAGATTTTTTTATCTGTATTGTAATTGCCATTTTTTATATCCTCTCTAAAAACTTCCAGAATTTAGCGTAATGTCCGCTGTTGTATCTAGTTCATTTCGTGCTGTCCACTTTTGGGTGGTTGAATTATATTGTAGTATTGCACCATTTTGTAATCCTACAGTTGTAACATCAACATTACTAATGTCATTCAAACTAATGGTAGCAGCCGCAGCTGCACCAGCAGATGGGCCTTGAGGGCCTGGAACTGTAACACGAATTACTTGTGGTTGATTTGTAACTATTGCCATCTTTAACTCCTATTATGCCCTTGATACACTAGGATTGACATTTGCAATCCCTTCTACTACTCTTGTTTTTGTTCCCCCAGGCAAAGTCAAATTAACATCATAAACATATTTACCAGATTCAAGTGCAGATGTCTGTGCATCAGTTAACGAAATTGTTACTTGTCCATTTGTTCTTGGCGTTTCAAATGATACATTAAAAGGTACTGAAGTTATTGACTCATACGTTTTTCGTAATTGTGCAATTCCAGAATATCCTGTTAGATCTAAAGCTGTTCCATTTCCATCTGCAACACTTATTGTTGTTGTGAATGTTGTGCCTTGATCTATAAATAAATTTGATATTGTCGCCATAAAACAAAAAGACTCCTTCTTTGTCTATTTATAATGTTTAAACCCTCTATGCAATCGCAAGGAAGATATATCTTGCACCATTTATATTAATTGGACACCCACCATTTTGAGGTAAACTTTGTGTTGCACCATTTGTATATGAGTTTGCCTTCACTGTAAAACCATTTGCAAATGGATCTATAACGTCTTGAGTAGCTGGTTGATCAGTTCTATTTAAATATGTGAAATAATCAGAAGCTCCAGTTCTAATATTAGATTGATAATAACTGGTACTTGCTTGATGTGCATCTCCACTTTCAAATACTATCCACGGCCCTTTATCATCTTCTCTTTTAATTAATATAAATCTTGCATTACCAGAAAATCCACAATTAACATTTACATCACTTGTACCAGTTCCAAGATAATATCCAACTTTACTTACACCAGGCAATGTTGCAAACATTATACACTGATGATAATAAGGATCACTGCCACCATTATTAGCTGCCTTACCACCACCAAGTGTTATATCTGTAGATGATACTGAAAGACCAGCCGAAAAATGACTACCAGATGCATCATCAGCAGATCCAACAGAAATACTTCCATCTCCTACATAATTTGGTGTATTTGTGTTTGTAAATGAATCATCTGCTCTATATGTTCCAAACCCATTATTATCGCTTGTGTGTGATCCAGTTCCCCTATTAAACATCATTTTCATGGAAGTCCAATCACCAGAACCAGCTGGTGTCATATCTTTATGATAAACTTCCCAACCAGTATTTAAACTACCAAAACTACCAACACCAGTGCTATAATTTGAAAAAACTTGAAACCTTGCCATCTTAAATATTAACATCTCTGGAGCTACACCCAATGCATGAGGTTTTGTCATAGTTGTACCACCCCCACGATAATGAATAATATCCATAAAACCTCTTGCTCTTTTAAACATATGAGCATACATTCTAGAATTTTGATAGTTTGTATTTGTTGGATTAACAACATTCCATGTTTGTGATGTTTGTGGATAAGTCAGACCAAAACCAGAGGACATACTAAAAGGATTAGTTCCTTTGAAGGTTGTATAAGGAAACAAATCACTTTGAACACGATTATCACGAGCGTCTAAAGTTGATGGAGCATATTTACCCCAACCTCTTGTCATAATTCTCATATGATTGTAAGTACTACTATGAATATTCGCATCATTAACTATAACTAAATCTGGTTTGAATAAATTAGGAACTTTGTGATCATTATGTATTGATGTAGATGAAATTGAACCAAAAGTTGCAGCTTGATGACCAATAAGACTAAGAGGACTACCAATACTAAAATTATCGCCAACTATTGGATGACTATCTTTTGCTCTAGAAATAGCATAAACTTGTCTACCTTCGGTTGGAGATAATTCATCTCTACGAATAGCTACGTACAAATACTTAATACCGCCTCGATTCCAATTCCAACTATTATACTGTCCATTAGCATAACCATTTTCTCCAGTTGCACTTGTGCCATTTCCTATTCCTCTTACCTCAAAACCATTTGCCATTGGGTGACCAACATCTGAATGATCGTGATATTTTCCTCTATCAAATATTGGATCACTACCGATTGAGTGAAATCCTTGCAAATTATATTGAAATGTTGCATCATATCCTTCACCTTGAGTCCAATCCCAACCTCTTGTTGTATCAAATATAGTCCATCCACCATCACCATCCATAGCTTTAATTAGTACCCATTGAGGCTCCCAACCCAAATCAACAAATACACCACTATCGTATGGACTAGGCCCATATGAATTTACAACACCAGGCGAAACATAAGACGCTACTCTTTCATGACCTAGATTATTAGTTGTTGCACTTGACCAACCATTTCCAGTATAAGATCCTACTGCAATGTTTCCTGTAGTTCTTTGGTCTGCAAACAAATATGCATAATATTTTACACCAGTATTATTACCAGCTCTTTTTGTAATATAATTAGGGGGTGTATGATTATTTGGATACCCACCAGAAACACCCTCAGCGTGAGAAACAGTAAAATATGTGCTTGTTGGAGTCGCAGTATTATTAATATCTCCACCAAAATTTTTATGAGGATGTGCAGTATCATGATAATTACCCCAATTATTAAAAGAATTATATTCAAATGCACCATATCTATTTAAAAAACCCATTGCATTTGGCATATCTTTATGCCATACTCTTGGATATTCATCAGAAGCAGTAACTTCACTTATCACAATCATTGCAGGCACAGATTGTAAATTATGAGAAATTTGTCTATTAGTAGTTCCATCGCCTGTCCATTCTACAAGATCAAAAAACTTTGGATACGCTTTCATTCCCCAAATACAATATTTTCCACTATCAGAAGATACTGGTGTTTCTGGATGTATTCCAACTTTAGTTCTATCAAAATATCTAATTCCAGAATCATTAAAATAACCATAAAAAGGACTAGGCTGTTGAAAAGTTGCATATGCATTTGAAACTTGGTTAGGTTCATCATTATTATTTGAACCTACACTTCCTGTTTGTTGGTAGTTAGCTCTTATAGTATCTATAACTTGATTATCACAATGTTTTCTTGTTTGTTGATTAGTGACTGAAGTAACATCAATAGTTTTTTCTCTTTTAATATTACCTAAAAGATAAAAACCTCTATTAGAATTTGTATTACTCCAAGTATATTCTGAATCTCTTATTGCTATGTACATAACACTCATATCGGCTGCAAAATAAGCTCCACCACCCTGGCCAGGTACAGTTTTAAAACCTTGACTATGAACAACTAATGTGTCATTTGCACCATTACCTAAATGCCAATCAGCTATTTGAGAACCAGCGTGTGTACCTGTTATCGCACCACTAGTACCATTTCTATCCGAACCACCCCAAACTCTTTTTATATGAGATGACTTATCATAACTATCACTGCCCCAATATAATTTTTTATCCAGTAAATTATCACCAGAGTTATGTCCACCTAAGTTTCCACTACTTCTCCAATATGGAAATGTCAGTATTGTTTGAGGACGCCAACCAAGATTTACACTCAAACCACCTGTCTGATCTGAAGCACTAACTCCAAAATTTCCCACTTTAATCATAGAAGATGAACTTGTATCATGACCCCATAGATAAGCTATATACTCTACGTTATTTTCATTTGTATAACCACTACAAAGAACTGGATTAGTATTTGTACTATGACCTACTGTAAAATTTGTAGTAGTAGGGGGTTTAGCATTAGTTCCATCCCCCATATTATATTTAAGGTCAAATGTTAAAGTATTATAAGATAAACTATTATTCGATCCTAAGTTGTTTTGTGTGCCAGTAGTTGAATCAAACCATTCTCCAATTTGATTGTTACCAAGAGTTGTATTGTTAATTCCGCCTTCAAATTGTGGATATAATACATATCTTAAACTGGTAAGTTGACCATTCGCTGATGGATCAATAACAAAAAGAGTATCATAACGTAAACCAGATGTGTATGTTCCTAATCTTTTAATTATCATTAATCCTGGCTGACATTGTAGACCATGTGATATTTGACGATCTAAAGTTCCATCGCCTGTCCATTTGACTACATCAAAAAACTTAGGTTTTGCTCTAAAAGTATAACCTAAATATGTTTGACCATCTGTATTTAAACAATTAGTTGCTTGTGCTTGTCCATATCCCCATTTATAACCACTTGTTGTATATTGAAAAAAATTAGAGTTCCCTTCTAATGTTGTTTCTTCTGGATAATTATTACCTGGCCCGCCATTTGTAAAGAAAACTTTTGAATTTCCTCTTTCTGAATCTAGAAACATAGGAGAAGTTTCCATGTGTCTATTACTATTAGTACCTTGTTGTTTTTGTTCTCCATAACCTTTAATAAAAGTCATAGTTTTATTATTAACCATATCAATACCATTGACAATCTCTTGTCCATATGGTGATTGACCTGTCCACATATCTACAGAATAATAATCATCAATATCAGTAGATGGTGTTCCAGATAAATCAACTCCTGTATCTATTTCTCCTACAGATTGTGGACTTCTAACCTCTCCATAACTACCAGTAGTACCACCAAATTGATAAGTAGAAATGTTAAAAAGACCAGTACTGTTACCACCTTCTCCTAAAGGACTACCTTGACCAGTTTGAGAAACACCAGATGTTGGAAATATTTTTTTCGATTGACTCACTACTTCAGATCCTGTCCTAATTTAAATGAATATACTGTCGAACCACCATCATGTGTATAAAATCCAAATAAATCATGAGCTCCTAAAGTATTTGTAATAGTAGGTGCATTTGAACTACCACCAGCCCAATAAAATTCATGATCTGTGGTTGGATTAGAAACCCAACTTATTGTTTGTAAAGTTCCAGATGCTGGTTGTTTTAATTTCAAGGTAAAGAAAAATGCAGTTCCATCTCCAGTGTTTGGAGTATTATCTGGTGCAGGCACATTTGTTAAATCTATACTTGTTACTGAATCACCACTTGCATTTCCACCAAAATTGTGATAGAAGTTATTTCCATTACTAAAATCTAAAGTAAGAACTCCACTATTAAAAGTTGCAGCTTGAAAATTTTCTACGATACCACCACTTCCTTTTAAATCATTTGCAAAATCAAATGCAGTTGATAATGCAAGTTTTGCTGGTGTTACAGCAGTATCTTGTATTTCGGCAGTTGTAATTGCATTTGCAGCTACATCTTCTGCAACAATAACATTTGCACCGATTGCTCTTGAGTTAATTTTTCTAATAGGCATTTTCTATTATCCTGTTTTTATCTATTTATTTCTTCTATTCATCTACAAAAGCAAGAAATATTCTTCTTGTTTGGTGTGTTGAATTGTAAGTTCCTTCATTAAATTGTCCTGTTCTTACAACAGTAAATCCACCAGCAGGCCCACCATAAGTAGGATGTGGTCTTATAGTTTCATGACTTATATTATTAGTATTACCAGTTTCTTCATATTGAGTATTATTCCTAAAATGATCAAATCGTTGAAGTCTAGTTAAATATCCACCATTACCATCATTTGCAGATGCACTATAATTACCACCACCATATATTGAACCAGATGATTTTGTCCAAAGATAAGGAAAACCATGCTGATCCCATCTCCAAACCATAACAAATTGTGGTTGTTTATTTCCAAATCCACAATCTACATCATTATGACCAGTATGGCCAGGAATGCTAGCCCAATTAGGATCTATCATATCAAAGTAACCTACTTTACTAATTCCAGGCAGAGTTGCGAAAAGATACACAATATAAGGTTTTGGTATACCACTACTGCCACTTCCACCAGCTGTATGATTAAGAGCAGTTTGATAAGATGTATTTCCTAAGTATATGTATTTTTCTGGTTCTGGGCCTCCAGTTAAGGTATCATAAGAAGGTAAATATTGATCATTTCCCATATCTGATGTTGGCCAAGTGTTATTCGTGTTGGTCAAATTATTTTGATAGTTACTCATTAACATATTTGAATTACCACCAGTATTTCTGTGAGAAAGATACTCTGGTAAAACTTTATAATCTTTATGCCATAAATACCACGGCGAGGTATGTGCAGTAATACCATTAGCTTGATATGTGTTATAAGTTTGCCACATTTCATTTGATAGAGGTTTAATAATAATTAATTCTGGTTTTACACCTAAGTTATGAGCTAATGCTCTGCCTGGAGCTGACGAATAAGTTTGACCATCACCTATGTAGATAAAAGAGTCATAAAAACCTTTTCCTCTTTTTAAAAGAAAATTTACCCAATTTTTTGAAGTATCACCAGCCGAAGAATTTGCATCAAGTTCAACTAACTGATCTGGTTCTTTATTTGTTTCATCATTTTGAGCAGATAACAATGAAAAAGGAGATCCACGAAATTCGTATCTAGTAGGCCCATATCCTACTCCATAACCAGAACCTTCCTCTTCGTTCCTAACTGGTCTTAAACTTCTACTAGATCTTAGTCTATCAAAAATATGTGTTGCTGCATTATAAGTAGATCCAACTGTATCTCTTGGTACTCTCCACCAAGTATCAGAACTTCTTAATCTTTGATTAACATTTGCAGGCCAAGGTGATGACCAAGCACTATCAGCAGACGATTTAAAAACTTGAGCGATTGAAGTTGGTTGAGGCATTGATTTTTTTATTGCTAACCAACATACAGTATATGTGTGTTGAGTATCTCTACCCTTTAATACAGAATTTTGATCAAAATGGTTTGTGCCTCCAATTTTAAATCCTCTTGGATAAATTATTAAGTTATTACAACTTCTAGCTTGATTTCCTATATCATAACCAGTATGATCTCCAAATGAGAAAAATGGATCATTGAAATGGTCAGTACCAACTGCTCCAGATGGTGGATTTGCTATTTCTGTGTGTCTATGCCATGCACCATTCATACCACCAAGTTCATTATCAAAAAAATAAAATTGAGAAAAATATTGAGTAAACTGATTAGTTAGAGATCCAGTGGTCAGATCTATGGGTCTATTGATTGCTCTTACCATTAAAAAAGATGGTTCAAATCCAATATCAATGTAGTTATCATTAGAATCACCCATACCAAGGCCTGCTCCACTATTACCATATGGATTAGTAGCAGTAGAAGTAGCATTTCCATAATAATAATAACCAGTTCTTATAATACTGTCTGTAGATGTATCATTTGCCCATAAGTAAGCAACATACTTTCTACCAGAGGTATTTGTATGTGCATGACCTACTCTAAATTTATATGCATCTGGTAAACTTGTTCCCCATATATTATTAAAGGTAGCTAAACCATTATAATTAAAAGTTCCAGTATTATTCCAACCACCAACAAAATTAAGTGCAGAGTTAACAGAATCAGTTTGATTACCATTAAAACTAGTATTGCCATAGTCTGAAAATCTACATGGAACAAAAGCAGGATTTGCTGAAGTAGATGTTCCTGTGGCTTGTACTTCTCTATCAAAAATTATCATAAAACCTGGCGTTACACCTAATCCATGCTCAAGTTCTTGATTAGTTGTTCCATCGCCAGTATATGTTATAACATCAAAAAACTTTTCGGCACGTCTAAAGGTGAGTGAATGAAAAGATGGTCTATTAGTTGCAGTTACATTACTTACATCTACACTAAGTTGTGATCTATTTACTTGCGGCCATGTTCCTAACTGATATCCATTGGTATAGAATTGTTTTATTGCTTCGTTATTAGAAATTTCAGTATTTGAACCAGATGCATAAGTAAAGCCTGGATTGTTTGTAGCACTTCCAGTTGTTGGATAATAAGTACTGGTAAGGCCTGGTAAAGGAAAAGCTCTATCTCCACCTCTTTCTGTGTCAATAAATGACCAAACACCCATGCTAGAATTAATTGATTGTGTTGCAGTATATTCACTCCAAGCATCCATAAGTTTAGTAATAACTAAACCACCATTATCTAATAAATTTACATTATTGTGTATGTCTAAAGCTGTATTGTTAGTTGATCTGTATGTAAAAGATGAAAATACTTCACCACTTTCACCAGATGTTGATAAAGGGGCAATACCACCAGAACCACCTTTTGAAAATTTTCTCCATATACTCATATCTATCCAGCTGCATCTATTGATCTAATACCATAATAGGTTACCCCACCATCTGTAGTGAAAAATTGTAAAATATCTGTTTCTCCATTTGCTGGAGTTGTCGGTGTATTTCCACCTTCCCATTTTATGGCACCATTTGTTGTATTATCTGCTTGTTTAAAAACATAGGTCACAGTATGAGCACCACCAGCGGTAAGTTTTAACGTAAATCCCTGTGCAGTTCCACTTGCTGGTGGATTGTTTATTGTGAGTGTAGTAGTACCACTTGTTGTTAAATCAAAAACATTTCCAGTTCTCATATCTAATGTAGGAGTTGTTCCAGATAATGTTTGTTTAGTTTCGTGATATCTTCCAGACTTTATAATTCCAGTAAAATTGTAATCATTTGCAAGATTAACCTCTGAACTACCAACAGCATCAGCTGCAATTTCAGAAGAACCTACTGCGTTTGTAGCAATCTTTGCAGAAGTAATTGCATCATCATCTATATCTAAAAGCATTGTTGGTGTTTGTCCTATAAATGGCATTTTACTTTCCTAACTAGGTTTGGTTGGCCAATCTGAAGATTCTAAATTAGGCCAGTTTTTGTGTGTCGGTAAATCTCTTAAAGCTTTTCTATATGTTTTCATATCAGATGACATAGTAACATCTGAATTTGCTGTCCAATCAGTTTCTTGTAACAACTGATTTCTTCTATCTCTGTTTGTAATCTCTAATAATGCATTTGTTTCTTCTTCTGAAGGAGATTTATGAATATCATAAGTTGTAGTTCCTATAAGATAAGATTTTGCATCATCTTCAATTTCAATTATTTTATTATTATGTATTATAGTTTGAACCATACTAATCTCTCCTTAATATTCTAATATCGCCTGACATATTTTGTGTAGAAAGGAATAATCTTACTTTATCTACATTAGTACCAAGAGTTCCATTAACAGTTAAATAAGTTGTTTGAACTGTATAAGTTCCAGCTGCATAATTGTGATACATACCCCACATCGCTGGATGACTAGTTCTAGTTAAGGAGTTATTTGTTGTATTATGTTGAAAATACTGCCAAGTTCCATGAACACCATATGGCCCCTCACCACTTGTCGAGTTAAGAGTACCTATTGGATCACTTGTTGGATTTGTAAGTATTCCTGTGGTACTCGCACCACCTTGTGATCCTTGATATAGAGCAGCCTGTCCACTTCTTCCTATTCTACTATAAATAGTATTAATATTAAAAGTACTGTTATTAACATCACTAAATTCACAAGCAAAATAAGTAGCAGAACTAGTAGTAGCATTTGCAGAATATATATCTGCTTCAATTACATATCTTTTATTTGGAACTACATCAAAAACTAATTCTGTTGCATTACTTAAAGGATTACCATTTGCTTCTGTAAATTCTGAAACAATTGCCCAATTTTTAAGAACTGATGGCGAGGCCCAAGTTAATCCCCCAGTATTTCCAGATTGTGCAGTTAAAACATAATCATTTACTGGTGCATTACTTACTTGTAACTTTGCTTCGTTTATTGCTTGATCTGCAATTTTTCCTTGTTCAACCGCTAAATTATTAATTTTATTTGTAGTAACTGCATCATTAGCTAATTTTGCATCTGTAACTGCACTACCATTTATTTTATCAGTAGTGATTGCATTATCTACAATTTCAGTAGAATTAACTGCATTGTTTGACAGTTTTGCATTAGTGACAGCATCATCTGCAATTTTATTTGTAGATACTGCATTATCTTTTATTAGATTTACTGGTTGTTTTCCTAAGTAAGGCATTTTAATTTCCTATGAAAGAGTAGGCCAATCTTCTTCTTTTAAATCAGGCCAATTTTTATGTGTCGGTAAATCTCTCAAAGCTTGTCTATAAGTTTTTACTTTATCACTCATAGTTACATCAGATAAACCATAATAATCAGTTTTTTCTAATGTTCTATTTCTTCTACTTCTATTTTCAGCTGCAATATTATCAGATTTTGCTTTATTCCAAGCATCATCTTGAGATTTTTTTGTTACTGTTTTTCCATCACCATCTTTATATGCTTTATGTCTATCTGCAACTAACCATTTTTTTACCCATTGGTTTTGTTCATTTTTTTCTATTCCATCTTGCACAAGAATTTTTAGATCTGAAGTGATAGCAGGAATTTCTCCTTGATGCAATAATTCCCAACCAAAACTTTTCGCAATATCCTCTGATGGAGTTGATGGAAAACTTGTATTTGGATTTGCAGACACAATGTCTGACCAACTTCCTACCTTTTTAGTCGTTTCATTGTAATATTCTGACATTTTTAATTTCTCCTAATTTTATTCTATTTATACTGCATCCCATTCCATTCTGGATTGAGGCATATTTCCACAAACAGTTCTTACGTGTCTAGTATGTCCAGATAAAGTATTATTTGCTTGTGAAGTGTAAAGACCACCACTCCAAGTGACACTTGAATAGTTTGAATTAAAAACAACTTGTAAAATTCTAAACTGAAGAGTTGATGCACTTGGATCTTCATAGTCCAGTATGGCCCATATTTTTCCAGTAGAAGTTACAATCATTTGTTTTATCTGTCTACCATTTGGATTTAAACTAGATGGTGCAACAAAAGGTTCTCCACCTAATAGTGGTGGTGAATTACCATTCGTGTTTATTATTTGTCTTGTTCCTAAATTAATTGTAAGAAATCCAGCATTATTATATCCACTATCTTGTTTTGGTATACAGAGTATTCCGCCTGGAGCAAGACACGCAGCCCAATCTGCGTTTTCACATCCTTCTGCTGTTCCTATTTTTGTATTTTGTCCGTTAATAACATTATTACTAGATGCAACAGCAGACTCACATTGACTAACATAGTGAGTTATATTATTTGAATTAGAATTTTCTCTTATGTGTGATGGCTCAGGCATATAAACATAAGTTCCTTCATTATATGTCGTTACACCATGAAATGCACCTTTATAATACCAAACACATTTTAAACCCTCTTCATTATTTGCACCACCAGAACTTGTTTGTTTTAAATTTAATTCTGCATGATATAGACTATAAAATTGTGGATAACCACCAGATCCATAAGTACTATTACCTTGCAATGCATGAGGCCAATGTCTTAAATTTACATCTCCATAAAAAGGAGTTGTGCTAGATTGCCTTAAATCTTTAGGTAAAGCACCAAATCTATTTGTTCCCTTAGACCAACTACCATTACTACTTGTCACAGGAGAGTTCATTAAAGATGTATTTACTGTAAATTGAGTTGCATCTAATTCTGATCCAGAAAAATACATTTGAGGGCCTTTCATTCCAGCAAAAGGAGAACTATTATCACTGTGTGTATCTGGACTATAGTGAGCTGGATAATTATTGCCTGGTGCATATGAATACTCGTTACCAATAGCTGTTTTACCATTTTGAGTAATGTTTCTCGCTTCTCCAGCAACAAATCCATTTCTTTCATGTCCATTTGGATTATCTGATGTTGCAGAATTTTTTATATCATTAAACATAGTAGTTATAGTTGATCCATTAGTATTTGTATGAACTTGACCTAATTTTCCATAGGTTCTTCCACCATGACCAGTATTATAATCTGCTCTCACAGTAGAATTACTACCACCTGGCCATCTATATCCACGACTTCCTTGATAACCAGCAATTGGTGTATTATATGAATCAGATACTGCAACAGCAGTTATACAAGAGTAACCAGCCCAACCAGTTGAGTCCGCTCCTGCCTCTCTAGAATAATCTCTTCTTGCAACTGCAAAAACACTACATCTTTTATTATCAAACATTAAGTTTACGTGATTCCAGTAATGAGGATAACCACTACCATTTACATAATAAGATCTTCCAGATATTGAATCTTGATTAGTACCAGGCGAACCACCAAAATTTGTTATTAAATTAATCCAATAAAGTTCTGAATAATTTTCTTGGTTGTTATCATTATGTCTACTCACACCTTGATTTGCCCAAGAACCACTATATCCTATTTGAAGTTTATCTCCAGCAGTACCTGTATAAAATCTTACAAGAGCATAATCCAAGTTAGATCCTGAATGTTGGTTTTGTCTGGCAGTAAGTGCAAGATATACTCTTCCATCATCACCAAAAATCATATCAAAAGTTTTATATCGTTCATTTTCTGGAACGGCATCATTATTTGTTGCACTGGCATTTTCACCACCAGCATCAAAAGATAAGTAACCACCAGATTGTTGAACATGATTATCATGTATGATCTGTGTTAAACTATTACCATTTGAATCACTACTTGGATTATTAGCAAAATTTATAGATGTCACATTAGTTCTAGTGTTTGGGTTAATAGCATATATGGTTTCATTTTCTCTAAGATAAATTATATCAGTAGGTACATCTTTTATAAAATTTCTACCATAATCTAACCATCTTGTTCTTGCAATAGAGGTAAAATCTGCGTGTTGTTGTTTTGGGTTAGGCATATTACCTATTGTTGTTTTAATAATTGGCGCTGCTTGATAACCCTGATCAATTACATAACTATTTCCCCAAGTTATACTTCTTGCAAAATGATTATTAGGATCAGCTGCACTAATAAAAAGTTCATGTATTCTAAAACCACCATAAGTGTTTCCCATTGTTTGAGGATTTTCATATCCAGTAATTCCAAACAATCTACCACTTGCAACTTGGACAATTTTTTCTATAGGTTTATCGTTTGGATTTTGTGATTGTGATAGATAACTAGGCCCAGGCCAAGTATTAAGTGCTGTTCCCCCATTGGGATAATAAAGAGGATTACCACCAGCTCCTCCGCCTTGTATTCCCCCAACTCTATTATCTAAATCCATAAATCCTACAGTTTTCTCCTGATATCCTCCAGATGGATTTTGTCCACCATTGTAATAGGCAATCAAAAGACCGCCGTTAACAGAACCAGATGTTACAAAAGATCGGAGCATATTGTTGCCTGAATAGCGATTATTTGAAAAAGATCCAAGATATTGTGGCCAACCAGTATCCTCTGGACACATCCAGACATTACGATTCAAATCAAGTATATAATACATTCCAGGCACATTATTGTTTTTGTTTCCAGGCCTATAAAATACCCTCATAATCCCAAGAGGTTGATTTCCACTGCCTGTAGTATTATAATATGTTCCCCACTGATACGCATTAGGAGCATGACCACCTATTATTCCATAGTTATTAGGCGGTAATGATACTCCAGACATATTAGTAAATGGATTTTCTGGTGCAGATAAAGCTGGAAAATAATCACCAAAATTTTGATTTAAGGCAGGCGATGCATTTGTATTTCCACTATATGCTGTACTATAATATATACTGTTAGGTGAATATGTTCCACCAGCACTTGCTGAATGTGGATAATCAGAATAGTATGGTTCAGATGAATATGCATATCTAAAAGTCAAAGCTTGATCATTACTATGGGGCGCGACAGATGCTCCAAATTGATCAGTTCCATTAGTAACAAAGGATGTTGCAAAGTAAGAACTGCTCATTGTTGTCGTAGTATGATCGGTAGGACTTGTAACCAAATTACCTGTTTTTGCAAAAGGCCCGTAGTTTACACCAGTAGGATTACTAGAACTATTATAAAAACCAGATTTAAATGCATTTACACCAGTTGATGGCCAAGAAGTAACTCTTAGTGTTTGAGTGGGTGATGAATGAGTTGTAACATTACTACCATAATAAGTACCACTTACTGTAGAATACCCTCCAACTGCTATTGAATTTGATGGTGAATGAATACCTATATTATCAATATAAGAGGTCATATTTCCATCATCAGATGGAGCAAATAGATCATAAAAATATCCAGGCTCACCTGTTAATGTCTTAGAATTAAATTTCATCAAAATAGTAGTAAGTTGATGTCCTTCTATATGATTGTATACTGCATCTCTTAAATTGTGTGTGCTTGCTAAATTAGTAGAACTACCAATATAATAACTTCCATCTTCATCTAAATATGGATATGACCAATAGGTAGAAACCAACCCAGTTCCATAATTTCCATGAGATGGAAGAAATATGTTTTGTCCAACACCAGTAGTTTCATTCATAGTATCTGAATAAAAATTAAATGTGTTTTGACCTAATGTCACATTTCCAGTATCAACATTGATTGAATTTAATCTTTGTTGACCGCCTGAACTGGATGTGTGACTTGTTTGTGACATATACAATATTTGATCACCAACCACTTGACCAGCAGCTGCGTTGACCAATTTCATCATATTACTCATAAATAAATTCTCCTATGGTGATGCTGGTGCTTTTATATCTTGTCCGACAGTAAACCCATAGATATTACCACCACTACCTGTAGCACCACTTTTCATAAAAACAAATTGATCTATAGCACCATTAGTTGATGAAAGAGTTGGTTTTTGTCCATTAGGCCAATGAACATTTGTGGGATAAACTACTGAATAATTTGATGATCCTTGTATAATAGTTATTGTCCATAAAAAAGTTTCTGTTGTTGAAGTAGGAACATTAGTAAATATAATGTCAGAATTTTGAGTAAGTGTTATAGTAAAACTGTTAGCATTTGATAAATTCAAACTAAAATCATTTGTTCCAGATGTATAAGAAACAGATTGATGAACATCAACTAAAGGTTGATTTATACTTATAGTTGCACTAGATCCTTCTCCTTGCGTATGAGATACACTAATACCAGTACCAGCAGTAACATTTGACATATAATTACCAGTAGTATGAGTTCCTAATGTTATTGAATCATTTGCTGGTGAATATGCTATGGATGCAGTAGATCCCTCTCCTTGCGTATGTGTTATAGTAAGTCCACTAGAGCCAGGAGCAGGGATAATATCTAACACATAGTTACCAGTGGTATGTGTTCCTAATGTTATTGAATTATTTACAATTTGATCTGCACCGACAGAATCATTTGCAAGTTTATCAATAGTTACACAATCATTTGCAAGATCGGCAGTTACAATTGTTCCATCTGCTATTTTAGCAGAAGTAACTGCACTATCTAATATTTTAATTGTTGTCACAGCATCAGTTGCAAGTTCATTTACTGTAACTGCATTGTTAGCTATATCATCTGCAACTACAATATCCTGTGCAATCTTTGATGATATAACTGCATTATCAGCAATACCACTTGTATTAATTTTTGAAATAGGCATTTACTAAGTCCTCTCCATTACTCCTAAAAATGCATCTATAGCAGTTCCAGTTCCAGCTTGTACTTTTAATATATCTCCTGCTTCTAATACATATTTTTGTCCACCCAATACTTCTAGTGTAGTATTTGCTGGAATACTTACATTTTCTAAAAGTTGAATAGTAGCACCAGTTCCAGCTGCAGTTATTTGTACTATTACTGTAACAGCAGAAGTTGTTTTGTTTGCAAGTGCAAGACCAAGAATTATACCAGCATTACCAGAACCACTTGGTGCAGTATATAATGAATCGTAAGAACCATTACTTACATTTGATTTCATTGCATTTTTAAATGTGTTTGCCATTTTATTTTCCTATTTTATCCTAACGCAATTGCCAGAGCCGCAGCTTCATCATCTGGATCAAAGTTTAATTTAGCTCTAGTAACTGACCCATCTGCAACTGTATTTATTACATTTGTCATAGCAACATCAAGTTGCAATACTTGAATATTATTCGTTCCAGCTGGTGGAGCACTTGTAAATGTAATAGTAGAACCACTTACTGTATATGCATATGAAGATCCATATCTTTGATATACATTATTAACAAAAACCATAAATCTACTTGCAGATGGAGTTCCTATCGGAGTTTTAGTTAAAGTAAACGCAGTTGTTGATCCATTACCATTAAACTCATCTATGTGTGGTGTTATTTCTGGTTGTGTTAATAATTGTTTACCCATATAAACAATAAAAATTCTATGACTATTTCCAGGCGCAGATGTAAAAGTAATACTTGATACACCACCAGCTGAACCAACTGAGTAACCTACATCTGGTTCTAATATAACTCCATTTACACTTACTAATAGAGAAGCTGCAGAATTTACAACATGATCTAAACTATATTGTGTTGTAGTTCCATTACCAGTAAAAAACTGTTTTTCAAATGCACCATAGGAAGGTTGTGATCCGATATATGACATTAAATTCTACCTCACTATAATTGATATCTTACTAATATTACTGCACTATTAGCTGGTGCAGAAGTAAAGGTTAATACATTACCGCTAATTGCATAATCCGTAGTTGGTCGCATCAAACTACCATTAACAAAAACAAAAGCACTATTTGTTGGAATACCAAAATTAGATAACGTAAAAGTAGTATCACTTCCATCTCCAGTAAAAGTATCTAACTGAAAATCTGTTGATCTGCGAACAATTGAACGAACTGCAAGATGTTTAATTTCTATCTCTGCATTATTATCTGGAGCTCCAGTAAATGTTAATGTATTTCCAGAAAGAGTAAAGTTCGTTGTTACTTTTTGTAAGATACCATCAACAAATACTAAAATTGAATTTACATTTGGTGGCGTTTCTGAAAGAGTATATGCAGTTGTTGAACCATCTCCTGTAAATGTATCTGTAGTAAAAGATGTTAAGTTAGGTGCAAGTTCATTTGAACCTACAGAACCAGTTGGTGGCTTCATTGAAAATCCACCTATTCCTCTATGAATAACATAAATTGATGCAGTAACAGGAACACTACCTTGAAAATTTAATATTTTTGGTTCACTAGATGCATTTGTTCTAATAACATATGCAACATCTGGTTGTTGAATAACATTATCCAAAACAACCATAAGATTTTCTGGATTAGCGCCAGGAACTTCATTAGATAGTTCATATGAATTTGCATGACCATTTATCGTAGAAAGATTTGATCCATTAAAATCCTCTTTTATAAAGTTTGGTGAAACTCTATTTACAAATGGAACTCCAATGTAAGAACTATCTGACATTATGAAACGCCCTCTAGAATTGATGCAACTACATCTACTGTATTGGCTGTCGCATAAACTTGTATTTTATCATCTGCGTTTAAGACTATCTTTTGTCCAGAAACAACTTTTAATGTTGATCCTACTGGTACTGGTGCGCCTTTTATAACATGATATGAAGTTGATGCTGAATTATCTCTTATAAGAACTGTAACATTAACTGCACTATTACCTGTATTTGCAATATCAAGTTCTACTAAGATAGAATTAACACCACTACCACTTACAGATGAAGTATACACATCAGTAGGAGATCCACTATTAATACTTACGTTTGTTGCAAAAGCGTTTTTAAAATTATTTGCCATAGTCTTTCGTTCCTTTTATCCTATTTATATTCACTAACCAAGTGCAACCGCCATTGCAATTGCAAATCCTTGATCTGCAACACCAGCACCACTTATGTTTCCATTTACTGTTAAATCACCACTTATTGTTACATTATTAGGAAGTCCTATTGTTAAAGTATCAGTTGCAGAAACAGTTGCTTCTATTTCATTTGCAGTTCCATTTATTGTCAAGGTATTACCAGCTTGAAGTGCTTGTGTGTTTGACCCATCTGAAAGAGTAATTCCAGAATTTAGTTGTGTTAATGCCTCAATAATATCTGTAGGATTATTACCACCTACATTTGGAAGATTACCAATATCACCTACATCAGTTGCAAGTTGATTAAATTCTACTCTCCACTCTTCAAAGGTAAACGAGGCTGGTGCGTTACGATCTGCCATTATTCTCTATCCACTAGTTTTAATATGAGAGATTTGATTTCATGCATTTCACTTTTTAATGTATTAATTTCTCTTACTGCATCTCTCAGTTGATCTTTTTCCATTTTCTTTTTCTTCATAGTTTCCATGTATGTATGATATGATGAACGACTTGTATTAATGATTGCACCACTAGATGTTTCTCTTACAAGTTCTCCATATCCTTCTACTTTAATTTTATCCATTTTACAATGCCAATGCTAATACTCTTAGGTTTTTAATTCTTGGTACGAAAACACTATTAGATGATTTCATTTCTATCTTAATAGCTGCAGATGAAAAAGAATTTAAATCATTAATAGTAAATTCTCTTTCTTTAAATAAGTTTGGATTGTCATCAGAAGAATCCAAATTATCTATTGTTGCAAGTCTATAAGGTATTTTGTCAAAATCTCTTGTATCACCTTCTTCAACAATCTTATAGTAAACATTTATTGTTGATGAACTTGGTTTGTTTGCATCAAATAATACTTTTAGTGCAGTTGCTGGATTATCTAAACTAAATCTTTTTGTCATATAGTTAGATGCATTTGATGTTCCAGTTGGTGCAATACCATCAAGATATCTTTCATGTTGAGTAATAGTAGTAGATGTATTAGAAGAATCTGCCGCAGTAGCAGGAGAAACATTAAATGAAGAACCATCATCTGCAACACTAGTAACAGTAAAGGTATTGCCATCATTATTACCACCAGATATGGTTATTTCTTTACCTATGTCCAAAGTTTTAATTTCATCTCTAATAGTACCAGATGAACCAACAGATATTGTACCAGTAGCATCCATAGTAATAGCAGTTGATGCACTTAGAGCTCTATCATCTAAATCAGTATCATTAAATGTTGACCTAGTATAATTAGAAATCTTATTAGATGTTAAACATAGTGATATTCTTTCACTATCTAATACAGGTGTTAAAAATGAACTAGTAGATTTCATTGAAGCAACAACATTTGCAGAAGTTCCAGCAACAAGACTTGAGTTTCCAGTTCTACCACCACTTAAACTATTATTTTGATTGACCTCTGAAGCAACTATTTCTCTTGATGGTGGATAATAACTTCTATTTTCTGGTATAGATCTAGGACTTTGTTTTGTATAAGATGTATTCATACCTGTCCATTGGTATCCAATAGTTGTGCCAGGAACTTTAATTTCTGATACTGCAAGTTGTACAATATCAGCTGCAAGGTTTCTTGTTGCAACAACGCCATTACCACCACTAAATACAGATTTCAAAGCAGGTTTTCCGCCTGGTATATTAGTTGCAGCTGCATCATCAGTAATAGCAATAATATAACTATCATTATCTGCACTACTAATTGTATGAGTTCCATTTAGTGCATCTGATGTAATACCTTGAGTTGTTGATTCTGCACCATAAAAACCATTTGCAACATTTGAAATTGTAACTTTATCATTTGCTTTCATTCCATGATTTTGATGAAAAACTCTAACTTTTGTATCTAAATCATCATTAGTTCCAGTTCCTGTGTTAGTCTGAAATGGATTAAATTTTAAAGTATCAGCAGGAACTGTAGTATTTACAAATGATGGAGTTCCAGTACCACTTATATCAAAATCAGCACGATATAAAGTAAACTTAACATCACGAGTCTGGTGTGGTGTCCATGTCTGACCATTTTGTGATAAGAATAATGTTCCTGTTAATGGGTTTGCAGATATTAATCTACTATCAGTTAAATTTGTTCCACCAACTTCAGAGAAAAATACTCTTGTTCCAGGCTCATCAACCTTGATTAAGATTGCATAATTTATATCGTCCTTTAGATATACAGGTGATGGAAAAGTAAATCGAGTTGCAGATGAAGCATCATCAGATACATTGATATCATCAATCTCTAATGTTACTTCTGACATTACTTTATTAGATGGAAATCCATCTATTGTATCAGTTATCTGTACTGTTACTGGTCTTGTACCTTTTACACTAAAAAACAAATCTACACTAGTAACAAATGCACCTTCTTGTCCTACATTTAAAAATGTTTGTGCGAGAGGATCATGTCTTTGTGGTGGATCTGGTGGTGGTGGGGGTGGATCAGCAACAAATGCAGATGCGATTGGTCTAGTACTTGTTTGAACTGCACCATATACAGTTCTATTAACTGTTTGTGTTTCTTCTTTATAATCTCTTTGAAAGTGAGCCTTTCTTATGTTAAGAATAGTCTGTTCTCTTTCTTCTGCAATACCAGTTGCATTATATTCTCTTTCACCTTTAGTAGACCATAATCCAAATTCTGTACTATTATTAATATTATCAATTAATCTTAATAATCTTTCACCAGTTCTAAATCTTACTTCTTCTGTATTTGGAATATAAAAGACACCAACAAACTGACCATTTGCATTTGTAATCATATCACTAGAATTTGTTTTCATTGTTGGAGCAGATGTTGTAACTGTACTTCCATTAATAGAAGATACAACCATTGTAATATTTACTTTACCATTAGAAATTTTTGCAATCGTTCCATTTACAGTTTCGCCCACTGCAAATCCATTTAAAACATTTGTTACAAAAACATCTCTTGCAGTTGATGTTCCAGGCCCTTGAGTTGCAATATGAGCAGATGCTTGGAGTCGTTGTAAAGTTCCAGTTTGAGCACCAGAAGATGTAAGAGAATTTGATCCATCATCTAATCTACCACCACCTATCGCACCAATGGTAACTATTTTAGTTGATGAGTCTACAGCAGTTACAACATAGTTATTATTTCTTGATACAGTAAAATTTAATTCTGTAGTTCCAGTTAAACTGCTTAACTGGATATGATGACCAGGCTTTATTTCATCAACACTTGCAACTGTAACTTGTGCAGAAGTTGTATCTGATCCACCAGTTCCTGTGAAAGAAACATTAGTAACAGCTGTTGCAGTATGAGTTGAATTTCTAATAATGTCACCAAAACCAAAAGCTTGTACTGCATCAGTAGCACCATCCCAAATTCTACCAGAATCAGATGCAGCTGAAGCACCAGGCGTTTCTAATTGATTTGGACTTAATTCTATTGGCCCATTATCAGTTAAAGTTTGTTGAGTTATTGTAAGATTAAAAATATCTGCTTGTCTAATAAAAGACGTTACATTTTCGTTATCAAAGAAACCATATAACTTTGCATTAGGTTTCATATTTTGAATAGAAATACTTACTGGTCTAGAACGAATAAAAGGTATCATAGAAATACCTACAATTCTGTCACCCATATTATGAGTTTCAACTGTAGATTGTAAAGTTGTTTCTATACCAGAACGAACTTGTCCTACAGTTTGAGAAAATACTTCTCTACTTTGACTTGTTTCTGTAGTTGTTGTAACTGTACCACCAGACACCCTTGTTGATGCTGTTGATTGAGTACTACCCAAACTTTGAGTTCCAGCAGATACTGGAGAACCATACCAATTATCTTGCCAACTTTCCCATACAACACCAGTAACACCTGTTTCATCTGCAATTTCTTTAATCGCATCAAAGTTATTGTCATCATTCACAACAATATCAGGCCTTCTTGTTACATCATTCCAATCATCAGAATATGGTACAAGAACAACCTTACCATTGAATGGTGCAACTTTATATGGATTTATATCAAAACTATCAGATGCATATGGATTTTCTACATGAGTTGTTTCTGTATATGGTAATGTTATAATACCATCATCATGTACTCTATAGTTTGCAGATGTTCTAGATGAATTACTAGAAACAGATTCTATCAATCCCACATTATCACTGAATGCCATAGGACGAAGCTCTCTTTTCTTCATGTCTATAGAATTTTTATAATCTGGATTTATAAAATCACCTATTACATGACCAGAAAAGTTATCTACAATAAATCCATTTTTTAATCTATCGTTACCATCTGAATCTTTAACTGCAAGATCCGCTGTTTCTTTTTCTAAAAGATTAAGAGATGTATAATATTCTAGATTAGAAATTCTTTTATCTAGTCTACCTATATCTCTCATAGTATATCTACGATTGTCTAATTTTTTATGTCTTACTTCTTTTAAATTTACAACATAAGGTTCATATGCAACTTCAAATAAAACCATACCATTTTCTGGTTCTTGTGGTTTTTCTGGATTTAATGAAGGTACACCTTGTAATACATCAAAACTTCCTAATCTATCTACGAAAATTAAATCTTTTCTTCCTAAGAAATAAGAAAAGTCTGCTTCTGCATTTGTTCCAAATTTAGGTATTTCTGATAAAATAGCATTAGTGCCAGTAAAATTTGCACCAGTATCATCTATTCTTGGTCTAAAATCTAAACAATCTCTTAATTCAAATTTTCTTCCATTACCTTGTGTGGAAGTATAACTTGGTATATCTTCATAATTTAAAGCATAAGAGTCTACAGAAAAATAATCACCACCACCACTAGAACTATGAGTAAAATAATTAAAGGTAATACGTAATCTTCCAGTTGGAACTGGTTGACCTGGCTTAAGATTTATTCTTGCAAGATCATAAAATGCATCTCTCTGTCCACCATCAAAAGTATATCTACTTGTAATATCTGGATCTGATGCTGTTGCATTAGCAGTAAAATCTGCAGCCATCTTTATAGACACTAACTGATAACCATCTGCCTTACCCAACTTTATTTCTGTATTTTGTGATTCTGCTTGTGTAGATGTATTTTTAATTTCACCACTAACTAAAGTTTTAGTTTTTTCTTGACCTTTTGCACCAGACACTTTTACAGCTGCAATTAATTTATAGGCAGTATTATTACCACTAGTAGTAATAACAGCAGTTCTATTTGAATTGCTAAGAGTTATACTAGATGAGGTAAGTATAACTTGATTACCACCATTAGTGCCATTTCCAACTACAAGATTATAATTTCCAATATCACTTGTACTTTGAAATTCTTCATTTGGATCTAAGTCAAATGTTACAGCTCCAGTACCACTGGATGTAGCACTGAGTGTTTTTGTTATTGTATATGTTGTTCCCAATGAGTTGTCTGGATTTGATACTGTATCTCCACGAATTTTTCTAACTCTACGATAATTAGTAGGAAATACTAAAAGTTTTTGATCTGGTCTAATTAATTTCGCAGAAAACTTTTGTATTTTAACAGCAGTTGCTACAGTTGAAAGTGCATTAGAAGTTAATGTTAATACAGTATTACTACTAACAGCATTTACCATACCCATAAAACTACCATCTAAATATACTGCATCTCCAGCTTTAAGTTCTGTTAAAAATGATGAACCAGCAGAACCAGTAATTTGTGTAGTGCTATTTGATGAAGTAGCTGCACCAGATAATGTAACTAAATCTGGAACTATATCAGCAATAAAATCTGGTAAATTATTAGAACCAGCGTTACCAGCCCACTGTGTATTAGTATACGTTGAGGAATTGGGAGTACCAGAATCATATCTAATATGTTTTACATCAGAAAAACTTATACCATCATTTAATTTAACATCAAAAAGACCAAGTTTAAATTGTGCATTTGTATAACCAGAAGAATGTAAATCGTAAAACCTTACTCTTGCAGTTCCTACTTTAGATCCATAACTTGCATAACCAAATGGATTCCTTAACCCATCATATAAATTAACTTCTCCAAATTGACTAATGTTTGGAAGTCCTTTGATTGTGTCAACAATAACATGATTACCCACTGGTGTTTGTATTGTTTTATCTTCTACTCTATCAAATGTTCTTGGTTTATCAGTTTTAATAAACTGTGTTGACATGGTTTCTATCTCATAACCATCAACATAAGCTTTGCCTGGTTCTACTGCAAATACAATTTTATCAGCATCTCCACCATCAGATGCAGAATAGATACCTCTATTTGTTCCACTCTTTAAATGTTCACGTACCTCTGCTAAAAATGGTCTGACTTCATAGTTACCGCTTTCATCAAATGTTCTTCTTGCAAGTGTGTGTTGTAGTTCAGCATAATCTGCATTTTTCTTATAAGATTGTACTTTACCATTACTTATTCTTCCAAGTTCAACAAAGTCAGAATCATCAGTTGCACTTAACGATTTCTTTGTTAGCGTTACTGCGATTTTAAATCTATGAGCGCCTGGTGCATTTACATTAGATGATCCAGTTGCATTATCTAATAAACTGATATCTTCCTCTGGTGTTGTAAAAGTTTCTGATACAACAAATCCAACACGATATGATGGTGTATTAGTATACTTATCTAAAAGAATAACTTGTTCTGTATTAGAAACAAAATGACCATTAATAAAATAAACACCAGCATGAACTAGTACAGCAGAACCAGTACCAACTGGGGTATCAGTTGATTGTATAGTTGCATTTAATTCAGTTGTTTGATTTTCACTTAAACTTGGATTTACAGTTGTAGTATTATTTGCATTTGTTGATGTAACAACTTCTCCAGATGCAAATTTAAGTGTTGCATTATCTGTTCCACTATCTTCATATTTGATATAAAGAGTTATAGGATCAGCAGATGTGGTTGATGTTGAACTTGTAGCTGCAACTGTACCAATAACCTTTGCCTTTACACCACTTGTTGCACCTACAATTATTTTATCTAAAAAACTTGTTCTGTATGTTTCAACTTCTAATGTATTATATGCAGAGTTAACTTTAATATAATCATACTGCATATCAAAGTTAAGATCGCCTGGAATAACCATAGAACCATTTTGAAAAATATGTTCTCCAAACTTAGTAATTTGATTTTGTAGTATTGTCTGTAGTTGTGTTAATTCACGAGCTTGTACTGAATAAGCAGGACGAAACATAACTCTGTGAAAATTCTTTGATGAGTCGTAATCATCATAGTAGGGTTTTACATTAAAGTTTGTAGCCATTAAATCAAATTCCTAATTTAAAATTCTATAACTATTTTTATATCTTCTGTTTGGTCTGATGCTCTGGAGATTGGTCTACGATTTTCTACATAGATAATATTTCCACTATCATGTTCTAGTTCTGGTGGTGCATATCCATTTGCAAATGTTATACCAGATAATGTTTGAGATGCAGTACCACTATCTGGAGTTCCATTTGCATTACTTGATGCACCAGTAACTAAATGATTAGAACTAAAAGCAACATGATTTCTATATGTTGATGATGAACTATTAGAGTCTATACCATAGTTTTCCCATTGTTCTTGTAAATAATATAAAATTTTATTTGTCGCATCCCACTCAACAACTCTACCAGTTGCATTTGTTGTTGCTTGTGTTATTTTTTCGTCAACATCAAATGAACCACTTGATGATGTCATTTTAATTGCATAAGTCATTCTTACTTGTGATACAGTAGAAACTGTCGTTCCACCTCTTAGATGTGGATCAACAACAATACCAACTTCTCTGAAATCGTTTGCAACTGTGAAGTCACCACTTTCTGTTTGTTCTAGTCTTGCATTCATCATAACAAAGTGTCCACCCAGTTCTGCAACTGGATTATGTCCATGCCCAACTCTTGGTGATATGATTGGAACAACTGTTGAACCACCACCAGATAAATTTGTTTCGTTTTGTGATAACCCAACATCAGTATAACATTTTGTTAAATCAATAGTTCCAAAAGTATAACCAACACCACCAGCATGAATTAATGAACCATTTTGACCAAACCTAACAATATTATTACTTGCAACTTTTAATTTAACAATACCACCAGTACCATCACCATTTACTGCTGTATAATAATCCGTATTTGCAATACTACCAGCTAAACCACTTCCAGGCGTTATACGAACAACCTGTATTGGAGCTCCATTAAAAGGTGCAGTATCACCAGATGCAGTTTCAACATCAGTAACCACACTTGCATCAGTTCTAACTGCAACAAAGTCTGTGGTTAAAAACTTTATAGTATCAGCAGTACTTAATGTGTACATATATTGAATATAATAATTACCATGAAAAAATGGTGCAGATGCTGTTGATGTTGGTTCTGTAGTTGTATTTAATGCAGTACCATTATCATTATCTAAAACTTTATATACTCTGTATGCAGTAGTTACAAAATAAAATGTACTATCATAAAGATTAGTCGCACCACTTGTTGTTGTATTTAAAGATGATATATCATGTTCATACATATCCAATGTAGTTGCTGTTGTTGGATAGTTTCTACGAGGAATAACAGATTCAACATCTGTAGATGTTATCTTTTTGGCAGCTAACATAGAATCCCACTTGTAATTTTCTTCTATGACTCTATCATGTGGATTAGGTGGAGATGCATCAGTACCCCCTGTAGTTTCAGTATCTGAGTACTTTGTTGTTGTAGTAAAAGGACTTGACTTTCCTACAAACAAATAATAATTAGATGCAGCTGTTTCGGAAAAAGATTCCTTAAATTGGTCTGCATTGTGTAATCTAAATTTTTCTGTAATAATTGCTGCCATTGTTTTTTTCCTATTATAGTATTATTTATACACCATCTTAGATTGATTGTTAATACTTTTCATTATTTATCACTCATTCCATTCTAGTTTTGATCTAGTTAAATTTCCTATAGCTTCTCTTACAAATACATTCCAACTAGCATTTGCTCCAGAAGATATTAAATATGGGTATGTGGAGTCTAAAAATGTACCACCACTAAATGTACAAGTTGTATAAGTTGAATTAAAGTGACATTGAATAATATTGATAATTCTATTTGTAGAAGAATCATAATAGTCACTTAAAATAAAAATTTTACCAGAATTAGTTACAACACAGTTTACGATTGGAGCTGGAAAATTATAGATGCTAGATATATTTGGATGCACAGAGGATGGAATTTCAAAATAGTCTGGTGACATACCATTTCTAGTATTGATATTAGTACTAGTTCCAGTAGCATTAATTAATGTATCTAAATTATAAACTCTAAAACAAGATCTAGTTCTTCCAGTACCATCATTTAAACCTAGAGCATAACCATTTGGTAATTTATAAATCCCTTGACTAGCAGTAATGGAATTGCTACGTTTTGCATTTGTATTTGGATAAGTTGCACCTGCTTGACCACCTTCATCAACACATATTAAGCCTCCAGAATTTCCTCCACTACCTTCTCTTGAAAAGTAATGATTATTATAATAAAAAATTGCTGGAGCACTATGACCAGTTCCCTGTGGAATATTACTAACACCATAACTTGTATTACTAATATTAGCTAATTTTAAATTAATATCATCACCAACACCATTTAGTTGTCCATAGTGTCCAGTTGTGTAATCTCCTGCTGGATTTGAACCAGAATTATCTCTATTCATACCATACGCTTCCATAAAGTCGAAACCATGCAACCCATGAATATTTCCATCAGCGTTTTGTAAAGTATCTTCGTGTGTTCCAGCTGCAACATATTCTCTATCAGAACCAGATTTTCCATTGGTAGTAATACCATGTTTCTTACCACCAGAATGGCCAGCTATGTAAGCAGTTTGAGAATTTAAACTACTAGTATGATGATTTGGTGGTCTATAAACCACTTGGCCTGGATCTGAAGGTTGAGTTATACTTGTCGGCCAATTTTGTGTATCTATTGCAACCACAGAAGGATAATTACTATGGTGTCCAAGACCACCAGATTGTCCAGCACCAGCAACATATGCACCACGCCCATTAGTTATCCAAAAATGTGATGTTGTATTATCAAACATTGTTCCATACTCGTTTGCATTTGATACTGATTGCCAAGAGTAATAATTAAAACCATTTGTTAATTGATGAAACATACTATGATAAGAACCAGAGTCTAAAGTTGTTGAGTTTTTATGAACTCTAAAAAGACCATCTCTTACATCATATCCACTCTGATTTCCATTAAGATTATTAAGTCTATTAGGATGATGAGTACCAGTAATGTATATGTAATCGTCATCACCTAATGTAAGTCTTGCTCGTTCAATACCATAGTTACCCCAACCATAATTATAAGTTAAAGATATGTGTCCTTTTTCAACTCTGTTTATTGGATCTATTATAGTAATATAATTTTGAGCGGGCTTGCCACCTGTCCAGTTGGCATTGCTACCATTGTTACCCATTGGCATATAAATTAGATCTTCATCTTGTGATCCAGCTGCACCTTGCAATATTTTCATCATATTACTCATAAAGTAATACCCTACGATAAATCTTTACCAGCAAACATTCCATAATAGGTTGGAGTGCCTGCGTTTGGATTTTGTGTTACAAAAACAAATATATCTTCATCACTATTTCCAGATGATAACGTAGGTGGACTTCCATCTTTCCATCTAACATTATATCCACCCCCACCTGTCCATGTTACACTTCGTGTAGTTCCAGATGCTGGTTGTTTTATTTTTACCATAAAAACATATGCACTATTTGTAAGACTAGGTGGTGAACTAAATGTCACTACAGTATTTGTTGTATTTACTAATTGAATATTAAAAGAATTAGCAGTTGATAAATTAAGAGTATCAGTTCCATCAGATGTTATTTCTACATGAGCATCTATAAAATTATTTGATTTTATATAACCACTAAATGCATAACTATCTGTAGTATTTAATTCTGAACTTCCAACTTGGTTTGCTCCTATTTTATCTGATGTAACTGCATTATTAGCTAATTCGCCAGTTCCAACTGCACCACTATTAATTTCACTTGACTCTACTGCATCTGCCACTATTTTTGCAGAAGTAACTGCATCATTGTTTATTTTAGAAGTAGTAACTGCATTAGCTACTATTTTATCAGAAGTAACTGAATCAGTAGCAAGAGCGAGTGGATTTACTGATCCAGCTGCTAATTTTGCAGAAGTAACTGCATCATCAGCTAATTTTGCAGTGGTAATACCACCATCATATATTTTTGCACTTGTAACTTGTGCATCTGCTATTTTAAGACTAGTTACTGCATTATCAGCTAATTTTGCAGTTGTAATTTCTCCAGTTCCTATTTCAGATGCAACTACTCCATCTACAATTTTAGGTGCAGTAACAGAATTATCTGTAAGTGCATTTGTTCCTATAGTATCAATTCCCATTATAGACTCCTATTAAACTATATTAATTGTACCATTCATATTTGCATGAGATGTGCATTGATAGTAAAGTGTTGCAGGCGCACTCATTGGTACTTTGAATATAACTGCACCAGAACCAGCATTATTTGTTACACCAACATTATATGCTGTTCCACTTGAACCTTGTGTTGATTGTATTCTGATTGGGTGACCACCAGAAATATTATTAAATTTATATTGTTCACCTCTTCTTAAATATAAGGTCGGATCATTTTCTGATGTTGGAAACCAAACATTTCCAGTATCAGCAAAAACATAATGGTTATTTCCACTTGCAGTTATGTTAAAAGTATGCATAATTGTTTTGCCGTTTACATCTAAGTCGCCACCAAGTTGGGGCGTAGTATCATCTACAACATTTGATAAACCACCCCCACCTATTCCAAGATTAGCAGGAGTAATCTTTTTTAGTACACCACCATCATTTATTAAAACATGGTCTGCATCTGAACTTGATGTTGTAGTTGTGCCTGCATCTGAATTTGCTGTGGTTAATACTGTAGCACTTGCATTTGGAAATGTTAATGAATATAAATTTGTACCATCTCCAATTTTAGTATAAAATTCATTGAAATTATCGTTTATTTTATCACCAGCAGTTCTTAATGGATCTCCACTTCCATCATTAGCTGCATTACCTATTCCTATTACTTGTTTTGCCATTTTAGAATTTCTCCAAAGGTTTCCTCTTATTTATATTACAAATCATCAAATGTTCTGGTAGTATCATCCATAGTAACACCTACAGTATCAAGTGTTACTGATCCAGTTCTTCTTAAAATAATTTCGCCTGGTGGTTGAACATTTATTTTTACACTCTTTGCAGTTTCTGGAATATCTCCGTTTGAATCACTCACTTGATTAATTCTGAATTGTGAAAACTGTCCAATTGTAAAATATGCACTTTGGTTTGTATCATCAAGTCTTACTTGTCTTGTAAGGCCTGGGTAGTGTGGAATTGCAACATTTGTTCCAGTTGGTGGTTGTGAAAATGCATACTTAGGTAATAGTTCTAAAGTAGGACTAAAGACACCAATTATACCACCACCTACTCCAATTTCAAATTCATAAGAACTACTAATAGTTCTTTCACGTTTGTTATCATTATCTAATTTATTATTAGGAGAATTTGTTTCCCATATATCTTCAAACTCTGTACTGCTCATTGGATTTGTTGTATTCAATGTTGTACCATCATCAGTAGTACCTAATCTTCTTCTAAACCTTGCAGAGAATAATGTTCTAAATGTAGATGCAAGTTCTGGTGAGTATGTTGTTGTATCAGAAGTAAAGTCTATAACATCACCAGCAGCTGGATTTCGTATCTTCATAGAATGAAGTTGTGCTTCTGCAAGAGATGTTGCAATAGATACTTCACCAAATACATTCCAACCAGCAGGATGAACTGACCTTATAATACTATCTCTCCAAGTATTAATAGATTCACCAACCTTTACTACATAAGAGTAATCTTGATAAAATCTAGAATCTTGAATCTTCATTTGTTCTTCGTCAAGTTGTCCTCTTAATCCAGAATAATCGCCACTAGAAATAACTATTGCACCATTATTTGCAGTTGCTTCTGCATGAACACATTGATGAGCAGTTGCATTTGCACTAGCTGTGGTTATAGGATCACCTTCAGTAAAGTGTTCTATTTCAGATTTTATTTCTAATAACTGTGTTGTACTATCGTAGGATTCTACAGTTCCATCAAAGTCTAATATTATATCACCTTTATTAAAAGTACCACTTACATTTTTTACAATTACATTTTTATTGAAAGTAACAGTAGGTGGACGAACATAACCTACACCATAGTCTTTCATTTGTATTTCTAATATTCTTCCAACACCATCAGTTGTCGTAGCAAAAACTTTTGCGTTTGATCCTGTAGAAGATGTTATTGTAACATCTGGAAGTTTTGTATAACCATTACCCTTTTTAGTAACTCTTATTTTTCTTATTGACGTTCTTTGTGCAGAAGGTAGAGTTTCACTTTCTAAAATAATATTGTGACCATTTTCTAATAGAAGTCCACTATTATCTCCTAGTTGTTCTTCTTGTTGTAACTCATGCAGTTCACCATTTGCGTCTTTTATAATTAACTTGTTATGATCTGATGATCCCTCTAAGACAATATTGTCTGGATATGTATCGTTTTCTATTGTTAGAATACCACCCAATACAGCTATATTAGCAGTTGCATCAACTCCATTTGTATTTGCATTGTTAAAAGTTACAGTATCATTGTATGTATATCCTGTACCACCATCTTCAACATAAACATCAGTTACGCCACCAGTTCCAATACTTCGTACTTCACCTTTAACACCAACCGAAACATCTTGTGGTAAAGAAAAATGAATAATATCATTAACTCTATAATATTGTCCTCTACTAGAAAGACTAATATTATTTGTAATACCAACAACTCTTGCAGTAATAGTAAGATCTAAAGTATTAGAAACGCCAGTAACAACCTCTCCTATAGAACCTTCTTCTCTTATTTGTTCACCACTTTCTGTAACAAGATTATCTCCATCTTCTGATAAAAGTAAATCAGCACTACCAGAATCAAAAGTTCCTAAGATTGTTCCACGATCTAAATTCAATTCTGCAATAACATCTGCACCATAAATAAATTTAGTAACACTTTGTACAACAGCTGTTGCACCAGATGTTTGTCCAGTAATAGTTTTTCCAACCAGTTGAGAAAAATCTGAATTACCATCTTCTCTAACTCTCATAAGATAATCAGTACTCCACTGACCATCAGAAAGTTTCATCATATTATCTTTTGGATATAGTAAACTAGATTCTTGATCAAATAGTATTCTAAAAAATAACTTATGACCTTCTTCTGTACCTCTTGCTTCGTATAAATCTTTTACACTCTTAATTAAATTTCTTATATCAATATTGTCTGTAATAGACTCAGGCAAAGATTCTAAAAATGATTTTTTAAATTTATCAAAAAAAGTATAAACTGTATTATCTATATCTGCATACGCTAATAATTGTTGTATGTTTTGTATAGGATTACCTTGATAGTTTGTAATAACAGCTTTTGCACCAGAAGTTAATCCAACTACGTTTTCACCTTCTGAAAATTTTTGTTGTGAACTAATATAAAGTTTACCAGTAGAATCATAATCATCTACCAGTATCGTTGCAGTATATCCACTTTTATCTCCACGAATAGTTTCACCCTCATGAAACTTACCCACAGAACTTTCAAGAACAATTTTATCATCATTGTTATCAAGGATTAAATTATTGGTAAGCGTTTCTTGTGCTAAGTATTCATTAGAACCACCTAATGTTAAACAACCAGCTTCTAAAAATTGATAGTAGTGTTTAACGAAAGTTGCAAACAAAGGATGTTCAGAACGAACAAACTCTGGTAGTTGTTCCTCAATATGAGGAGATACTTTACTTTCTAATTTAGATGTTCTAGGACAGCCTGACATTATTAATAACCACTAGATGAAGATGAACTACTTGATGATGATGATGAACTTGATGATGAACTACTTGCAGTACTAGCCACAGATGTTGTTGATGTTGTTGTTCCAAATGTTACTGTGCCAGTTCCTGTAGTTGTTCCACCAAAAGAACCTACATTAGTATGAGAACCAACTGATGCAGTTGTTCCATTCTGATCTGTTTGTGCAGTTATAGAAGAACCACCAAGATCAATAGAGATAAGTTGATTTCTTACTGGAATAATATCATTTGAATCTGGTATAGTAAATATATGAATCGTACCATTTCCATTAACAGTAGATGTAACATTTAAATCTGTAATACTAATCGCACCTGTAGTATAATTAATAGTTCCAGCATTATTGTTTACATATGTTCTGGTATCTGCAACCATTCTATAAAGTCTAACAACACCAGAACCATTATCATCTAAGAAGTGTGTTTCAGTAGAACCAGCAATTGTAAATCCTGTAGAAGATATAACAGGAGATTCATTACCATCATATGGATGATATATTTTATTATAGAAATTTACGTCATATTGTTTTGATGTTGATATGGTAGGAGTAATGGCTTTATATAATCTTATATTCATAATGTTACTTAAAATAGAACTATCAGAATTATCAACTAGTCTAGATAATTCTGAATATCTAAACATACCATCAAATTTTTCTAAAGTATCTCCACTATAATTACTTACAATAGTGTCAATACTACTTTGTAAATCAGTAGCAGTTTTTACAGTTTTATTAGGATCATATCTAAAGTCTATGTCTACAATAACATATAAAACTTCTGGATCTACTATTACTGGTCTTACTGATGCAATATTATATTGTTTTAAATCTGAAACAATATTTGCCTTTTGTGTTTGTGTAAGACTTGTTCCAGCGGTAGGAGATATTGAAACATATACCTGTCCATATATTGGTGGATCATTATCTTCTCCACCCCATACTTGAATACTTTTTACATTTGGATAAACTTTCGGAATAAGTGCTTTGTAATCAAATGCAGTAACAGCTCTATTTTGTGCAGTATAACTTAATGGTGCATAATACTTTATTGATTGTATACTTTCTGGAATATCACCACCAGTTGCCTCTGCAATAGTTGTCACAGTTCCACCACTTTGTCCACCGATACTTGGTGAAGAAAATATAGATGATCCATTAGCTTCTTTTTGATTTGTAACAACATATTCTAATATAACAATATTACCATCTACTAAACCTTGACCTAAAACATTATCACCAAAGTAAACTTCAAATTCTCCATGATGATCTTCCTGTAAAAAGTATACAGGAGATGTTGCAGTAACATTTGTTAATTCATTTGCAAGAGTATATGTAGTAAGTGATGTATCAGTTGCAGATGTTTGAACTGAAACTTTTAATGTTGTTGTATCAGCTCTATTACTTGTAATAATAAATTTCTTATCTGGATTGTTACTGTCTACAGTATACTTTGCTGTTGCAAGTGTACCTTCATAGATAGGAACATTTACAAAATTAGCACGACTACCAGATACTGATGCTGTTATATCTTCATTTACTAAAAACCCATAAGTTGTTCCATCAAAATTTGTTGTAAACCTTGTTCCTTTACTCATAGTAACAGAAGTAATATTTCCATTAGTTACTGGTACAGATACATCAATAAATGCTTTTGGAGCTCTTGCAGAACGAGGAGTATACCCTAATGTTTTTGCGTGTGATACAACGGAGTCACGAGTCGTTGCAGTATCTAAAAACATTTCATTTGTAAAATAGTTTGCATTCATCGCCAAGTAATGTGTATTATATGCGAGAAGATCTACAAGAGTAGATAAACCAGAACCTTCAAAATTATAATCTGAAAATTCACTTTGTCCTTTTAAATAGGTTTTTAAATTTGTTTTGATGTTATCAAAATCTAATTCTGTTACTTGTAATTTACCAGCCATTTTATCTTAATCTCTCTAAAAGTATATTCATTGATTGAACACCACTAGGTGAATTTATCAAAAAGAATGTTATCGTAACATTATAAGTGTTGTTATCAAAATCCTCAGTAGTATCAACACTTACTAATTCTGCTCTTGGTTCATAGGTTTCTATCAAATCTCTCACAAATGTTTTAATAGAACTTGATACTGCACTTGTCATTGGTTCAAAAAGAGCTTTACGAATATCAGAACCAATATCTGGTTGGAATGGTCTTTCTCCTTTATTCGTATTAATTAAATTTCTTACACTTGCTTTAACAGCTTCTACATTTGATAGTTTTGCAATATCACCAGTAACTGGATGCCTAACCATATTTAAATTTAAATCAGTAAATACTTGTGCATTTCTAGTAGAGTCATTAGTACTCTCTGCGTCTTTAAATGCATTTGGATTTGCAACCATTACGTTTCTCCCTATTTGTATTTATAACGATTTCTACAAATCATGATACCTACGATTTATAATATGTTGTTCTGCAATCTCTTCTTTAGATTGTCCATGATATTCTACTGCATGATGTTCTTCAATCATCTTTTTATTGACGTTAGTATCAAACACCCACAGTTCGCCAAGTATTCTACCAAACTTTCCTCTTCCATCTTTATGAGTTTTGATTGTAACATCTCCACCATCTAACCATTTTTTTAAAAATTCAGTTGCAGCTTTTCCATATTGTTTTTCAAATGGATCACTTGTTCTTGACTCTGGTGTATCAATACCATATAGTCTAACTCTTTGATCTCTTAACCATACACCAAACCCCAAGTCAATGTCTACATCAACTGTATCACCATCAACCACCTTTGTAACTTTACATTTGTATTCAAACATTTTATTTCCTTTAGTTTACACTTACAGTAGAAGCACCACCTGTCATTTTACCATTTGGCAATCCAGCATCAACACCATCTCCAACTCTTGCAACAGCTTTACCTACAACAAAAACATTAGGACTACAAGTACCAACTATTTTTGAAGTATGTTCTATACAAGTATCGCCTACTAAAATTTCATGAGAGTCAGTAGGATCTTCTTTTCTTGCAACAAGTTTACCTTCAACAAAAACAGTTGTGTTTGCAACCTCTGATGAAGGTGCAGCTAATTTACTAGTCGCATCACAGGTATGTCCTGTGTTAAGCGGATCTTCTTCTCTACATATCTTAGGCATAATACTGTGCAATCTGTCCTAATTCGGTTGTTGTTTTTCCATTGTATTGTGTTATCATATCTGATCTATTACCAGACTCCTTACAACCAAGATGAATCCAAGGCATACCAGAACCAGTAGTTCTATATTGTAATATAATAGAATCGTGTGGTAAGTTTTCTCTAATCCATATTGCAATCTCAAAGTATTCTCCTTTACTTGCATCTGCAACCTGTATGTCAACTGCTTCACCCAATGAATGTGCAGAAGATGTACCAGGCCTTGATTCAAAATATCCCATGTTAATTCTTAGTTTAGGATATTCTGCAAGTAATGGATCTAAACAATTAACTGCAAGAACTCTTAAATTATTAATAATCTTTTCTGCTTCTTCTTTACTTTTGTTTATTTTCTGACCTACAGGTGGTGCAAGTGTAAGTTTAGAAAGTTTATACTTGGAAGATATGTACATATTATAATCTATAGATCCATCATCTGGAAGTTTTATCAATGAAGGTTTTACTACTGATGTAACCTTTGCGTTTTCTGTATAAAGTAATTCTGATTGTCCAGTTGAATATCCATGTTCTTTTGGAAAGTCTGGAACTGCTGGAACTGATATTAATGGTCTTGATGCACTTTCCGAATTATAGTTACCATCAATAGAATTATAACTATAATCTGAAGATGAAGAAGGTAATGCATTTCCAGATGCAACATCAGCTTTAATATCTGCATCTGATTTCGGAATATCATCTTCACCATATACAGATTGTTCATCTGCTAATGCACTTAAATCTTTTGCATCTAATACTGTAGCTTCTACAGGTGCGTCAACTTCTTTACCTTCACTATATAAATTTACACCAGAACTATCTCTATATTTTGTATCTTCTGCATCTTGCACAGTTCCAACACTATCACTAGGATCATTTAATTTTATAGAACCACCCACAAGCGTCAAATCATTTGTTGATAGGATATCAATCTCACTACTTGTTTTTACTGTTATTTTAGATTTTGAATTTAAAGTAATATGATTATCAGAAAGAACTTGACTATATCCTTTTATGTTGGTAAGGTAATTGCCTTCTGCATTAATATTCATATCTGCTAAAGATTGTAATGTCATCTTTGCCACAGATGTTGCAGTTAATTCTTTCTGTGATGTAAACTCTATAGAGTCATTTGCATAAAATCTCATATTCTTACCAGCATGAATATTAATATTCTTACCAGCGTGTAAATCTATATTCTCGTCTACCTGTCCTGTCAAAGAACCACGCACATATAAATCTGCATCACCATCACAGTAGACTTCAATATTTCCTCTTACTCTTAACTTTTTATTCTGATGCACAATCTCATAGTCATCACCGATAATCTTTGTAACCTTTGTACCATCTGGATGTACTTCGTAAAAAGTACCAGACCTATGATATTCATGTATACGTTCATGGCCTGGAGTATCATCAAACTCTACGATATGACCAGACTCAGTTTCTTTTACATGATTGTATGGATACTTTGATGCATACTGTGTTTCTGGTTCTCCTACCAGATCATCTACTCTTTGTCTTTTAAGATTGACCACAGGGTGTTGTTTAGTTGCATCATTTACTGCAAGTCTGTTTGTATCAACTTCATTAACTCTACGAGGATAAAAAGAACGAGGATCAGCAAAACCATTAAGAGATTGTTGAGTAGAAACTTTTAGATTTACCTCTGTACCTTTTGCTGGTGGTTTATCAAATTTGATTTTTCTTTCTTCTATTTCATATGCCATTAAATTGACACTCCTCTTTCTCTCGCATACTTGGTAACAGACTTCTTTCCTATCCTTACAGCCTTTGGTGGATACTTTGGAAACTCTGATGGATAAAAGTGACCCATATCATTTGGAATACTATTCTGCATATTGAAAGCTTTAAATGCAGAACGAGCTCTTCCTTTATAGTTACTATCTCCTCTTCTTCCATCATCATAAGAACCATCTGCTCTAAATATTGTTACATCAACTGCACACGCAAAGTTGTGCCAAGAGAAGCCAGGTTTTGCAGCTTTACCCATTCTACCTGCTTTATATTTGTTATACAATTCTTGTTGTTGTGCGTTTGTTCTATATCCAGAACCTATGCTTATATCCCAACCACTATTAGATTGAAGAAAACTATTAATACCTTTTGCAATCCTATCTCTTACAAATGGTAATAATTTATTTAATGCATTTGCAGTTGTAGTTCCTCTGGTAGATAATGGAAAGTCATTTTTAGTATATGTTCTTGCACCAGAAAATTCTGCCGTAGAAACTTCAGTATTCATAAATGAAGAGGGTGGTGCGTTTGTTGCTTTATCTGGTATACCATCTTTAGTTACTAATACTGTAGAGTCTTGAGAACTTGCTGGTAGATCAAACTCTGATGTAACCCCATCTGCAATTACTGTGTTCTCACTTATCGTGCCTGGTTCACGATTTTGATCTTGTGAATAATCATATGGAGCTCCACCTTGAGGAGCACCATTAGGGCCTATATAGCCAGGTATTGTTCCAAACACCATAGGTTCTTGTAGAAAGTCTGGATCTCTCCAAAAACCAATTACCCATGTTCCTTCTATTGGGCCTGTCGGAGAAGTTCCTACACCACCAGCGGAAGCAGATGTACAAGGTTGAATACAAAACGCCCACGGCAAATCTTCTGTCGCAAGTTTTGTTTTATCTGATGTATGATAACCAAATACTCTAACTCGTACTCTTCCTAGTGACATAGGATCTATACGATCTTCTACAACACCAACCCACCAGAGAAATCCATCTCTACCAGAAAAATATGATAGTCTTTGTGTTTGCATAAAAAAATCCCTTTGAAGTATTTATACTGCAAAGGGAAAGTTATAGTTAAGAAATCAAAAAGGAAAAATTAATCACATTGTAGTTTGTTTACAATTGTACCATTGGAATTATACTTTTGAGAAATCCAACACATTCTTTCATGTTTGTTGGTAGCCCAATTTGCAATCACATTCTTGTTGATATTTGTATTACCAACATTTACTTGATTGCCATTAAAGAGTTGGTTTAATAACAAACCAATCATTTGTTGTTTAAGTGCATCTTGATTATTCATTCGCAATTCAAATGCATTGAGTGGATGACAACCCATAATAATTAAAGTTATAATAATTAATAATTTTTTCATGGGTTTAATATCTCCACTTCTGATTTATCAACCCACACAGTAATTAATTTATTATGTAAGTCTTTAATTTTAAACATATCATGTTCGTCATTTTTAGAAAGGATAATACCCTCTCTAGTTAATACTTTATGACTACGAATGGGTAAGTCTACAAGACTATATCGACCACCAGGCCTATCCCATGCATCTAAAGGAAATTTATACTTATATTTTACAAAATACTTTTTCATTCTATATTCCCTAGATTCTTTTGTTCTTTGTATGCATCTATTATAATCTTTGTAAAGACAGGCTCTAATTCTATCTCATAATAATTAAATTCATTTTGACTTATACTATTCCTAGTATAAGGAGCCCAACCAAAGAACTGTTTGAAATGAGATCTTCTATTACACAATCCATTATTAAATAAATCATAGATTAGATTTTGTGCAACTCTAAATTTTTCAAGACACTTGTTAACAGAACGCCCTTGTGGAACTGCACCCTCAAGTGGAATAAGATCATCTAACTTTTCTGATATATCTTTATAACCCTCATGAAGAGCCCAAGATACATTAAATAAATTTGATTGTTCAGTATAATCATTTGATTCCAAAACACCACCTATACTCTTATAATATTCTTCATTAAAGGACGACATTATATACTCCAATCTCTCTTAGACCATATAGGGGCAAAATTACGTCCATAGTCAACATAGACAGTACAAGGTTTACCAAGTTTCTTTGCCATCGCCTTACACTTTGCTAAAGTGTCAGATGTAAAAGTAACAAACTTATCATCATTTAAAAATAAACTAAACTTTGGTGTTAACTTAACTTTTGGTAATGGTTGTCCAAACATATTATTATTTCCTCTCTCATTAATTATACATATATTATACACTGATTCGTTTTGTATGTCAAGTAAATAATTAAAATCTTGTAAAAAAACAATCATGTCCTAGATCATTATCTTCTAGGATTATATCTCGTACTCTTTCTCTATCTAAGGAGTCACCACCACCCCAAGTAATATCGTCACGCAGATCAGCTATATACTTGTGTGTTGCATCTACAACCATATCTTTAGTCAATCCCTCAATAGGATAAACACCATCAACATGATTGTAAAAAGACCAAACATAACTAACAAACATTTGTGTTTCGTCTGAAACTATATTGAATTTACGATATTCAGTTTCAGTAAATTTTTCATGTACTAAGTTCATTACGCAGCCTCCATAACTTCATAAGATTTATCCCACTTACCAACTTCGATATGCATATAGTATGCAGTATCAAAATAATCTGTCATGGCATCTGAATTATCATACCATGCTTTCCCACCATTTAAAGCAGGAGCAACTTTCATAATTCTATAAACTTTATCTAAGATTTTTGCGTTTTCTATTCCATAGAAATCTGTTGTATAGAAATGATTGATCTGATGATGTTCACCATCATTTAAAGAACCAACTTTCATTTCGCCAGTATATTTATCTCTGTATTCCCAATCTTTAAAAGAAGGGCCTTTCATAAATGAAACAGTAACACTGTAAATACTATCTCGTCTTACAGAAAATTTATACTGTGGAAATTCTTTCTTTAAAGTATTTCGGATATGTTTAACATCATTAGTTGAAATATATGCCATTCGTTTCTCTCTCTTTCTCTTGTTTACGAATCACTATACCATGTTCTGAGAACAAAGTCAAGTCTTTTTTTAAGAAAAATCAACGAAAGGTTGAACACCAACAATTTTTGCAATTTTATTTAAGGTTTTCTGACCAGAGCTGGACATTCTTTCAAACTCCCAACCTAAGTCATTGACTAAATCTGGTAAAGTTTTTTTAATTTTAGCAAGTTCACCTAATCTAGATTGAATTTCATTTAATTGCTTTTCAGTAAGTTTCATAATATATACTCTCTTTCTTTTGTTTACGAATCACTATACCATGTTCTGATAACAATGTCAAGAAACTTTTACGGCTATATAAATGCAAAGTGCAAGGATTATTAATTTACCATAGTCGAGATCAAATCGTGTACCCTCACCATACTGATTATCCCACATCTCTTTCATAGTTTTTCTTTTCTTCTTAATCTTATAATGTATGGTGGGTTCTTCTATCTGTCCATCATCTAACAGATCTTGGGCTGGTGTTCCAAATGGTTTACTACTCATACTCTATCTCCTTATTACTGAGTCATCAAACGATAATAATCATGTAAAGGATCTTTTTCCTCAACATGATCTTCTCCTAATTCATATGCATTGATAGAATACTTCTCTTTGTATTCATCATAATACTGCATTGCGTTATTAATCACTTCCCATTTATCATAACTATCTTTACAATGATTCTCTTGCCACCAGAAGAATCCATTAATCAAAAAACAAAAATTCCATCTATTTTGTAATTGTCGAAAGTACTGTCTTGCGCTCACAGTTTGATTATTCTTTCCACCAAAGAAAGTATTTACAAAGATACTCCAACTTATACAAACTCTTCCGAACCATTTTCCGATTTTTTGAATCATTTTTTTATCCTACATTCCACCACTTATATATCCATTCTGACCTCGACACATACTTGCCATCAGAGCAAAGAGAGGATCATTTTTATTTGCTGGATCGTATCCCATATGATCTATATACTCGTCTTGCAGACGAAACGCATCAGCTTCTAATTGTTGTTTACATTCCACCACTTCATAATATCCATTGTGATACTGCAAGTAATGTACTAACTCATGTATCAGTACCACTTCGTAAAAATTTTTCTCAATCATACCACCTGTCGGTTTTGTTGCAATTGCAATAATGTCAGTACGATTATCATAATAGCCTGCAATATCGCATGGGTATGTCAATTTAAACTCTTTACAGATTGATTCGTTTGACATAACTTGTACTGTGGGTAGAGGTGTGCCTGTGTAAGAGTATTCACTATTGTTTTCTATGAACCCTATCAGTTCATACATCTGTGATTCTTTTGCGATTATCTCTTGAACTACAAGAACAAAAATTAAAAGTAACAAAGGTTTTCTCATGGCATTGTGAATAAGGCTCTAATACCCAACTTATCTGCTGGTGTTGTGTGTATTGGTGTTCGTGCAAAGACAACCCATTTATAAGACCATGACATTAAATCATTTGGATAATGTTCATCAATAAAATCTATAAAGGATTTACCTGTCGTAAATACATCATCTACTAACATTGGCTGATGTGTCGGATCACCTGTCGCATATTTTCTTAATGCATCTGCAAGAGGAATGCCACCTCTAGGAATACCCTCTACAGATCTAAATGGTTCTGTCTGATATGTCATAATGATAGAAGCAATACTATTCCAATCTTTCATATCAAACGCATCACACTCTAATTTAAATTTAAGAGTATTACCAGAGTGAGAAGTAAACTCACCATATTCAAATAATCTTGCTTCAGTTCTGTGTGTCATATTGACTCTCTGTTCCTTGAACTGTCCATGGCATATCTTCTGTATCTTCTTTAGGTAGATAGACTAAAACAGAAGCTTTGCATTGTTCATTCGGACATGAGAGATTAGTGACCATAGAATATTCTAACTCATCATCATTTGCGTCATGATCGCCGCCCCATATCAACTCTGTATTACAATGCCAACAATTCATATATTTTTCTGTATCTTTATTGCATTTATAGATTATGATTGGCTGCCCAGTTTTAGGGGGGCGGCCGAATCATTTCTATTATTATATCATACTATATAGTGCGTGTCAACTCATTTGTCAACCCATTGCGTTATAATATCCCTCACAAGAACAATGTGTCACACCACCTGATTCGTTTTGCACAACCAACTCTGCACCTGTAAACCAGATACACGCTTCATTATAAGACGCATACATCTCTGTAGGAATGTAACAAGTAAAGGGCATCTTCCAATCTTTATCATCACATATCTCATCAAACAACTTCTTGTTCTCAGCTTGTTGTAGAAACAAGTCAGACTTCAATGCCTCATCAAACTGTAATAGTTCTCCTATAGATGTTTCTTTTGTCATTAACAACTCCTCAATCTCTTTCCTAAATCATTATCATTGTAGTCACCCTTACTCGCCCAATTGCGAAATGCAGAACATTCTGTGATGTTCTGCATACACTGGAGAGAAAGAGGACACGAATCACAAGGACAATTTTTCTTATTCTCTGGCCCTGTGTGCATCTCTGTAGTATTATAGACAGACTCCGAATCACTCGAATCTCTACCCATATAACATTCTGAATCCCAATCGGATATAATCATAATCGAATCACCTTATATCATTCCTAGCATAGTCAGTATATCAACTTGTCAAGAGTTTGTCAAGAGATATTTGATAATAATATGGCCGCATACACACCCACAATTATTAACCACATGACTATTGCTACTATTAAAAATCGAATCATATTCATACTTTACACCGATTCGTTCTCTCTGTCAAGTGAAAAAACCCCTTGACAAAAAAAAATTTTCGTGATAGAATACACCCTTTAATGCACAAAAGAAAACACCTAACTACCTTTTTTTATACCTTTTTTAATATTGTACGCAAATCCCATTTTATCCCACGATTTCCCATGAATCTACGCAAAGTTTCTTCTCTCTGTAGGAGTGATGTTATATCCGAATATATGGCCATCACTTATTTTCATTTCTTTAACTTGATCATAACATTTTTTATGAGAAAAATACTTGTTTTTGGTTTTATATCTTTTTATAACGTCTTTACTCACTACAATGAGTTTATTTCGTTCATAGTTCATATACACCATAAGAAAACGAGGATCATCTTCTAGAAAATGATCTTTTCTTCCTAGAAAATGAAGATGTTTATAGTATGAAGGCCAATCACCTTTCCATTGTGACCATCTTTCTACGTCTATATGAAGAAGTCTTTTATCATCATTCACAAGAGCGAGATCAATACCATACTTACCATCTGGTTTGATTTTCCATCTGCAATGAGGCCATTGTTTCATATGGAATTGTACTGATGAGCATGAATTGACATATCGTAGAATATAGGTTTGAAGATCACGATTGTTCTTTGTATGTTCAATAAAAGTTTCGCAATCTGAATCGTCATCATAATTGTTTTGTCGGTCTGAATAACTACCCCATTTATTTTTCATTTGTTTGGTCACTTGCATATTAATAGTTCGCCTCCCATGAGTCACATATACTTCTTAATGTCATACTTACATATCCTTCATAACAATCATCACTCTCTGCAAAGGTAGATATTTCATCAATTTGTTCTTGATTCAACTCTTCTACTTCTTCGACTCCATATTGTTCTCTGATATCTTCCCATACCCAATCATATGTAAGTGATTCTATTTGATCTTGTAACTTATGCATTTTGTTCACTTTAAATGTCATACTTATTACCTCTTCTGGTCTGTTATTACTGTCGTAAATGCACCGATAGCTGCACCCTCTTCACACTTACCAAATGCGACTTCACCTAATATACATCCAGCAGCTGTATTTCCTAGTAGTCTTTGACCCTCTTTGGTTACATAGTTTGTACTACACGCACCTAATAATAGTCCTATTAATATACAGTATTTCATCATGTTATTCTCCTTTCACTATAATGATAATTTTTTGTTGCACTTGTATCGAAATCAAACCCCCAATAGTCTATGTCCTGTTTATACCAATCAGCGACTATTTGTATGGTTTGTTCGTTATTATAATAATCTTGGTAATTTCTTGTATAGTCACCTACATTTTCTATGACAATATATGGTGTATTCAGATTCAGATAAGGACTCAATTCGTCATCAATAAATTCTAATCTTAATATATCACAGCGTACTATACCACTCTCGTCACAGACATAATCATATTGTGTACTCCAGCTTCTGATGGGATCAACAACTGAATGTATATCGACTTTCCATACATATCTGGTTTCTAGAAACTCTTCAAAAGTATTCCATTTTACTCCATGATCATTTGTATTTGAAGTAGGTATTCCCATGACATATCTTGATACCATTCTGGCCCAAGGATTACGAATCACTGCAAAAGATTGATATATGTATCGTATATCTCTAGGAACATCTCTCCATCTATAATGACCGAATGAGAGTGCGTTTGTCATTTCTTTGTGTACTGACGTTCCACCATTCTTGGGTATGTGTATGAAGAGTCTTTTTACTTCTTTTTCCATAATCTCTTCTCTAGTTCATTGTATCCACCAATGTATTCGTCATCAATGAAGATCGCTGGTACTTGTTTGATGTTGGGGTAATTGTCTTTGAACTCTATCAGATGATTGATATCGTCTAGGAGTTTTTCTTCGTATTCGACTCCATAATAATCTAACATAGACTTGGCTCGGACGCAGAATTGACAAGGTGGTTTGCGTCTGGAGTACATCAATATTTTCATGTATCATCCTCTATCATATAATTTTTAAGATCCATGATCTTTTCGTGTTCAATCAATTCAAGTATTGTTTCTGTGATCTCTTTTTCTTTTCGTAGGAAGAAGAGTTTTTCTTCGATAATCTTGAGCTGACTTTCGTACTTCTCAATCTCTCGTTGTTTTTGTAACTTACTTTCTATTAGATCTGTGATAAAAATAATCTTTTTACTTTTGTTATTCGTCATCATACATTGCAATCCATACTAACCAAGCCAATATCCATGTTATACCCATAAAAATGATAAGATAAAAAATTATCATCATCTTATATCATACCAATGCACCCTATCATTAATATATACCACCACAGGTATCAATAAACATACCAACATACACCAATTTAGACCATCCCAAGGCACGAATAGATGATACCAAAAGTCAAAATGAAATGGGTGCATTGTTCCATAATCAGTTCCCTCGTAGTAATAATTCGTTGTCATAGTGTTTGTTCTCTCTCCATTCTTGTCCACCATACGGACTTATTGGTCGTTTATATAGAGGATTGAAGTCCTTGAGTTCTGGTTTTGTGTCTGTAGAAGATTGTGTTGTTGCATGAACACAACCCATTTCGACTACGTGCATTCTAGATTTGTAGGTATTTTTTGCATACTGTAACACACCAGAATGTAGATTGACCTCGTTTCCACGATAAAATGACTCGCATTGAGCCTGATTATCAAACGTCAAATTCCAACTGATTAAGAGTTCGGTGTCCTTTACAAACCCCTCATAACCCATGATTGCATAAAATATAATAGCCCATTTCATTTCTTTTTCGCTTCCTTTTTATCCCACTTTTCTTTATCTCTTCGTCTATCGAATGTCAGTTCTTGACGCATTTTTAGTTGATTCATAAACTTATCTTTGATCTTTGGATTGTTACCAGATGCACTGATAAACCAACGAATGGCCTCATACGAGAACCCTTTGAACAGTAATTTTTCACCTCTGTACAGTACTCCTGTTGCATTTTCTAACTCTAATTTGTACTCACCATAGTTATAATAAAGCGTTCTATGCCCCGTTATACCCAAAGTATTCTATTCCCCCACCATGTTGATCATAGTCATATTTGTTCTCAATACGTGCAATCTGGTCTTTCAACACCAACTTTTCTTTCTTAATATCTCTACGTTCTTCATCTGTTAATATATCGTTTTCTAGTCTTTCTTCCAATTTCTGATGTTCTTTTCGTAGAGCATTAAGCATATGAATCTCCTATTTTTTCTTTTTGGTTTTCTTCAGAGCGGCTCGTAACGCTCTCTGAAAGTTGATTTCTTCTTGGTCTATTTCTTCATTAGATATAGGTTTAGGTTCTTCCGAAACACTCTTTCTTGTTCTCGGAACAACCTCTTCTGGTATCTCGACAATCTCGTTCTCGTTATTATCACCATATAAATGTTTGTGTTTTCGTTTGAATTTTTGTATACGATACTTGAGCTGTCTAACTCTTTCATCCATATCATACATAAAAGTATTTATTAAGTTAGGTACTCCTCTTCTGTACTATCAATGTAGTCATTTTGACCCATGAACTTTCGATTAACTGTGACTCTTTTTACTCGTACATTACCATCCTCTTCTTCTAGTATGTACTTTGTATGTTCCTCTTTAATGAGTTTACCATTCTGTTTACTCATGAATCGGTCATGACCCCATATGTCAATTACATTATCGTCACTCACAATTTATCTCCTCTTACCAGTGGCCGAATTTTTTGCGTCAACACTAGATAAAACTTGGAGTCCACCCTTGTTGTACGCTTGTCCTATGACCACATTTCCTTTATATATAGGAGTTTCTTTGACAAAACCATTACCGATTGCGTCAGATGTCTTGACCTTTGCAGTATATGTCCGCTGATCTATCGTACCACCACGACCTTTGACAGTGGTTTTACCATGTTTATACGCAACAAACTCCTCTAGTGTCAACATAGGGAGTTTCATACGTTTCAAAAACTTGTTGTGTTCACGCATTTCTGACTCGTACTTGCGTGTGTCTACTCTCTTACGCTTGCGTTTGAGATTAGTAGTCGTATAGTAGATAGGTAATATGTGCATCTATCTACTAATAGGATGAATACAAATTGCAGTAGTTATGGCCGCAAGACCATAACCAAACCATGCAAACATTTCAGATAAAGTAAGTGCATTGTCCATACACTTACCATCACAATCTGCACCAGCAGTACCAAGTATTATGAGAATACCTATGATACCGATACTCCAAGACAGTATAACTCTAAAATTATACCACATTAAGCAGCCTCCAACATTGTAAATGGAACTTGATATGTTGCAGTTTCGCCAGTAATTGGTGATCTTACCATATCGACAAGTGCTCTTGTCTTGTTGATTTTGACCACAGTACCAGGCGTCTTTTTTGTTTTCTGAACAACATAGACTCTCATACCTACTTTTATGTCTGATTTTGCTTTCATAGTCTTGATATCTCTACACATACCCATAACTTCAGTTAGTTCACTAGGTGTCATAGTGTGTAGTATTTCTGATACTTTTCTCATGTTAGTAATAGTAACCATTATATATTCTCCTTGTTATCAAAATCTTCAATTACTAATTCATCTTCATAATCTTGCAGACTTGATGCAACTGCGAACTCTAGACGCAATGCAACATATGGACTTGTTTTTACAAGTTCTGCAGCCATATTCTCTATTTCTATAGGACTTAAATTTTGTAGTGTCTTTACTGCAAGTTTAGTTCTTACTGACATTTTTACCTCTCTGTTTACGAATCACTATATCATATATATTGTTTCGTGTCAAGTCCTATATAGACCATGTGCATAAACCATATTGATATTTTTAACCAAGTCTGCATATGAGTCTTGATTGGCCTGATATAGAAACCCTATTCCACCAGCTTTTTCCCACTTCTCAATGTTACTAGGTTTATCATCAACCAAAATATTTGGTGAACCATCAATAGGATTGGTTGCATATTGTTCTTTCTGACGAGTGAATATTAAATTCTCAATCGCAGGGGGCATCAAATCATTGTCCTCTAACCACCTTCTCTTGTGGTATGCAGAGTTATCCCTATCACCCCTTAATGGTGACGAACATATTCCCCACTGACCTTTTGACCTTGTTTCTACAAAGTTTACTAAATCATATGTATCTTCAAATATTGATAGTGTGTAAAAGAAGTCAGTACCTATGAGTTCTTGTAATGACTTGTCTTTTCTTGGAATCTCTTTCCAATGATCTCTATTGAACTTCTTTGCAAATGCACCAAAGAAGTCTGCAAGGACTCCGTCCATGTCTAAGTATAAAATTGTTGCATTTCCTACTTTTTTCATATTATATTTTCTCCATAGTAATTTTTTTATCATCCCACTTGAGAAGTTCTAAATTAAACATTGGAAAACAATGTTTAAAGTTTTCCATCTGTGACATTTCTTTTTTGGTCAAGCCAGTTATTGTCATGATGGTTTTTTTACCAATTGTCTTTGTTGTAATTTTCATAACGAATCACCTTTCTCTCTATACTATTAATATACCTGTTTTCATAACAAATGTCAACCCCTAAAAACAAAAAAACCTCAAAAAGATGAGGTTTTTCTGAAAAATATATTGATGTATTATATTAGAATGATATAGTCGCACCTAACTTAATGTCTTTTCTTTCTGACGCATCAATATCCCAGCTTGTTTTACCATATACTTCTACAGGTAATGGAATCATATCACCCATATCGTATGTTAACTCTAGATTAATGTTTGGTCTATTTCCCTCATCTAAAGTGTCAAACAACATAAAACTGTCGGTTGCAGAGGAGTCGTATATAGAAATAAGTGTACCAATTGATAGTTCTAACTGATCATGATTCCACTCAATTTCTGGTTCATACTTCATGATTGTATTTTCATTGTCAACTGAATATTCAGCTGTAACATCATGACTATGAGAAAGTTCTGCAACTGTATACGTTGCAAAGAGTAACACAGCGAGAAACGCTGTCAGACTTGATAGTAATTTCATGTGAGATTTTCCTTATTCTATTTGTGGACATTGTGTCACACAAAGACATATTTATAATTATCTTTTCTTTAATCTTAACTGTTTAGATATCCAAGACTTAGCGATTGTATTATTCACTTTCTTCTTAACAAGTATCATACATCTCTTCCATACTTTCTTGAATACATCTTCACCAGCATCATTGTTGTCTACAACTATAAAATTACTTGAACCAAATAGTGTTTGAAATTTACCTATGTTATTTTGAACTGCATTCCACATCTTCGCAACTTGAACTTCTGGTAGAGTTCTAGACCTCATCTTATTTCTTTCTTGTGCAGTATCTAGTGATGTATTAACAAATATCATGTATGTTTCATATCCTAATGCACGTAATCCTCTTACTTGTTGTGATATTTTATCATACTCTCTACCTGTACCATCAATGATAACTCCTAGTCTACCCTTTAGAAAGTTCCCTTGCATACGGGCCGTAACCTCTTTCGCTTTAACTCTTATATCTTGACCTTGATCAGAATATATATCCTCTGGTGTTGTTTCCAACCCAGCGTCCTTTAACATCTTTTCGTATATATCGTCAGAGTTTACAATCTTCATACCCAATCCACCTGTAGATCTTCTTACTACATATGACTTACCAGATCCTGGCCCGCCTGCAAGAAATATCGCTTTAAATATATTGGGGTCGTAAACTCCTTCCTGTATTTGTTGAAATGTTTTCATGTTTTATTCCTAACAACTCCATAGTTTGTTCTTTATATAATTGTTCATAGTATTTAGTTTCCTCATTATCCTGTGTCTGTATTGTTCGATTGGTTTGTTTTTGAAACGTCATTTTGTGTACACGATTTTTGAGTTTTGCTGTCATGGTAGCCTCTTTCTATGGTTAATAAATTATCATAACGAATGAGTTGTTATCATCTCCTTTCTAAAATGTTACTTCTGAAGGATCTTCAGAACCTAGTGGTATTCTATAGTCACCCTCGTTACCTTGATCTTTAATGGTAACTCCAGAACTTGGGAATGGTGACTTAACTGTATCTCTTACACAATCCATTACTATTCTGTGTATAGGAGAACCTTCTGCATATGTAAATTTATGTAATAAATTTCTGATTAGATACTTTCCTGTCATACTTTCATCAGATAAATCTAGACCTATGAGATCACCTACTTGTAATGTTGTGTTGCCTGGAATTGTAACTCTTAATGATAGTGCAGAGTCTAAAGATGCAAATCTAGATGATCTTCTTTGTAACCATTGGTCTGTACCCATATAATCATATTGTGATCTCTCACCCCAAGCTGGATTAAACATACCATTTGCAACATTTCTTTCTATCATCTGCACATGAAGAACAGAGTCTGGATAATCTCCAATTTGTTTACCATACTGATCCATTGCAGTAGACGCTACTGGAGATTTAGTAGATCCATATTTATTATATTGATCGACATGAATATCCCTGTCAAAATCCTGTAAATAATTGTAATCAAACTCTTGGTAATCTTTATTAAAAATATCTAACAACACTAGTCTTGACCCATACATACCAGACAATCTACTTGACATAGTGTCGGTTGTTGACATTACTTGTATATCTAGAATATTTGTTAATTTAGCAATAACTCCCTCTTCATTATCCCTTAAATCTATTTCTTGTGGTGATACTTCACGATAGACACCTTTTGGATTTTTTCTATCCATCATACTGTCTATTGTTCTAAAAAAATAACCTTTGGTTGTTTCATAGAATAAAAATGATGGTGCATAGTCATATTCTTTGGATAAACATCTTTTCGATAAATTTACTATGAAATCAAATGGGTGCATATTTGGTGAAACAAGTTTAAAATGATTATTCGTAACTTCATAATAAAATTCTTTTTTAGATGCAATTAAATCATCATCTCTTAAAATATTTTGAATGATATCTTCTGATGGCTCACCCTCATATGATTTGACAACACGCACATGATTATTTCTGATAAATTCTGGTGTAGTAAAGTGCAACATAAATGCATCTGTATTTTCATTGACTCCAACTTTATCGTCAATTTTATAAACGTATAATGGTGTTTCAGTATAATTAATGATACGATTTCTATCACCTGTATCATCAGCGTTCGGTGTTGACAGTTTAAGTTTAAGTTTTTCTTGACCTATAATACCTATATCTTTGTTACCTAATAAATTATTAGTGTCTTGGAAAGATATAGTTCCACTTACAGATGTAGAGAAAAGATCTTCATATATGTTTATATCTGCAACTAGTTCAGTTAAGTCAAGTTCTAAACCACTTACTGTACAAAGTGTACATTCTTCTAGTTGAAATTCACCAGCGTATTGTATGACAGCCATATTATTTTCTCAATAGTTGTTGTATTTCTCTCTTTATTTGAGGAATATATTCTGGTTTTATAACTCTTATTTGTCTTTTATTATCCTCTGCTCTTTCTGCATAATTATAGTTTGTAACTATAACTGCGTCCTCTGGTATGGTATTTGCAGAGTCACTTGGTATTTCTATTACTTTAGTCGTATCACCAGATGTTTGTTTCACTTCATAATGATGAACTGCATCTGGATTATCATACAGTTCTTGTAAGTTTCTGTCAAATGTTGCATTTGTGAGTGGCCAATCATGATAATAATCCATTACATCATTTGCAAGTAATAGAACCCAATGAAGTTTTTCGTCATTGTAAAACGCTTTCGCTAAAAATTCTGGAGTCTGACCAGATTGTACATCATAGTAATCAAATGTAACATTGTATCTTTTAACAAGATCTTTAAATCTAACTTTTCTTGTTATTTCTAAAAAAGTAGTCTTTGTACCATTATCTAATACATCTACTTCTATAGTAGGAAAATTTGAAAAAAATGACATGATTAAAAACCTTCTGCAATTTTCTCTTTTGTTATGATACCAAGTTCTCTAAACTGTAAGGTTAGTTCTGTTTCCACTGGTTGATCATCAACAAAAAATTGTGTTCTTTCTCCACCATATTTTACCTGTACTGACTCTAATGCACATTCGTCAATTCTATGTAAGTGTCTGCCAGGTACATATGAAATATCAAATGTGGATGGTACTTCCATTGTTCTACCACCAACACCACCCTCTACAGGAAATTCAGGCATTGCATGATATCGAAATAATGTAACAATTTCTTTAATTATTTGTGCTTCTTCTGAACTTTTTGGTAACATTCTAAAAGTAAATGCAAATGCTCTCCTATCAATACCTTCAAACTTTAATTCAGTTCTATTGTTTGTAACTCTTCCTTTACCCAATTCTAAAGCTGCTTTTGCACCTGTTACACCAAGTCCTTCAGCAACATTTGCAACTAATCTTGATCCTTCTGCAGCCACAGCACTTGCAACTCTATCAGCAGTTTCTTTTGAGTTTATATTATCTTGATTTATTGCATTACCAGCTGCAAGTAATCCAGCGACTATTAACCCTATCTCTGTGTCTGCATAATTTACTTTGTGTGATACTTCAATAGTGGGTGGCATCTGTATTTGAATTGTTGAATTTAAAGTTTTTCTAGGTGGTCTTGGAACTGTTATATATTCATTACCACCAATACCACTTGCGTCTATTGCTCCACTACCATAACTTATAGTTGGTTGTTCTCGTACTCTTATTTGAAATTGAATGTAATGACTACTACTTTTACCATCTACATCTAGTGGATATTGATAAGAAGTCCTATTTGCAGTGATGTGTGATTTTTGTCCATCAGTTCCTATGATTAATTGAGCCATATAAATAGTCCTAAATATATTATGGTTTCAATAGTATTTATACATCATGACATACAAAGGTAGATATATTCCCTCAAAACCTAGAAAATATAAAGGTGACCCATCAAACATAATTTATAGAAGTTTATGGGAACGTAAATTTATGGTCTATTGTGATAGAAATGATGCAATATTAGAGTGGGGCAGTGAAGAAATAATCATACCATATAAGTCACCTCTTGATGGTAGAATACACAGGTACTTTCCAGATTTCTATGTAAAAGTAAAACAAAATGATGGTACTATTAAAAAGATGATTATAGAAGTTAAACCAAAGAAACAATGTAAACCACCTGTCGGTAAAAAGAAAACCAAATATTATATAAAAGAAGTTCAGACATGGGGTGTTAATAAAGCCAAGTGGGAATATGCGTTAGAGTGGTGTAAAGATAGAAATATGGAATTTAAAATTCTAACAGAAGATCATCTTGGTTAAGTCATATAAATAGGAGTATGACAGAATTAATTGAAGGTATACTAAAGAAAACTGGTGGTAAAGATAGATCAATTCGTTGGTTTCGTGAGAAAGTCAAAGAGTTGGGTGAAGTACCACCACAAAGACTTATTCGTGAAGGAATAGTTACAGCCAGACCTACGTTTGGTACTATGAACTTTTTTATGTATAGTCCTAAGAATAAAGACAATGTTGACATACTACCATATTATGATAGATTTCCTTTAGTCATGCCCATTGAACAATATAACAATGGTTTTCTAGGTTTAAACTTTCACTACCTATCCATACCCATGAGATTAAAACTTCTAAACATCATTAGTGAATATGCAAGTAATGATAAGTTAGATGAAACTACTAGAATAAGATTAACATGGAATAGAGTAAAAAGAAATCCAATTGTAAAACCTACAGTAAAAAGATATCTTGCAGATCATGTAAGAACTGCATTTCGTAGAATTAATGCAGATGAAATGATGGTTGCAGTTTTATTACCTGTGCAAAGATTTGTAAGAGCAACTGAAACAAAAGTTTATGCAGACTCAAGAATGTCTGCAAATAGGAGAGGATAATGGCTGCACTAGATGAATTTATTGCAAGTTTTAGTAAGTATGGTGGACACGCACTTGCAAATAGATTTGAAGTAAAAATAACATCACCACCAGCGATAAGAGATCCTAACGCAGATAAACACGTATCATTTAGAGTTGAAGCGTTCACCATGCCAGGTAAAAACATAAGAACTGTTACAAATGAAACAGTATATGGCCCAACTTATGAAATGGCTCAAGGATTGACATATGCAGAAGATATAAGTATGACATTTTTTCTATCAGCAGAACATTTTGAAAGACAGTATTTTCTAAAATGGCAAGATCTTGTTGTTAAACCAAATAATTACAATCTAGAATATTATAATGAATATGTTACACCAATAGAAGTTTTTCAATTGGGAAAAAATGGTTTACCTCTGGCTGGTCTTAGACTAAATGAGTGTTTTCCAAAAACAGTTGGTGCAATAGAGTTCAGTGCTCAAAACATGGACATTGCAAGACAAGAAGTTTCTTTTGTTTTCAAAGATTTTGTTTTTATAGATGCAGATGGAAAAGTAATGGATAATAGTGATAATAGAAAATTTGCAACTACGAATGCACCCATAACTAAAGCTGGGCCTAAACCAACAAATCTTGGAACATCACAAATTCCATATCGTTAAATTATAGGAGAAAATTAAATTATGGCGTTACCAAAGTTAGCAACCGCTAAATATGAATTGACATTACCCTCTACAGGACAGAAAGTAGAGTTCAGACCCTTTCTTGTAAAAGAAGAAAAAATGTTAATGTTAGCACAACAAGAAGGAAGTCAACAATCTTTAATACGTGCAGTACAGGATCTTATTGATGCGTGTACGTTTGGTAAGTTAGATTCAAAAAAATTACCAACATTTGATATAGAGTATGTATTTTTACAGATTAGATGTAAGTCTATTGGAGAAACAGCTACTGTCACAGTAATTTGTCCAGATGATGAAGAAACAAAAGTAAAAGTAGATGTAAATCTATCAGAAGTGCAATGTGTTAAAGACAAGAATCATACTAACGATATAAAAATTAGTGATGATGTAGGAATAATATTTGATTATCCAGAAATAAGTAAAGTTGTAAAAATCACAAGTGGAAAAAATGATGCAGCTGCAACTTTTGATGTTATTAAAACTTGTGTTAATCAAATATATGATACAACAAATGTGTATACTAGAAATGACATAGAGGATAAAGATTTAGATGATTTTATTGAATCAATGTCACATGAACAATTTATGAAAGTGCAAAGTTTTTTTGAAACTATGCCTAAAGTGAAACATAAAATAACTGTAAAGAATCCTAAAACTGAAGTTGTAAGTGATTTAACATTAGAAGGACTACAAGATTTTTTCTAGTAGCCCTCTCTCATAATACGTTGGAAAACTATTATCAATTAAATTTCCAACTTATGCAACATCACAAGTATTCTTTAACAGAACTAGAATATATGATGCCATGGGAGAGGGAGATATACACTAAATTACTTCTTCAATGGTTAGATGATGAAAAAACCGCTGAAAGACAAGCGAAAGCAGATGGAAAAAGATAAATAGAACAAGGAGAACACTATGGATTGTACTTGTAATAATAAATGTAAAAAATGCAATCATGAATGTCATTGTGAAAAACAATGTGAAGAATGTGTTAATGATGTTTGTACTGGTTGCGAATGTGATAATTGTAACTGTTAGTGGTAGACTTTATATCACTCAAACATCACTTGGATTATAGAGAGGAAAGTAAAATGGCTGCACAAAAGAAATTAGAAAAAGGTTCACAATATGCAGATTTTGATGTGGACGGCGATGGAATAGTAAGTGATGAGGAAATTGAGATGAGCAAAGAAATGATGAGATTAGAGAATGAAGATAAAAAGGCCGATGCACAACGTAACATGGCGTGGTTTGCATTGTTTGGTATGTTGTTGTATCCTTTTTCAGTAGTTCTTGCAGAGTGGATTGGATTAGATAAAGCGAGTGGTATACTAGGTGATATGGCTCCAACATATTTTGTATCAGTTGCAGCCATAGTCGCAGCTTTCTATGCAAAAGAAACCTTTGCGAAAAAATAGGACAGAGAAATGGTAGAAGTAAGTTTTGGTGGCGCTAAAGATTTCAAAACCTTAGTTTCAGAACAACAAGCAAACAATAAAGGTCAAGAAGGACTTTTGAAAGTATTAGAAGATATATCTGATACTCAAAATCAAATGGCCCAAGCACAAGGTGTTGAACTGCAAGACAAAAACAAAACTGATGCAAAAGAAACAGAAGATAAAAGAGAACAACTGTCAATATTTAAAGTTATAAAAAAAGGTATCTTTAGTGTTACCAGTGGTGTAGGTAATCTAACTGGTATTATAGAAAAAAGTGCATTAGATTCTGCAAAAAAAGCAGGTACTAGTCTTTTAGGTATTGCAAAAAAGTTCTTGTTTGGTGGTGCTCTAATTGCATTATTAGGGTTTCTGGATAGTGAGGAATGGCCCAAGATAACAGAAAAAGCACTTGCAATTGCAGATGGTATAAAAAAGTTTGTTTTAAGTCCTTTTTGGCCTGCACTAAAAGATTTTGTATTTTCACCATCATGGGAAGAATTAAAAACTTTATTTAGTGATTATACTGTTGAAATGGGAACAATAAGTGCAGTTGTAGGTACTTGGGCGATAGTTAAAATAGTTGGTATCGTAACAAAACTTGGTGCAGCTTTTACTGCAATCGCTGCTGGTCTAACTGCGATTGGTGGAGTCATAGGATTAGGTGCAGCTGCTACTGGTGCAGTTATCGTTGCAATAGTAGCAGGAATTTTGTTAACTGCAAAAGGATTGTATGATGCATTTAAAAGTTTTATGGATACTTGGAAAGAAACTGGTAGTATTATGGAAGCGATAAAACAAGCTGGTATAGAATTTTATTCTACTATCATAGGACTTCCACTTGATTTATTAAAAGATCTAACGTCTTATCTCTTAAATGCACTTGGATTTGAAGAGATAGCTGCAAAACTTGATAGTTTTTCTTTTGAGGATATTATCAATGGATTTCTACAAAATGTAAGTGATTTTATTAGTAATATGTTTACTGCAGCCATAGCTGCATTTACTCCATCAGATGCATTTATTGAAAGAATAACTGGTATATATGATGACCTTGTAGGATTTTTTACCTCTATACCAGACACAGTAGGTCAAAAAATTGAAGATATAAGAAGTTTCTTTGCAAACCTAAATCTTTTTGGTAGTATTAGAGAGTTCTTTGAAAACCTAGATCTTTTTGGTGATATTAGAGAGTTCTTTGCTAACTTAGATATTTTTGGTAGTTTACGAACTTTTTTAACCACATTTGACCCATTTAAAGATGTAAGAGATGTATTAGCTAACTTAAAACTACCAGAACTTCCAGACATAAGTGAATTGTTTGAAAAGACAGTAAAAAAAGTTACAGATTTCTTTGGTGGTTTATTTGATATAAATGTTAAAGATATTGCAAGAGCAGTTATACCAGACTTTTTAGAGGGGTACATACCATTTTTGAAAAATGATACACCAGTTGAAGAAACAGTTCAAGAACCAGCTGATGTTGAATTAGAAGAATTAGTAAAAACACCAACTGATGAACAAAAAAGGATTCAAGTTCAAACAGAAATACAAGAAGCAAAAGATAGAATTGCAAGATCAGAGTCTGGTGAAAATGTTTACAAAGGTCTTGATTACAAAGGAAGAAATCAAGATAGAAAACTTGTCGAACAATTAACTACAGAGTTAAAAACACTATTAGGTAGTGCAGTTGCACAAGCAAATAATGAACTTGCAGAAGAAAAAAGAACTGGTGGTGGTAGTCCAATAATTACTAATAATAATGTTGTAAATAATAATAATGTAAGTGGTGGTGGTTCTGGTGGCCCAGCTGTTCCTTATCCTGTTAGAGATTTAACCATTCCTAATTTTACATTTCCTATTTAATTTACCAAAGACCTCTTCTTACACCAGCTGCATAAATGAGTAAACCCATTGCAGTAGCAGCGATTCCTAATACAACTACAACTGCGATTATCTCAATAACTTTTCTTCTCATCTCTTGTTGTGCATAAATCGCTTGTTGTCTTTTCTTTCTAATATCTGCTTCAGTTCTAACCAATTCATCCCATGCAGACATACCTCTTGAAAGTATAATGATTTGTTTGAGTTGATCTCTCATATCTTCTGCTTTTTTCTTCGCCATGAATGTTTGCATAGCCTCTTCTTCAACTGAACCAGCGGCGAACAGTTTTTTAAATAGTGGTGGTCTTTTACTATATTCCTCACACTTCTTAATATCAGATACAGCGCCCATCCAACGTGACAAATCACCAGCCATGGACTCTACATCTCTTCCGACTTCAAAACCTTTTTTAATTGTTGTGAAGGCAGCTGTGGCAGCTGCCAAAGCTGTAACTGGATCTATCATCCTCTCTCCTTTAGATCACAGTACTATTTAGGGATAAAAAAAAGTCAGAGATACTCTCTCTGACTTTTTGTCACATTATTTTGTTTTGATAACGAATTATTCGTTAGCAAGTTTCTCAAAATAGTTCATTGCATCATCATCTTCACTTGTTGATGCAAGTTCTGGAGCTGGTTCAGATTTAAATGTTGGTTTAAAATCTGTACTATCTTCCTCAACCATTTGAGCAGCAGACTTACCTGTAGTTACAGAACCTGTAAGGACAGCATCAAGACGAGTCTTCAACTCATCATAAGATTTGAAATTAGATGGTGCAGTAAAATCTTTTAGTGAATACTGTGTATTCCAGATCTTTTCCATCTCATCATCACTATCGTTTAGTTTAGATGGTTTATCAAATTCTGATTTATCATAGTTCCAATAACCATCAACCTTACGAATTTTCAATTTGAAATTTGCACCTTCCCACAAATCAAATGGATTGATAGGAGTTTCATCTTCAAATGCAGGCTGCATCGCTTCACTAAGTTTGTCAAATATTTTCTTTCCATATCTGAAAAGAAATACTTTACCTTGATTACTAGGATTTACACTATCACTTACTACATAAATGTTTGAGTAGTATTGTAATTTGCGTTTTTGTTTACGAGCAATTTCTTTATCGCTCTCAACACCAGAGTTCCACAACTGTGTGTTATACTCTGAAACAGGGTCTTTCTGATTAATGGTGGTAAGAGAGTTCTCTATATACCATTGACCAGTAGGCCCTTGAAACGCATGATTCCAAACACGAACCCAAGGCATTTCCTCATCCTTAGATGCTGGTAAAAATCTTATAACTGCATAACCATTTCCAGCTTTGTCAACTTGTGGTTTCCAAAGTCTTTCATCTACATAAGATTTTTTATCTGTGGTTGGGGTTTCGTCCTTTTGGACTTGTGCAAGTAATTTGTCCAGACTACTCTGGTTTCTAAGTGCTGAAATAGACATATTATTCTCCTATGTTAATATATGTTTTTCGTATGTTTAAATATGTCACTTGATTCATAATATATAACTTTATTTATATCATTTACACAATTGAATGTCAATATATTTTAGTCATCTTTTTCGTGTAATGATGGGGTATTTTCGTATGTACCAGTAAACTTAATTCCAAGTTCTTGTGCTTGTTCAAAAGTTAACTTGTCAAATTTCTGAAAATGTTCTTCTTCCCTTTCTACAAGAGCTTCTTGAATTGACTTATCCGATTGAACATCATGATTAGTACCAATTCTTTCTAGTGTATCTTCTACAGATGGTTGATTGTCATGACTTGCAGCCCATTCTGCATAAGTCAATCCTTCTGTTATCTTACGAATTTTTATATCTTCTATAGTTTGTTCTATGAACGAAACTTCTTCTTTTATTTTTTTAAGACTTAATCTAAGTCTAGTGTATTCATCTCTTTCCATTTAAATTCTCCATCATTGGAAATATTTTTGAAATTTCGATTGCACAACCTTCTGCAACTTGCATATGTTCTTTCTGTGTACCATTTGCAGTTCTTAACTCTATGTAGTGTACCCATGATCTTAGTGTTCCATTCATAAGTATTCTACTCTTAGTCAAACCCTCTGGTAATACTACACGAGCTTGTTCTTTTGCAATACCATTTTTTATCGCCCATTCATAAACTTCTTTAGATTGTTTGATAATACCATGTTGTTTGCGTTGCCATTCAGTTATGAGTTCTTGTTTTGATTGATCCAATTGTATTGATGGATCATTTTCTATTTCTATAGAGTTTTGTCTATTAGTACTGTCTTGTAATCTACACTCACGTACAGTAAATGCATCACCCATATCATTTGGATTTGCATATCTTTGACTAAACTCTTGAAATGAGAAACTTCTATGTCTTACAATTTGGTGTGCGATATCTCTTGTTGTTTCTATCTCTATGCAAGCGCTAGCCATCTCCAATGGCGACCAGTGTTTGTGTTTAATGAGATATAAGATAAGTTTCTGCGCTGTCTTTTTGTTAAATTGGTTTGATGGATTGGAAACACGAGCACAGTACGAAATGAGATCTTGTACATCTGTTAATCCTTCTTCTGAAAAATTTTCTGTTGGTGTCGAGTACGACACTAGTTTTACGTTTGGTGTCAAGTTATTTATTCCTTGTTTTTCGGTCACCATACTTTATTTCGCCTCTTCACAACTTAACTGTACTGTGTAATATTCATTAGTTTCCCACCAAGACCAATTATCTAGATTGGCCTTTTTATTACATTTTTCAATAGTCATAGGTTCATTTAGAACATATTGATTTCCTATATAGACCCAATCAGTTCCATTATTACCCCATAATGAAACTACAAGTACAAATAATTTATCCATTATAAATCCTCAATTAACCTTTCTTTTTTGTTTAAAAGATCTTAAAGAAGTTATCTCTTCAACTCTTTTAGATAAAACTTGATCACGTTTAATTAATTCTGCATTATCATATTCCAGAGTTTTTATCCTACCTTTTAGCTCATTCATTTTTGCACGATAAAAATCTCTTTCTCTAACAAGTTTACTTTTATTATTAGAGTGCATTTCTTTTTCCACGATCATATCTCCTTTAGTAATTGTAGAAGTTTCATTTTGCATTTTTGTTTGTCAAAGCATAAAAATGAACTGTACTTTGTAACCATTCTTCTTATATCTGGCCATATTAAGTCTTGTTTTAAATCTCTGTCAAACTGTTTCATGTAGTTGACCAAACTTTGTAGTATCACCATAGTTTCCAAACTAATTCTTTTTGCAAGATAAGATTTGATAAGAGTTGGATGTTTACCAGACTCGCACTTAAATATGTTATCAAAACTTTCTTGAGAAACTAAATGTGACATATCTCTAATAAAGTTATATGTCAACGATTGTTGATTTTTAGACCACTCTATATAATTTTCTTCCTTAAAATCTCCAATGTAACCTTTCGGTTGTTTGATAAAGTTAGATAGAAAAAAATCTAATTCTTTACCCTCATATTTTCTTGCAACTCTTGAGAAAAAATTCCTGTCTTTTCTTTTCAAAAAAGATGCTTTTGAGGCAGATGTTTTACCACCATATCTTTTGTAATCATAGTCACTTGTAAAGTGTAATTTAAGACCTAGATACATTTGATAGGCTTCCCACGATTCCATAATTAAATAGGTAATGTTGCAACTCTTGGTAAAAAGTTTAATTCCCTTGCATCTGCCTCTAACTTCTCTTTCAGAGGTTTAGAAATTAATGGAGCGACAGTATCTGGCTCCATATTATTCTTTTCGCAATAATCTAGAATAGCATCCATATAAGTTACACCACCACATTTGACTATTTCTTCAATCTGTAGTGCAAATTTCTTTGGTGTCATTTTCACGACTTCTTCTAGATTCATTACAAAAACTCCTTTGTTATGTTGAAATGGAGTTAACCATGACTCCACACGCACTTATTAAGTAGTGACCCTTATTATTTTGTGTTGGTGGGACTTGGGTACACCCACAACTGAAGAACCAAGATACCATTCTTGCGTAATCTCCAGAACCTAGTTCCAATCGGTGAGATTGATGTGACACAGCGTGCTTCCACTACCATGCCTGGATACCACTCCTAACTAGTCAAGTTCATATCTCTTGGTGAGATACTCTTCCTTGCACAACACGATTTTGGCCGTCGCCAAACTATGAAACTGGTAGTGGTGTTTCTGTTTCCAAGTACACCACTAAAACTCAGTACGATTAAGCAGCTAGTGCATAATCTACAGGCGCAAAATTATCGTTTGCACTTATTTGTTTTGACCGATAACGAGGTCATGCGACAGTTCTACTCTCATATCCATTTGTTAGTCGATCCTATTTCGCCCCCACAAAGACATACTAGCCGATTCTACCTCACAATCAGATGATGTTAACCCTTGTGTACACAGAGGTATGGTTACATATTACAGTTGGGCTCCCAAGTTCATATGTCATCATCTAGTATGTCTATGGTGGAGGCGATGGGTACTGCCCCCATGTCCTACCCAAATATCAATTCGTATCAACAAACTGTACCTTATTTATATCATATAAAATTTTATAAGTCAATACCTTTTTTATTTAAATCTGTATTCATATTGATTCTTCCCTTACCAGATCCTAATACACACGCAAACTTATTGTCTTTAGTAAACTCTAAAAGAGTCCAAGTAAGTGTTTTTGTATTCATGGCCAGAACAAATCTAGTATTAAGAAATATACCCTCTACTGCCATAGAACGTCCATCCATCCAAATAAAAGGATCTTCACCAGATGATTTTAGACTTTCTATAACAACATCTGCATTACCACATTGAGCTGGTTTCATTACCCAACCAGTATTAGGACTTTTTGTCTGTGCGTTTATACTAAAGGTACTGAGCAACAGAAATGTTGTTATCAGAAATATTTTTTTCATTTTCTTCTCTTTCCCATTGCATTATAAATTCATCAATTACTTCAACAAGCATAGGTAGATACTCATGTTTCTTCTTAATAAACTCTTGAACATGACCATCTTCTGTGACAACAAGAATAACAATTTGTTCTATTGGTGTACCAGTTCTTTCCTCAAACATCTCTGCATATGCAGATGCTTGTATATAATACTCTAAGTTCCAATCATCATTTCTTTCTGACTTGGAAGTTTTAAAATCAATTATAGATGGAATGTTATTATACTCTGCAATGCAATCTACTCGGCCTGCAACTTTGTATTTATCACTCCATAATCCACATTCTTGTGCATATATATTATTTATATTTGTTTTGATAACATCTTTGATTTGTGTGAATAAACAATAGGGTAAAAATTCTCTATTGTCTTTAGTTACTTCTTTATTGTTTAGAAAATCCTCACACATCTGGTGAACTTTTGTTCCACGATTTGCAGCTGTTCTTGCAATATAATTTGCAACGTCATCACCAACTCTTTTTCTCCATTCAGAAAGACCTTGTTTCTTTCTAAGAGAAAGTACTGTAGTAATAGATGGATATAATCCACCTTGTGGTGTTATATAAAATCTTTTTCTATTGACGTTTTTTGTAGATAATTCTGGTATATCTACTGATTTGTGTATAAACATAATATTTCCATTCTATAGTTAATTTTAATCAATATATCAAATATGACTTACATTGTCAATGGTTTTACAAAACTTTTTTTCCAAACTTCTGTAGCTGGTACACGAATAAATCTTCTCTTTGTTTCGTGTTTATTTGGATTAGGTATTGTTACCATAACTTTTTTACCTTTACGAAAAGCTTCTGCTTGATGTACTATTCTTTGACCAGACTCGATAAAGTCTTTTCTCATAGACTTAGTTATTTGTTTAGAAACACTTCGTCTTTCACCTTTAGAGGTTTGTTTATCTCTTTTCTTTTTCTTACCCATTATTTTCTTGTCCTAACTTTATCTTACTAATGAGATATTCTTTTACTAGACCAGAACGAACTATATCACCTAAATTAAATTCTACAGTTGCAAAACTTTCCATCTTAGATATGATGGACATAAAATACTTGAGGCCTTCTTTTTCTGATTGTTTTTGTAAATCTGTCTGAAAGAAATCACCACAGAATATTATTTTACTGTCTTGTCCAACTCTTGTAGTAATAGTGTCTAGTTCGTGAAAATTTAGGTTCTGACACTCATCTACGATAATGATTGCATTGTCTAGTGTTATACCTCGTAAAAAAGATGTGGTTAGAAACATCAAACTTTGTTGATTTTTTAATCTATCATACAATAAAGAAAATGCGTGTTCATTTGGTTGTGAGAATATAAACCTTACCATGTTCTGGTATGGTACTTGAAACAATGCAGTTTTATCTTCTTCATCGCCTGGTAAAAAACCTATTTCTCTTGTAGGAACTGCACTACGAACTAGATAAACTGTATCATACTTAGTATCATTTCTTAGACATTCCTGTAATGCAAGATACAAAGAAATAAATGTTTTTCCTGTACCAGCTGCACCATAGAGAAACATATTCTTTCCTTTTTTGTAATGTTCAAATACTTTCTTTTGATTATCACCAACTGGCGATACAGAAATCATATCATCAATTCTAATATCTTTTGCTTTAGCCATTAACTAACTTTCCATTTACTTCTGTGTTTATCAATCACTCGTTTTGTCTGTGATTGTTTTACAGTTCTTCTATTGTATCTTTCGTCTATTTCACTGCCTGGGTGATTTTCACCAATCTTCTGTAACACTTCTTTAAACCCATCATCAGTTTTACTGTCTACTGTAGTTGCAACTGTAGATACAATTGCAAATGGTGTAGGTATTTGTGTTATGTGTGGATTTTTCTCTAGAAGTTCTTCTCTTCTTGAATTTGACAAAAAGTCATCAAACTGTTCACCAGTTTCATTATTCATAAATCTAAATGTAGGCATTATCTAACTACCGAATCTCTTAAATCGTTCAACTCTTTTATTCTATTTAGGAGTCCATATTTCTCTTTATTCATTACTGCAATTTCTTTTTTCAATAACTCTACTTGTCGTCTTAACTCTGCATTTTCTTGTCTTAAAGATACCCTCTCGTCAAACTTCATACTCTTTTCCTTTCTTAACTTCCAAAGAATCCATTCATAATATCTTTCTGGTTCTACATCATCATCCATGTTGGTGTTTCTCTATTTGTCCACTTTGCAAAATCTTTCTTATACTTTATATAGTAGTTTCGATATGCAAGTATACTGTCATCACCTTTTACATCATCAGGCATGGCCTGTGGTATTTCTGTTAAACCTTTTTCTTCAATATTTACTGGTGGTGTTCTAAGAAGTTCTCGTAACAAAGAGTCTGTATAGTGAACTTTACCATACCTATGTGTATATTCATCACATAGATTTTCAAATAAACTGTGTAACCAAATATAGTTTGTAATACTTTCTCTTGTCCATATTGCACTTGGATGATTAATATGTGAAGCTTTGTAGAGTATATTTTCTATATTTGTATTTGGGTGTTTCCATCTGCGTATTCTACGACCATTCTTAGTCTTATCCTCATACTCTACACCATCAAGTATTCTATGTGCAGTAGACATAAGTTGTGCATACTCTATAATCATTTTCACAACGTGTTTGTCACAATGCATTTGTGCAGACTTTTTAGTATCTTCATGTAGATTGAATATGTTCATTTTTTCACACAGAAGTTTCGTAAAAATTTACAATCAACTTCTCCTTTACATACTTTTTCATGTTTTGCATTTTCCCAACAATCGCCATCTGGTAAATGCATCTGTACAAACATACCCCATGTTCCCATAGAAGTAAAGAGTAAAATAGCAGGAATTATCAACATCATAAAAACTAGTGTAATAAATGCTGATCCAAATCCCTCATTGTCATATGGTTCATTATTCATTTTCTGTTCTCCCATCTATAAAATATATGTTTATCAATTTTTGCAATTCTTCTATACTTTTTATTCTTAGCCCAATATGGAAAAACAGAGGTCGCATGATAATGTGTAGCATTACCTACAAGTTCTTCTGTTCTTCCTGCTATTACTGTCTTTGCAACCATCAAAGAAGTTTTCCATGATTTACTTTTTGTATTCGGTGTATCGTCTGCACCATCACAGTACCAACTAAAATGACACATATTCTTTTTGGGTAAACCATTACTATCTAAAACTGCTTGTTTAACAACTCCACAGATTGTATCTGGAAATCGTTTATCGTTTACACGATTAATAACGACTTGTGCAACAGCAATCTGTCCAACAATGGGTTCTGAACGTGCTTCATGGTACACGTTCATGGCCATACACATTAATGCAGTTTTAAGTAACATCACAAGTATTTATTGTTTATCAACCCAAAATTCATTCCAAAACATATCTAGTTCTTTACTCAACATTACTGATGTTGTAGTAATATCATCAAAATCAAACATTTTTAACCAGAACTCTTTAAAGGATTCACAATCATTAATAACTTCGTGAGCATGATCCCAAAACTTTTCTTCAAAATCTAACATTAAACTTGACATTCCCATAACTCTCTCCTTTTTAATTACGAATCATTATATCATTTTTCGATATAATTGTCAAACATTTTTCTTTCTAACTTAAAAGCCTCTATTTCATAAGGTCTATCTTCATATGCAACCTTACTACTTTTATCTACGGCGAATATATCACCACCAAATTCTTTCTTGATATGTTGTTTAATATGAACAAACTCATGAAAGATTGTTTTAATCAAATCATCTACTGATAATTGTCTATTAATTCTAATATAATATGACCTATCATCTAAATCATAAACATCACCACATTGACCAAACTTTAAAGGTTCAATATGAATCTCATCAATCTTATGTCTAGGTAATAGATAAGACTTTGCGAACCAGAGAGCATCCTCAATGGTTCGTTTTAGTTTTTTATTGGTTCTTCTTTTAAATTCTATGTACATATTAATCAAAAGTTATTTGAGCTGCATAGTCAATATTATCAAAGATTTTATCTAACTCTGCAATCTTTTCCTTGCACTTCATTATTGCAAATCCGTTGCCAGGGGTTTTCTTTTTCTTTCGTTCAAGGGAATTTAACATATCTTTAAAGAATGTATATTCTTTTTGTAATTGTGTCAGTTGATTCATAATAATCTCTCTCTTGTTAACTATACCTATATTATAAACTGATTCGTTTTTTGTGTCAAGTAAAAAAAGAGGGAACAAAAGTTCCCTCTTGAAGCCTCGTTAAATGTCACCAAGTTTCGGCCACCCACTCTTGGTGCAGTAACTTCTGTAAGAGTATTGAGTCCTTGAGTTTACCAGACTTGTAACTCACTCTGTTACTTTCGTCATGTCATTGGTTTTAATCTCCCTCTTTATTAACTATACTTACAGTATATACTGATTCGTTTAGTTTGTCAACACTTTTTGTTATCAAAACAAAAAACCCTCAGAAGAGGGTTTTCGCTTGTCGTGGGTTATTAGATTTTAGAGAGTGAGAGAGAGAGGACTAACAATCCCACGACACATGGATTAGACTATCATATCATAATATAAATGTCAATAGTTTTTAATCCATTAACTCAAAATGTGGCCCATCAATAAATGGCCTTCTACCTTGTGAACGTCTTAAATCAATATATGCGTTCATAGCATCTTCCATTGTACCATCCCAATCTCGCATATCATTAATGTGCCATGCAGCTCCCCAACGCACTTGTACACCTTCTTGAATAGCTGCTTCTTTCATTGCATCTGCAAGATCATCATAAAGGTTCAATTCCCATGATCCCCTTGAACCAACATAGGCCATGAGGTCAACTGCTTTACCCTCTAAATGTTTACTCTTCATTGTTTGACTTGCGCCTTTCGCTACAAGCTCTTTTTGTTGTGCTTCGGTTCTTAAACCTTGAATCACGCCAAAGTCAGTTTTTGTCAATCCTATGGCAGTTTTGACAACTCTTTGCATACGCTCATCAACACCCTCTAGTTTATCTAGTGATCTTTGTGATAATTTAAATGCCATTTTTAACTCCTACTAAAATTATCGTTCCAATTAAACGCTTCTTTGACAACAGCTGCAGATAATCCTTTATACACTTGATGTAATCTTTTATCTTTTGTGTTAATTACCAACTCTGCTTCTGATTTATGTAATCCTTCAAGTAATTGTATAAACATATCTTCTCGTCTAAATTGTGGTAATGGATCGTTACCACCTTTTACATAATTATATAATTTTCTTGCTTCTTTTGCAAGAACTGTATGTTCTGTTCCTTCTTCTGATTCATTTGCTTTGTATGGAACATCACCTTTTGGAAGTTTCCATTCAATTTTCGGATCAAAAGAACCTTTTAGTATCATTCTCAATGGTTCACTATCATGTTCTTTGAGAATTGCAACCTTTTTATCTTTTGTTTTTGCATTATTTACTTTCTTTAAAACTTCAGAAAGTAGTGGTGTATATGTTTTTACGGCCATATTAAAAATCTCCAATATCGTTCATAAGATTTCTCAATCTTTTTTGTATAAAATAATTTAGTAGATTTGATCTTTCACCTTTTGGTGGTTTGCGATATTCAATCATTATTTCTCTTTTCACATCTTTTGGAATACATTCTAAATCAATTAAAGTTTTATTTCTTTGATAGTTTCTTAATTGTTCTGCATTACAAAAATCTTCTGGTTCTTGTTTGGACATAAGAATTGAATCTTTTCTTTTCTTACTAAAAGGTTTTTGTCTTAATCCATCAACAAAAGTATTATCTGGTGATAAGATATTTGGAATACTATCGCTTCTATCTCCTACTAATATATGTTCTTTTATATATAGGTAGGGATCAATACCATTGATAAACTTCTTGTTTACAGGGCTGTATTGTGTAACAAAGTTATACTTTTGTAGTTGTATAAAATCTTTGTCACTAGATAATATTAGTACTTTCTCATATTCATTTGGTGTTTGATTGATATGCATACAAATAGTTGCAATACAATCATCTGCTTCTGCACCATCAACTTCTATTACTTTATATGGAAAGTTTTCTCTAATCTCATCACGAATAGTATTTAATGTTTCAAATATTAAATTCCAATCCAGACCAGAGTTGGCTCTGTCTTTCTTTCGATTAGATTTATAGTTTGGAAAATAATCTCTTCTCCAATATCTTTTGTTATCATAACATAATACTAGTTCTCCAAATTCTTCAAAGAACTTAGCTCTATACATTCTTAAAGAATTGAGAACCATGTGTCTAACAAGATTCTCATCTACATCATTTTGTCTTTTAGAACCAACTTGCATCATAAGATTACTGATGGTTACTTGATTCATATCAACTAATATCATAATACATTCCTAGTGTAGTGTTTCTTTCTCTGCTCCTAGTTCAGTTGAGTGATCTACTATCATAGCCATCAAACTTATAAACTCTTTTTCAGACAACACTTCTTTATATATGCGTGTTGCTGTTGCTTGCATTATGCCTGCAATTTCTAATAGACTAATATTCTTTTTTACAACTAGTTCTTCGACTAATTTTATAATATCTGCGTGAGCTTCTTCAAATCTTTCTACACGACCCTTTTCCATCTTACTCTCTTTTCTTGATATTCACCATAAAAATCATCACACCAATCACCATGTTTTAGATAGTATTCACAGTTACGAATATAACCCTCAATACTAGCAGCTCTTGAGATTGCACCTTTGATATTATCTCTTACAGCTTTTCTTTCGACTGTAAGTAATTCTTTTTGAGTCTTAATCCACTTACGAATATTCTTTAGACAAAGAATATGATCGTCTGGTAAGTTAATAACTTCCTTTGCAATATTTTTATATTGAGGTGGATTTTCTCTCAACCTCTTCTCCCTTGCCTTTGCAAGTCTTTCAGTTGCAGCTATTCTTTGTTCAACCGACATTGGTTTTCTTGGTTTCTTAAATTTTTTCACAGTATTCATTATAACCTCTCTTATAATCTCTCTTCTAATTCTTTTTGTAATTTACGTTTGTATCTGCGTATTGCAGCCGCTTTCTCTTTCCTACGTTTCTCACCTCTGGATTGAAAGTAAGTTTTCTCACGCAGTTCTTGAATAATACCCTCTTTGACAAGACGCTTTCTAAGAACACGCAATGCACCATTTACATCATTGTTGCGAACAGATACAGATAAACCTTTTGGTTCATCTGTTTTATTTGATTTCTTTTTATATTTCATACTAGTATTTATAATAAGTAATTGGGAGTTAACCCTTTCTCATATTCTTCATGTATCTCAATAATCTTGTATGCTTCAATACAAGCAGCTTCTAAAAGGTCATGAGCACCATCTGATGTTTTAAACCCATACTCATCTGCAAAGTCCATTGAAGAAGAAGTTCTGAAGTACTCTCCAAAACCATAGTTCGCAAGACAATTTGCAAGTTCATTAACATGATTGGAAGAACAAACAATCTCGTTGCTTCCATCATCTTCATAGTTATGCAATTCTAATTTACCTTCGTTACAACTCAAATATGAAATCATTAATAATACCTTTCTCTCTGTTTACGAATCATAATACCATTTTCTGCATATGGAGTCAACCCCCCAAACAAAAAAAAGTGCCCCGAAAGACACTTTTTTCTAGTAGTGGTAAAAATGTAACTACTATTCTATAGTAATTAAACCAGCTTCTTCTAGTGGCCCACCAGCTACAGTAAGTGATTTAAAATATTCATCAAACTCTGAAATGCCTGGTATGATACCCATGTGTTCTTTCTTTAAGTAATAGAATAAAGGTCTGGAAACTTTATAAGAACCATCTGCAATACTATCAAAAGATGGTTCAACACCATCTACAACAGCACCATGTACTTTATCTCTATTTTGATCTAAGAAAGAAAAACCAAAAACACCAAAACGATTAGCGTCTTTAGTTAATTTCTCAACTATAAGATTATCATTTTCACCCATTTCAGTAACAAGACCATCTTCTCTTAATCCAGAGCAACGAGCTTTATATCCATCATCACCTTTTTTAGGCATATCATAGATTTTCTTACATACTGAATGTAATACTAATTCTACGAAAGCATCTCTTGTACCAGATGATGGTGGTGGCACCATAACATCAATCTTTATATGTGGAAGATTAGGATTAATATTATCCCAATATAGATAACCATTGTCAACCCATTTACCATTAGATAAAACTTTATAAGCAACAGCTTTAAATATTTCTTCTTTGGTTAAAGAAAATTGTGTAGAACTATTAGAATTTGCAAACACTATACCATCAAATCCTATTAATCTTTCTATTGGTGTAACGCCATTTGAAGTACATAGTTCAACTTCACTTGATTTAATGGCTCTACTTGCATTTGTTATATCTGGAGTATCAGTTCCTATCCCTTTACAGAATAATTTCATTCCACCACCAGAACCAGTGGATTCAACGACTGGCACATTAAATTCTGTACCTTTACCGAATTTTTCAGCTACTATTGTAGAAAATGGAAAAACAGTTGATGACCCCACAATAGAAAGTGTGTCACGAGCAATTGCGCTATTCGTTATAAATAATAAGATAGCTGCAGTTATTGTAGTTATGTATGTTTTCATGTTTGCCTCCTTAGTCTAAAAATGTGAAAACAAAAAATATAGGGAGAACCCAATTCTCCCTATACTTTATATAGTTTACTATTATAAACTTGTCACAAAAGTTTCACAATTAATTTGGATTTGGTGCATCTATGCCAGGAAGATACTTAGACATTCCTAATAGTTCACCTACAGTAAACTTTCCATCAAATGGATCTAGTTCACCATCATTTATTTGTTTCGTAATTTTTATTGCAATATCAGCAACATCTTTAGGCATATTTGTCATTGGAGCCATTTCTACCATTCCAGTATCCATACCACCCCAAGTGTCTGAAGATTCCCAAGTACCATCTAATGCAGCCTGTATTCTCTTAATGTAATAAGGGCCCCATTGATCTATGATTGAAGTTAATTGTGTATTTGGTGCAAAACTAATCATATCTGACGCTTGACCGAAACCTTTTATACCTAACTCTTCTGCAACTGATAATGGTGCAGTTGAGTCTGTATGTTGTGTAATAATATCAGCACCTTGATTAATCAATGCTTTAGCTGCATCTGCTTCTTTTGCTGGATCATACCAAGTATTAACCCATACAACATCTATGTCAAAATCTGGATTTACAGAAGTCGCACCTAAGTAAAACGCATTGATACCACGAATAACTTCTGGAATTGGAAATGATGCAATATACCCTGCTTTTCCTTCTTTACTCATATGTCCAGCGATAACACCTTGAACATATCTACCCTCATAGAACTTAGAAGAATATACTGACATATTGTCAGCAGTTTTATATCCAGTTGCGTGTTCAAACTTTACATTTGGAAATTTCTTTGCAACATTTAACATTTGTTCCATGTAACCAAATGATGTCGCAAATATAATGTCAACACCATTCATAGCCATTTGTGTCATAACTCTTTCTGCGTCAGGCCCATACTTGACACTTTCAACATAAGTTGTTGTTATATCATCACCAAAATGTTCTTCGGCCATTATTCTTCCTTGATCATGCATATAAGTCCAACCATGATCTCCAACTGGCCCAACATATACAAATCCAACTTGTATTTTGTCTGCGTATGCAGAAGAAACACTTAATGATAATAGTAGTACTGATAGAATTTTAAACAGTTTCATTTTTTACCTTTCTTTTTTTGAGGGTTAATTTGATGTATTTTCATAAAATACTCGGCGTCAACTACCACAAGGGGAGTCTTACCATTCTTTTTCATAACAACTATGGGTTCATAGTCATTACTATTTTCACACGCTTGAGAATAAGCATCCCAAACATTCAATTTCTCCACATTCTTACATTCTATAGAATATGGAAATTTCTTTCTCGCATCACGAGCCATGATTAAATCTTCACCACCAGCTCCCATTGAACGAGATTCTATATCTTCTGGATGTACGTTAAGTTCTTCTATTAACTTATCACGTACCCATTGTTGTAATCTTCTACCTTTTGCTTTTGCACTTTGCGTTTTCATAGTTAATCATCACTATCGTAGTATTCCTCATCATACATGAAATCTTCATTATTACTTATAGGTTCTCCACAAAAAGGACAATATGTAATTTTATAATATTCTTCTTCCATGTCATATTGAATCGTATACTCTACATCACATGATTCACAAACTATTAGTTTTTTCATCTCATGATACTCTGTTACCTCTTAACGCAAAGAACAAACCACCTACCCAAAGAAATACGTGTAGGTTATCGTACAATAAAACATCTATAAAACTTTCAGGCTCTCCTATCCATATCACACCTGTCATGATACAACACATAGTGATACCACTAAATCTTGTAACCATGTCACCAATCCAATCTTGCATTTCGCTATACATCCATGCAGTTGTCAGTATACCACCAATCAATAAACCTATTCCAGATAAAAACTCACCATAGGTTACAAACCACCATACCAATACAGATAAATCATATGATGCAGCTTCATCTACATCAACTGGAATTTTCATCCATCCTTGTTGTATAAAAACAATCGCAAGTGGTATTCTCAATAACCAATGTGATTGACAAAACTCTGGCATATTACTAAGTATCTTTTTCATTATTCTCTAATCCATTTCCTACTTTAATTAAATATTCACCATTTAAATCATGTGTTCCACTATTATGTACTGCCCACCAGAAACAATTCCATAAATTATAACTACCCCCAACCCACCATGGCTGGGGATATTTTTTTGCATCTTCTCTTATTTTTTTCCAATGACCCACGAATAGTTTAAATCTATTCATGTTCTCCGCCTGGATCTTTTGGATCTAGTCTTAGTGTTTTTCCATCTATCACCATAGTTTGTCTTGCTCTTGGATAACTATGATAACCTTTTCTTAGTTTAAATACAGTTTGATTTACTGACTCTGGATTCTTTTCTGCTTGATTAAAAACTAAAAAGGTAATCGCAATACCACTAATTAATACAATATGTACAACTGCACTAATACCAAACGCAGTTAAACTTCCAATCATAACTGCAAATATACCACTCCACATAAATGCTAATATTAAAAATAACATATGTGCAACTTGTGGGTGTAATTTTCTTAATGGTGAATGTTCTATTGTCATTACACCTTTCCAACCGAATTTGAATATTTCATATATTGCAAATGGTGGGTATGCTTTCCAACTATTTTTCATATTTCACAGCCTCCTGCCGTACACGCTAATTCTTGAGAACTTGTTGTCATATCTTGTTTCTCATATTCTCCTAGTAAACCCCAATCAACATTCTTAGGCATACTATTCAATATTTCTTCATATTGTTTTTCGTCACAATCTTGATATGGTGCTTGTTTATATGTATGTTCCGAAAATGGTAGGAAACTGACACCAGACATATAATCAAAATGTTCATAAACCCATGCACCAACCTCTAACCATTCGTGTTCCTTTACAGATATGGTTACAGATGGTTTATGTTCACACCAATGTTTTTGATAAGTTAACCATAATTCTAATTGTTCTATCGCAGACATATCAGTTCTGAACACTGCATTTTTATTTACTTTCATAGGAAAAGAAAATACTGATGTATGGCCTGGATTCATTACATCATCTTCTACAGGAAATCCAGAGTCTACCATCATCTGTGTAAGTGGATCTTTTTTATCACCCCTCACAGTTCTAATGTAATAAGGGTTATGTCTTGCATGAATACCAGAAGCTGCATCAACTAATTGTGAAACTGTACCAGATGGTTTCACACAAGTAATTGCAGTTGCTTGATTAATACCCAACTTTTTAGACCATATTTTATTTGTTTCTATTGCAACTTCTCTAAGTTCATCTAATAAACCTTCAAGACTATTGTAAGAATTTGACACTGGATTTCTTTTACCATTTGTTAAAGGACTATCCATGATACCTGTAAGTGACACACCAAGCAATCTTTCTTCTGAACAATTCTTTTTCCACATATTAGAAACATACTTGAAGTTAGTAAGTGTAGATTGAAACGTACCAAGTATGGTTGCAATCCTTACTTTCTCTTTCAAACATTCACTTGTATCAGTTGGTCTGATAACAGCTTCTGATAAGTTGCAGAATTGTCTATCTCTTAATATGATTTCAGAACATGGGTTTGTACCAAACTCATGACCATCAATAGTTCTTCTACCATTTTTCTCAGCCATTTTATTTGCAGACGCACGATTAAAGATACCTCTTTCACCAGACTTAGAATCATATAGTGATTTCCATTCGTCCATAAAGATACCAATATCTGGTTTCTCTGTATAACACGCAGAGTTATTTGCAAGCGCTCTTTGACCATGATGTTCCCACCATTGACCAGATTTTGCATGACGCATACGATCATCAGATAGATTAGATAATGAAATAAGAGCAGATCTTCTTACTCCACCCACAACCACAATCTCTGCAATCTTACATACAATATCGTGACATTCTATAGATGATAGTTTTCTTCCTTTTGCATTTGTAAATGTTTTCTCAACAAATCTAAACAAACTATCTAGTGGTTCTGGGCCTGATGCACGACCACCAAATGTTTTAAGTGGTGTTCCTGCTGGTCTAACCTTTGATAAATCCCACTTTGGTATTTGACCAATATATAACATACCTATAAGTTCTTTGAGTGCTTTTGCCCAACCTAGTTTACTATCTGCAACTTGTATCATTGTATCAGAATGATAAAACTCCTCTGCAATAATAGGAAGTTTTGCAGTAAATTGTCTTTCTACAGAAAAACCAACACCAGTACCATTCATCAATACATAAAGTATTTCATCAAAAGCTGCAACTCTATCAACTGCAACATAAGAACAATTATACCCAGCAATATTTTCTCTCTTCAATGCTTCACCAGCGGTCATTAAACATCTCATAGAAGGCATCACTTTAATATCTAATACCGCTTCTTCCAACTCTTTTCTTGTTTTATCATCTAAATCATAGTCACACATTTCTTTTAAATGTTCAGTAAAAAAATCAAAGTATCTTTCGATAGTTTCATTCCATGTTTCTCTGCGTCCTTCTTCTGGTAACCATCTAGAGTATCTAGATAGATGAATAAATTGTTGATATTGCGTTGGTAGTTGATTAGACATTTACTTTTCTCCACATTGAAAACTGCATCAAGGCTTCTGTTCCTTGATAGGTATTATTGTCAATTATTGTTTTTATTTCTTCTTTTGTTTTTCCAGATAAAATCATTTCATTTACATCTTTTTCAATAATAGTGCGTGGCCACAAAGTAACTTTGTAACCATTAACTATAAACTTTTTTATTTGTTTACAGACTTGTCTGTTTCTAGGTTCGTTATCTGGAACGAGGATAGAATTATCTTTATACTTCTTAATACGTAAATCACCTTGAGCAACTGCAACACAGTTGTCAATGAAAAGACTATCAAAGGGGCCTTCAACAATGTATATATTCTTTTCTTCATCTATTCTATCCATTCCATATATTTTAGGACTACTCTTGTCCAGAATTACTGTTAGATACTTAGGTATCTCTTTTCCGAAAGCTCTTCCTTGATAACCTATTATATCCCCATCTTTATTTCTAAAGGGAATAATAATTCTAGGATGATCTCCATCTAGTGAAGAAAATTTATTCTTCAAGTGTTTGTTTGAAAATCCAAAGAAATTCGGACAGTAATATATATCATTCCAAAATTTTCTAGGTATCAATCTTCGTGACAAAAAGTCAACAGCTGGATGACTTTTTTCAAGATTCTTAAAACTTTTTAAATTAAATTTTGTTTTAAATTTTGGTTGTTCAAATTCGTATTGTTCTTGTGGTACAGATTTACCTGTGTAGTTTTGACCATACCCCTCTTTGTATCTTTCTAGACGATATTCATTGAAAAGATTTGTATCTATAAACTCAATCAGTTTAGGTAAAGTTGTTCCCATAGAACAGTTATGACATTTATAGAACAATTCAGTTTTTGTTCTATAGATAAACCCTCTGGCCTTCTTTGTATTTTTTTGAGAATCACCACAATAAGGACAAGAGAAATTCCACAAGTAGTCACTTTTCCTTGTGAAATTTCTAAGTCTTGGTGATATTAAGGATATATATTTGTTGTCAATATAATTCATTATTTTTCATAATATAAAAATCAAACCAATTTGTCAATAGATATTAGACATTTATTGTAATTACTTTCTGTATGATAAACCCTAAAACAATAGACCCACCGATAATTAACCATCTCCATTTTTCTAGGACACCAACACGATTAGACATATCTTGTCGCATCTTTTGAAATTCTTCCACGAGTCTACGTTCCATCTCACTCATCGCTTGATGGGTTTCCTTTGCGTTAGTTGTAATGCGAGAGTGTAATTCTTGTACACTATCTCTAAATTCTTTTTCTTGTTGTTCCAAATTTTCTTCCTGGCGTATAAGTTTTTCTTCATGCACAGCCATTATAGTATGTAAAGAAGAAGATACATCTGCAATCTTTTCTATTGCAGAATCAAGTCTGTGGTGTATTTGTTTCATGTCGTTTACTTCTCTTTTGAGGAGTGCGACTTCTGTTTCCACACTTTTACTACTTGACATTCTTATCCTTTCTTCTGTGCATTAGGTAATGATATTCATCACCTAACATCTCTAATGTATGCAATCTTCGTTCCAGTTCTTCAATTTTTCTCGCAATTTTTGGATTTACTTTTTTCCAAGCATCATCTGGTTGATCAAACCATGTCCAACCATAACGATCTCTAACAAAATCTAATATCTTATCGAATTGTGAATAGACCCATAGACCTATTCTTGTATCTCTCATGTATGCAATAAACAATGCACCAAATATAGAACCACCAATACCTGTGTAAATCCACAACCTGTCGTTCACCATTCTCTCTATCATATCCCACATTATTTATTTTCCTTAGTATAATCTATATAAAAATTCATACCATGATCTATTGTTCCATCAAATGGGTGTAACTTCTTTATTGCAGCCCACCTACCACGCATCTTATCTTTGAACCTTTGCCATAGTGTCATGTTTCTTATCTCTCCATAATAATTAATGTATATAAGTTTTCCATGATGTTTATATCCCATTAGAAATAATGGTACTCTTGTAACTATATCATTATTATTAACGACACGATAATGTAAAGTTCTAATATTTTTTACAAAACTTCTTGTTCCAACTCTAGGTGATCCAAATGTTGTAAGTTGATCTACATTACAATATTCTTCAAACCTTGATGTTGCAATAGTAGCCATAGCTGCACCCAAAGAGTGACCAGTTATATAAAATCTTTTTTTCTCATGTTTTTGTTGGTGATTATTAATTTGATCCCATAATTTATCTACCTCACCTTTAAAACCAGCGTGTACTAATCCATTGGTCATTGAACCTCTGGGCCATGCTTTTAGGTCTGCAAATATATCGGATATTTCTTTTGGTTCTGTTCCTCTAAAACACAAACAATATTCTTCATCATTCCATACTGCATGACATTGAGCACCATCAACATCAAAATATTTGTGTCCAGTGTATCCTAGTTTTTGAAAATGTGGTTTGGAATTTTTACCTTTGTATGCCAGTTGTGACAACTGAGCCATTAGGTTAATTTTATTCAGATTGTACGACATCTGGAATAGTATCTTCATTTTCTGTATTATCCTCTCTTGGTGTAACTGCTTTTTCGTAGTACAAGATAATCTGATTTTGTTCTTCTATAAATCTTTTTATCTCTTCAAAATTGAGTGCAAGTGACTCAAAACTACTAGCTGTCATTGCATATAATACAAACTCTCCTTGCGTACCTTTGATACGATTAATAACATCTTCTAAATTATTTTCTGTGACTACAACAATGTCAGCGTCTTTCATTTTAACTGGATCTGGACGATTGACAATCTGTATGGTAGGAGCAGGAATTTCTACTTTTTCAACTACTGTGGGTACTGTTACAATTTCTTTCTCACGAAAATTACTGCAAGCACTTATCATCAGTAACACAACTAATGTCACTAAAAAATACATCAACTTCTTCATTTATCTTTTCCTCACTTGCTTTTGGATCTGCAAGGCTATTCTTTATTATATCTGTATTCGCAAGTAATTTTGATATTTCTTTATTTGCGTCCTGTACTTTTTTGAGATTTGTATTTAACTCGTTATTTAGTTCTTGTTGTTTCTTTACCTCTGCTTTAAAATTCTCTATCTCTTGTTCTACAGTTTTACGATATTCTTCAAATTGTGTTGTAACTTGTTTATTAACTGTTTCAAGTGTTGCATTATTTGTTCTCAAAACAGAAATAGTTTCTTGGGTTGTATCATAATAATACTTGGCCCCATATGCTACAGAGCCAAGTATCAACATAATAATTATGGTAATATATACACGAAACATAATTACCCTTATTCAGATTTCCAAATAGTCCATAAACCCCACGCAATCGCAACTCCAGCTGCAATCTTAGCGAGTGGTGTCAAGAATAGAACTAATAGACCTAATGCAATACAAACTGCACCATCCCATGTAGTTCTTTCTGATATTCTATTCTTAATCCAACTAATCATAATGTTCTCCTTATATTATCGCTTTTGCCAAATTTCATATAGAATCCACACAGCGATTAAACCAATAATACCTTGTGAACCTAGTCCAGACATAATATTACTTATATTGGTAATCACAGACATTTCGGCAGGCATGAATGGCATTGCACCCAAACCTAACACTTCTAGAATAATTGCAAGAGCAGCGAGTGAAACACCTAGATTAGCTAGTCCACCAGCCCATTCTCTTACTTTATTTAATATTTCCATATTACTTTCTCCTTTAGAATGATAGTTTAGGATTTGGAGTACCAAAGTTCTTTTTTCTCATAACAGTTTTTGCAACCAAATCCAATTCTTTTCCATCCCACTTTAATACAAACGGAACATTTATATCTGTTTGCATATCGTTGAGCACAGCTTCAGCGTCAGGCCCAAGTTGTGCTATTTTCTTGCCGTGTTTTTTGTATGATTGTCTAAACATACGTATCAATTCTGCAACTGTAATTTGTGTTTTGTTGCGAATATCATTAACACGATCCAGAAAATGTCGTGTAAACTCAACATCAATACCGACAGATTTATACAATCTATCTGCATATTTTTCTACTGAGTCTAAATCTTTTTTGGATAGTTTTGCGTCAGATGTAGACGCATTTAAATCTGCGATAGGTTTAAAGTTACCCAGCGCATAGGAGTAAGACATCTCTTTAAGAAAATCTTTGAATGTTTTCATTACTTTACTTTTGAGAGTGCGAAATCAGCTATTTTCATAAACTGACCCTTACTTCCATTTACCATCCGTTTCATTTTTTCTTGATTAGATTTATTAATCAAGTCAAAAACTTTTGTAATTGCAGATGCAGTAAACATATCAACTTTCAAAGAACCATCTTTAAACTTTATTGTTTTGTGTTGTTTATTCTTTACAATATTTTTAAGAACATCTATATTATCTTCTACAAGTAAATATTCATTTTCAAAGTTTAGAGTATTCTCTTGCACTTTCTTTGCAAGTTTTGATTCTCTTTTTGCTCTTGAGTTTTCTATTCGTTTCAAGAAACTTTTTGCTTCTTTAGTTCTACCATCATATGGTTTCTTTTTTCTTTTGACTATAACTGTAGAAGAATCATCTCCAGTTCCAACAACAGCAGTTCCAGTTGCATTAGTTGGTGCATCTTCTGTTTGTATTCCTAATTTTGGATCATCATAGAACTTTTTCATTATGTCATCAAAACTTAAACTCATAATAGATCTCCTAATTGTAATTCTTTTATATCTTCTGCACTTACAAATATTTTTTGTTTCGTCTTTTTATGTATGACAGGAAAAACATCAACTCCTAGTATTGTATCAGAGGGTGAAATATCTTCAAAGGCTTCAACTTCATCACCTTCTAATGCGTCTATTTCATCTTCCTCATCTTCTCCTGTTACGATAACATCTTGTGTAAGTAAATAAATTCCTTTTGATAGTTTACCATTGTCTAATGTTACTTCTTCTGAAATATCATCATCTAAATCAATATTGTTTTCTTTTAGATACTTCATAAACTCTTTTTCAAACATCTCTGGATCTTCTATGTGTTCCTTAAAAGTATCTTTCAACAAAAATAGAGCAGCTGCATATGTACCTAACTTTGTTCTTAAACCTGGCACCTTTTGAAATATTTTCTTGATGTTAAAAACAAGTTTGTGTAAAACTGTATATGCATTTTGTTCTACAGCTTTATACAATCTTTTCTTTGTTCTAACTCCTTTTTCATCAATGATACCTAACTTAAAGGCATCTGTTTTTTCAAAAGGTGTAACCAATAGTTTAATGAATCTATAAGTTACAAATAAATCAATCGCTCTTCCCATTATAGTTTCTCTAACACTTTTTTTACCTTTAGATCTTCTTCTACTTCTTTAAGTTCATGATCAGAAATCATATTTAAAAATTTCATAAATGTTTTAAGAACACCCCAAAATTCTTTTTCAATCTTAAATAATAATAAAGTAGACCCAGCGTCTGCACCAAAAACATTATATATGACAGTTATATGGTTTAATATAAGTCTTTCTTTTAGTTCACCAGTTTCATCATACTTTCTTAATAATCGTTTAATGTACTTGAATCGTTTCATATCATCATGAAACTCATACTCACCTTCACATTGTGGATTATCGTAATGTCTGATTGCAAACATTAAGATGTTTTCATTCGTTAATTTTTCATACATAATATAATTATATTAAACTATTTTAGCCTTTATAAAATGAGTTCCAGATTCTGTTTTTACATGATTAATTTCTAATGATAGTCCACCTTCTATTTTGTGTGAAATACCATCATCATCTGGACTTATATCGTCACCATTTTCTTCTTTACCAGACCTAGCGTATTGTGAAATTGGTAAAGATATTTTACCACCACCTTCTGACAAGTCAACATCACCAAATGAAATATGTAATCTCGCAAGTCTTTCTCTTAACTTATTGATAGCGTGTTCTGCAACTAAATGTTCCATACTACCCATCACACCAAGAAATGCATTAATTCTTTCAATGACTTCTGGATTAGCTAGGTTACCCATACCATAAGAGAAATCACTATCTGCGCTCACTTGACCTTCAGTTGTCTTAGATCCTTCAGAAATGTATTGATTAAATCTTTTCATTTTAATCTTCCTCTTCATTATGCTCGTGTGGTTTATCACCACCTTTATGTGAATGTTCTACACCATTATCATGTGTATGTAACATTGGATCTTTTTTTCTATGAAGTCTTACAACATTAGGATTTTCCTGTAATATTTCCTGTAGAACTTCAGAACTTTCAGATACAGGTTTACCATTTGCACCATATCTGATAGGATCTATTGGAGATTTTTTCATGACTTACTCCTATGATAATGTTGCGCCAAAATTTGACACAATGTACCACTTGTCTGTAACCCAAACACAAACAATAGCTTCTCCTTCTGCATCAAATACTGCTTGATTATTACTAGCAAGTGCAGAAGTAATTGTCAAAGTATATGTTTTACTACCAGAATGTGCTTTACATATAATAACTTTTACTTGTCCATTGTTTGTACCATTTGCAAGTGTACCAGTTATATTACCAGACGCAGTAGCCAAATCAATTAAAGTAATTGAATTTGTTACATCTGGATTTGCAGTAGTAGTAATATCTGCTTGTATTCCACCTAGTGTAATAAATGTAGGTATGTTATTAAAAAGATTTGCAATTGTCATCTTTTTATTAATTGGATTACCAGAGGGATCATCTATTACGTGCAGTAAATCTGCACCAGCAATAGTTGAACCGATATCTGTTAACGCAGTTATTTTCTTATCAGCCATTTTTATCTCCTATATTTTAAACCCTCAACTCAATGCAGTAGTTACTGCACTATCGTCTTGCGAGGGAATGCTACTGACGTTATTCGCCCCACTTAATTGTTCAATAAACGAGTCACATTGTTGTATTGCACCATTGAGTGCATTATGTTGAGCCGTTAACTGAATCTTCATTCTTTCTGTTTGTTCCAACTGTTTCTGAACTTGTTTCATATCAGTTTGTAACATTTCTTTTCTTTTTTCAATATCATCAACACTTAAAGTGTTACCATTTTTTTTCATGATTATCCTTAATTATTTATTATGCAACTGTTATAGTCTTAGTTGAACCTCTACCGCCTGCACCGATAACATCACCAGCAGCGAATACTTTATCAGAAGCAACATTTGTGCCTGCATCTTTAATAGTTCCAGAAATTGTCTGAGCACCAATCGAAAGATTAGTTGCCGCATTAGGAACTGTAAATGTAAATACTACACGATTTGTACCTGTTTGTGCAGCTGCAGTTGCTGTCGGATTTGATTGTCCAGATGCTGTAACAGTTAGAGTTGCACCATTAGTAACGTCAACAAGTTCGTTGTATACAACAATAACTGAACCAGTAGCAGCTCTTGCATATGTTTTCTTGTCAAAATGAACAGAGGTAATTGTTGCATCAGATAATGCAGTAGGAAGTCCACTTAATGCACAAAGAATCTCATCATAATGTGTTGATTTATCAGCGTTTGTATAATGACGCATAACCCATCCTTGATCCGTTGCAAAGACGTTTTGTTTATCTGCTGTTTTATTTCCATCAGTAGTCCACTTTGGTTTGGACTCATCAGAACTTGAATTTCCCCATAGGGCCATATCATTTCTCCTTCTCTAAGAATTTACTCTTCTATTTATCTATTTCTCAATCTTGTCTTTTGGGGATGTTTCAACCTTAGACATTGGTTTACCTGTCATGGTCTTTTTACCATTCTTAGGTTCTTCCTCATCTTCATCATCCATTTCTTCTTCATTTTTTACCTTTGCAGACTTTTCCCACATTTTTGTGATCTCATTTGCAGCCATTTGAACTAATGTTTGATTTTGTTCTTTAACTGCTTTTGATATTGCTTTACGTCTTTTATGTAAGTATTTGTCTGAAGAATCTACATCACCATCATTATCAATATCTTTATCTTTACGATCCTTAAATTTCTTTTTAACAGCGTCTTGATTTACTGGATCTAGTTTATCTTCTTCTTTTGGTTTTTCACCTTTTTCTTTTTTAGAAATTGCGATAGCGGCTTGTTGTGCAGGCGACATTGCCTCAAGCACAGCCTGTTCTAAACTATCTTTTTTAGTTTCAAAGTACTTGGACATTTATTTCTCCTGTGCATTTAATTTATTAATTGTTTCAGTTGCTTTCGCAATCTGTAGTTGTAATTGTGCAATACGTGTTTTCTTTTTATCATCACGCATCTGATCTACTTGTTTCGCAGTATCTGGTTTATCTGGTTCTTCTTCCTCTGCGACTCTCTTTGCAGTTGCAGTTGCAATCGCCATCTTCTTATCCATAGGCATATTTGGATTATCTTTTTCTATAGCCTTTGCGATCTCTTCTCTTTTCTTCATTTCTGCATCTGTAAGTTTCTTTTCTTGAACCATTACTTTTGGTTTAAACTTTTTCATGACTTCTTTGTGATACTTGGTCATATCTTTATTACCAGCATCTACCATAAGTTCTCCATTACTAATATTATCATCATTTACATCAAACTTCATTAGTTGAATACCATCAAAGTATGACTTAGCAGAACTTGCATCTCTAGAATTTTTAAATTTATATTCTACATACTCAATCTTTTCTACAATTCCTTCTTTCATTTTACCTTTTTGAACATCAACACTAGGTTCAATACCTTTGTCATTTAAATATTTCATAAACTTAACAAGGTTTGCACCCTTACCACCAAGTCTAACTTTACCTTTAGTTTGTAAGTCTTTCATAGCTTGTGGTGCATTGTATATTGTAAGACCTAATCTTTTGGACATTTGAAGAACTGCGTTGTAAAGACCTTTTGGATTTTTAGAATAATCCAAATCTATAACCATTGCATCTTCGATAAGTGACTCCTCATTCATTCCAAGTTGTTTTCTTAATTTTGCTATTTCTTTTTTGATTTTATCTTGCATTGGTGAATTAGAAGGTAATTTCAGTGCTCTTGTATAAAGAACTGCAAGGACTTTCATTTTATCCACATCTTTAGGATCAATGTTTAATGCTGTTGCCATTGTTACTTCATCAAGTTCAACTTCTTCTTTTACTACAGCGTGTTGTCCAGCACTTTTACCAGTACCTTTTACGTATTTACCTTTAATCTTTTTTGCATAATCTCTAGCATCTTTTTCGTTATCAAACAGATAAAACTTACTTTCATCAAGTTCAGTTTCTTCTGGTATTACTCTTAGTTTACCAGCAACATATAATGGGTGATTTTTCATTGCCTTCTGTGCATCTTCTTCATCATTTGAATCTACTGATACAATAAACTTACTACCCTTTTGAGATACTCTATGTCTTATCTTACCTAATGCACTTTTAACATCAGTAACAATATCTTTCATTTTACCTTCATCAACTGTTTGTCCTGGCGTCATATTTTTTGTATGATCATCATATTCTTTTGTTCCTATCTCATATACCTCTGCCATATTGTAATACTTGCGAGCAATTGCATCTCTTTCTTTTTGATCTTTAGATTCTATTTCTCCAGCTCTTTGATGTCTTTTATTGATATCTTGAATTTTTTTGACTTCTTTAGGAGTACCAAAAGATTGTGCAAGTTTGAGTGCAACCATTCCATGTTCGTTGTCATTTTCTAAATCTTTAATTTCTCGTTTGGTTACTTTCTTTTTCTCTTGAAGTTCGTGTGCAGTTACTGTCCACTCTAAAACTTCTTGATATGCGTCTGTTATTGTTTTTCCATATTTTCCCATTTTATTTTCCTTTAATTTTAGAATGGAGTGAATTTTGTTGCAATCGCATCATCATTAACAGTAATCAAATAATTAGATGTGCTCTCATCATTAATGACATTACTATCATTACAAGTCAATAGTTTTGTATTTGATACAGCAGTTAATCCACTAGTTGGTACAGTAAAATACTCAACAAATGGTTTTTGTGTAGAAGCAATTGCATTAGTTACATCAATTGAATGATTAATTGAACTTGCATCAGTAATACTACCACTACTATTTTGACAAGTTAATAATTTTGTATTTGTTATTGCAGTTAATGGAGCATTTTGTGGTGTAAAATTAGAAGTATAAACAGCTGTTCCAACTACTAATCTAAGATTTGAAATATAACCATCAAAAACAGCTGAATTAGTAATATGTTTTCCTATAAAAGCTGTATTTCCTGTATAATTATTAGTATCACTATATGTTTCATTATCTTCTACGCCATCAAGATATACCTTTGTAGTACCAGAACTTCTAACAATAGCATAATGATGCCAACTACCAGTAGATATTGTATCACAAGTAATTCTGTAACCACTGTTTGCATATACTCTAAGATTACCAGATGTATTAAAATTTACCATCAAACCAGCTGCATGATTTTCTCTTGTATCGTACACAACACAAGGACTAGGAATAGCATCTAGATTAACCCAAAATTCTAATGTAAAATCATTAGTTCCAATAACTAAATCATTGGATGTGCCTGTGCTTGGAACTTTTAAAGAATGTCCAGCATCAAAAACAGTTGAACCGCCAGTTGGTGCTGAATTAATCGTGTAAGGAAGAGAGCCTGCAACCAATCTAAAATTTGAAATATAACCCTTGAAAGGTTTTTGAAAAGCACTACTATACCACCTACCACCAATAATTGATGTTTTTTCACCAAAATCAAATGCAGTGCTTTTTGATCCAGTATTTGATTCTGGAATACCATTAATATATAGTTTTTGTGTATTACTAGAATCAATATTTGTAAAAGCTATATGATACCATTGATTTGGTGAAAGTGATGAATTACTTTCAAAAACAACTGCCTGATCATTTTCTACTAATTTTATTTTACCATCAGTATAAGTCATTATCGCTAAGGCCGCAGTATTTTTACCAAACTGACATACTCCATTAAAGGCAGATATTCTATCAAGATATATCCAAAATTCTATCGTCCAATCAGAAGTTCCCACATCATATGAATTAAGTATAGATAAGTAATCTCCACTACCATCAAAATATACAGATCCGCCTTCGCCTGCTAAAAATGGAGTTACATAATCCCATTTCGTATCTCCATAAGGTGTTAATACATGAACTGATGAACTTGCATCAGTGGGTAATATTGGAACACCATAAGCATTTGCAGATGCACCATTATTTGCTGAGATTGAATAACCATTAGAACTTGCATCAGTAATTGTACCAGTACTGTTTTGACAAGTTAATAATATAGTATTTGAATCACTTGTAAAAGCTGCAATAGGTCGAGCAAAATCTGCACTATATCTTGCTGTACTTGAAATTCTTAGATTAGATATATATCCATCCATACGTTCATTACCATCAGAGTTCATACCGATAGTAATTAAACTTGCTGAAGGAGTTGCGGCCATATTTGTTGCTGAATTATTATTATTCCCTGCTACATTCTTTCCATCTATATACATACGAAAATTTTGACCTTCTTTAACCCAAGCCAAATGAACCCATCTATTATAAATTATATCGTGAGCTGCATTATTCGTAAATAAATCACTAGTAGCAGAACTATAAACGTACATTGCATTAAGTCCACTAGTAGTTTTTCTTCTACCAAATATTATTCGTGTACCTGTGTTAAATTCTACAATATTTTGTTCATCACTAGGTGACTCAACATCAAAAAATGCCCATGCTTCAACAGTAAAATTTGCAAGAGAATTAATAATATTGGTTGAAGAAATTTGAAGATTGTCATTAGTTCCATCAAATCGAGTTGAACCAGTAGTTATATCAGTTCCATTTTTTTCTGTAAATGCTAAAAGTTTAGTATTTGTTATAGCAGTTAATGGAGCCTCTGGTACAGTAAAATAATCGGTAAATGGTTTTGATGTATGTGCAGCTACATTACCGCCTGCTGCTATAGAAAAATTATTAGAACTTGCATCAGTAATACTACCAGTACTATTTTGACAAGTTAGTAGTTGTGTTCCAGATATGGCAGTTAATGGTATACTAGATGGAATAAAACTAGAAGTGTAAACAGCAGTTCCTTTTACAATTCTAAGATTTGAAATGTAACCATTATAATCACCTCCATCACCTCTATAACCAATAACTGGTGTAGGTGATCCAGAATTTGGAGAATAATCTTGCGTATTAACAGCACTATATTTTTCATTGCCATCTAAGAAAATTTTGAAAGTGCCTGATGATCTAACAGCTGCTAGATGATGCCATCCACTTCTAATATCTGTATCTAAATATCCTATCATAGTGTTTGAATAAAAAAAGACAGAACCATTAACTCTATAACCATTATCTACAGCAAATTGAATATTATCTACTGCATTACCAACATCATCTAAACAAAAAATTCTTCTATTTGAACCACCATTAGAATCTAAACTTGAGTCAGTAAAATAAACCCACATCTCAATAGTAAAATCACCTGTTCCAAGTGCAAAATTAGAAGATGGAGCAACAGTAAGGTGATCATCAACTCCATCAAAAATTGTTGAACCGCCAGATGCTGTAGTAAGTGTGTAAACACTAGACCCTTTTACAACTCTAACATTAGACATATATCCAGTTACTGCTCTATCAGTGGCATAAACGTCAGTACCAAGATATCCATCCCAAGACGAAGCATCAACTGTGCCACTATAAGAAGCAGAACCTTTTACAGAACCATTAACTAAAAGATTTATAGTATTACCAACCCTTTGTAAAGAGATATGATTCCAGTGATCTGGTGAAAGTGCTTCTTGAGCAGAAATTTCAAATTGATCTGTTCCACCTACCATATATAATGCTTCTAAATCATAATCACTATCAGAAGCACTTGTTGATGCAGACCCTTGAAATAATCTTAATACATTTGAACTATCATCTGGTGACCATTCAATCCAAGACCCTCTTTTATCAGATGCAGATGAATCAGGCCATACCCATGCTTCAATAGTAAAATCTCCAGTACCAAAATTAAAATCTGAACTAGCAGGAAAAAGAACATAATCTCCAGTTCCATCAAATTTCCATGATCCAGACACCTCAAATGCTAGTGTGAATGAAGATGCACTAGAGTTTGCAGTATTGATGCCATCAGTTACAGAAAAGGTAATCGCAAATGTACCAGCATGAGCATTATTTGTACTAGGTGTTACTCTAAAGAATCTATTGTTACTAAGAGTGTTAGCAGCCAATGCACTATAAGTTCCACCAGATGTTGCACTATTTGTTACAGTTGCAGTACTTCCAAGAGAACCAGTTGTAACTTGGTATTTGTACTGTAATGCAATACCCTCTGGATCTGATGCAACGATTTCTATCGTAACTGGAGTTCCATCAGTTGCAAAACCATAAGTTGCAGCTCCAGCAGATGAAATCGTTGGATTCGCATTTGTAATTGTTGCTATCTTATACCAACCAGAACCATTGTAAATCATAAGATTATTCGTTGATGTTACTAACACTGTATCACCAGCATTATTACCAGTGATAGGTAAATCAGATGGATTAGTTACAGTACTAGAACCACCTACTGATAAATTTGTTGTTGAACTACCACCATCAGATGTAGATTGAAACTCAGCTTTTCCATCTGAACCTCTTTTAAATATAACTCTATCATTACCAGAACCAACTTGAACTTCTTCTGCAAAAATCTTTTTAAATGTCGTGCCATCTTGAGCAGTAACTTTTATGTTACCAGAATCAACAGACAATCTTGATGTTCCGATATTTACTGGATCACTTCCAGAACGAGTAGCTCTATCTCTTGATTTTCCCATAGTTGTTCCTTTTTAAGTATTTATATCATTTAGAATGGATGAAATCTTGTTGCAATTGGATTACCACTAATAGTAATATTATGACTAGATGAACTCGCATCATTAATGACGTTACTATCATTACAAGTCAATAATTTAGTATTTGTTACAGCAGTTAATTTTGATGTGGGTACAGTTATTTCATCATAAAATGGGCCATCATTTGTTAAAATAGTATGTTGACTAGCTTTTGTTACAGTAACATTATTTGAACTACCATCACTTAATGTTGATCCACTATTTTCTTGGAATAATAATAATGCTGTACCACTCACTGCCGTTAAGGGTGATGATGGTGGTGTGAAACCAGCACTTGTATACAAAGCTGTACCTTTTACTACACGAAAATTACTTACTGATCCTGTATCTGGATAAGCATTTCCACTAGCAGTATTACCAAATGATGAAGTAAATGTTGAACCTATAGAACTACTATGAGCTTTACTAAGAGTTTCTACGCCATCTCTATACATTTTAACGACATTACCATTTCTAACAATAGCATAATGATGCCATATGCCTGCACTAGCAGCAGATGATTCATAGGTTGGATATGTTGCGACAGATCCATATAAAAACCAACTACGAGCAACATGGGTAGATTGAATTGTAAGACCAGTAGAACCAGTACCATTGTGATCTAATAGTGTATTGTATCCAAGAGAGCCCCACTTATAGAAAAATTCTATTGTAAAATCATTTGTTCCAAAATCAAAACCAGCGTGACTTGCTAAAGTTGTACGACCTGTATTTGTAAAATCTAAACCAGCAGCAGTTGTGGTTGGAGTATAAACAGTAGACCCATTTACTATTCTAAAATTTGAAAGATACCCAGCAAGATATCCATATGATCCAGATGCATATGATCCTATTTGGATTGACTGATTTTCATCATAATCACGATTGTTAGATACTGACCATTTTAGTTTACCATCTACAAACATCTTTAATGTATTTTCAGAATAATCTCTTTGAAATGCAAAATGTTCCCATGCTCCAGATGTTGGTGTATATCCTGTATCTCTCCAAGCACCAGTATCAGTATAAACTTGAATTGTTGAATTATGAAATGCAACTTCAAATCTTTTTGCACCAGTAGAACCACTAAGAGAATAAATAATAGTATAATTTGAAGTGTTAGTTCCTGCCCTTAGAAAAAATTCTATAGTAAAATCGTTAGTACCAAAGGCAAATTCAGAACTAGATGCGATTGTTAAATAATCATTAGAACTATCAGTAGTACCATAAAATAATGTAGATCCGCCTGTACCTTGTTCAAATGGAGTCGCATAACTAAATTCTGTACTTCCATAAGGTGTTAATTCATTTGATGCTGTGCTTATATCAGTAGGAGCTTTTATAACAGCCACTGAACTAGCAGATGATGAACCAGTTGCTGTAAAAGTATGTCCTGAATCACTTACATCAGTAATACTACTAGAATTGTTGCCAATCAATAAAACTGTTTCAGATGCAGTAGGATTACTTATATTTGTGCTTGATGGATAAGTACCACCAGTTTTTGTTAAAGCACCAGATGGAGGAGTAAATGCACCTGTATATACGGCTTTTCCTTTTACAATTCTTAAATCTGTTACATATCCTTCCCATATCTGGTTTCCACTATTATGACTACCTATAGTTAATGTAGTGCCAGTGAGATTAAAAGCTGTACTATTTGTATTAGCTTTTTGTATGCCATCTAAAAACATAGTTGTATCTGACCCATTTCTAACTAGAGCTAAATGATAAAACTTACTTGTATTTAAAGTACCAATATCTGCAACAAGATCATAGTAAACAGAATAAGTGTTACTCCCACCAATTCTTGCAACAATTTCTCCACCAGCAAACCACATCTGGAATTTATTAGATCCTAAATCAAGTATATAATCATTGTCTGATAAATTACTAATGCCATATTTAAACCAAGTTTCTATAGTAAAATCACCTGTTCCAAGTGCAAAATCACTACTTGTAGCTGCAAGATTACCACCATTAAGATGAATTGATCCAGTAGTTATATTTTCAGGCGCACTTTCTGTAAATGCTAAAAGTTTAGTATTTGTTATTGCAGTTAAATCAGAAGTTGGTACAGTAAAATAAGATGAATATGGTGATGTGGTACTACCAGTAAGAGCACCAGCAGTAACCATAGTATAATTTTGATCACTATTATCTGCTATTGTTGTTCCAGAACTAGTTTGGTTTGTAAGCAAATAAGTATGTGAAGCTGGTATTGACGTATTAACATTTGTAGTGGAAGGATAAGTACCCCCAGTTTTCGTAAGTTGATTACTTGGTGGAGTGAATGCACCAGTATAAACAGCTGTACCAATTACGAGTCTTGTATCGGCCATATAACCAAATGTTGGCCAAGTATTACCACCTTGTGCCATCATATTAAGTGTTCCAGATCCATCTTTGTGTGGTATATTGTTAGCTGAGTTTGCAGTACCACTATGACTTTGAACACCATCTATGTAAGCCTTAAAACTACCAGAATTATTTACAAGAGCAATGTGATGCCATTGATTTCTATTAAATGTTCCAGCATCAGCACTAAAACCACCCATACTATATACTGATAATTGTCCACTATACCAAGCAATGTATCCACCAAAACCATGAAAAAATGTATTATACGTAGCACTATTGGTGATGTATATCCATGTTTCTAATGTCCATGTTGTTCCCCAACTTGGTAAAGAAGCAGGAGTTGATAACATTCCATATGAAGAAGAAGCTGAAGATGCAGATGTAACAGATGTAGGTGAATAAGCTGTAGATCCTTTAACGACTCTAAAATTAGAAATGTATCCTGTAAACTCTTTAGATCCAGAATGTTTATCACCAATTCTAAGTGTAGTTGACGCAACATTATAAGTACTACCAGTATAACTTCCAACTTCAGAACCATTATGAAGAAGTTGTACTTTTCCATTAGCGTGTCTGATAAGAGCATGATGATGAAAAGTATTTTTATCTAAAGTATTACCACTAATACTATATGATAATTGAGTTTCACTACCAAGTTGTGCTCTTATAGCTCCACTTTTAAAAGTAACTCTTACATCTTCACTACCAAAATCATAAAGAAATATTGTACCAGAACCACTAGTGTCAAAATCAACATTGTAAAAACACTCTACAGAAAATGCACCAGTTCCAAAAGTATAAGAAGAATTATCTGTAGTTGTTATATAATCTCCGCTCCCATCAAATTTATATGATCCAGATACATCAAATTGTAAAGTAAATTCAGATGCACTAGAAGTTGCAACTGCAACACCATCAGAAGCTGAGAAAGTCAAACTAAATGTACCAGCGTGGGCACTATTTGTACTAGGAGTGACTTTAAAAAATTTGTTTGTCGTAAGAGTATTAGCAGCTAATGCACTATAAGTTCCACCAGATGTTGCACTAGAAGTAACAGTTGCAGTTGAACCTATTGAACCAGAACTCACTACATATTTGTATTGTAATGCAGTACCAACCTCTGCATCTGTAGCAGTAATTTCTATAGAAACTGGAGTTCCATCAGTTAAAAACTGATAAGTTGCATTTCCTGCTGATGTAATACTAGGAGTAGTATTTGTAATTTCTGCTATTTTATACCAACCATTAGATTTTGCAATATACATAAAATTATTTGCAGTAACTAGAGCTTGTTGTCCATCACTTGGACTTGTTGGTAAAAGATCTGTAGTTGCATAAATGGTTGTGCCTGCAACAGCTCCACCCTCTGGAGCTTCTCCAGATGCCTGTGTTTGAATTGCAACTTTACCTGTAGAGGAATCTCTTTTTAATATAACCTTATCTGAACCAGTTCCTACATGAATTTCTTCAGCTATAAGTTTCTTTTCATTACCACTTATATCTTGAACTTTTAAATCACCAGAATCTGTAATCAACTTTGTGTTATCAATCTGTAAAGGATCTGTTCCAGATCTATTTGCTCTATCTCTTGCTATACTCATTTATTATTTTCCTTTGACATAAAATGAATTATCCATTATAACTAAACGGCCAGTATCTAGTATTACGAATATTACCATTTATTGTTATAGGTAAACTATTAGGGCCTGCATCAGAATCTATAGTTTGATAACCAGTTGTTGTTGAAACTGTACCAGAAGTAGACATGGTATGTGGTGTATCACTTGCATCAGTAATACTACCACTACTATTTTGACCAATTAAAAGAACTGTTTCAGATGCAGTTGGGTCTGTTCTATTCGTATTATTTGGATAAGTTCCACCAGTTGTAGTTAGAGGGCCAGTGGGTGGTGAGAAAGCACCAGTATAAACTGCTTTACCTTTTACAAGTCTAAAGTCTGATACATAACCTTGCCACTGATAACTACCACCACCACCATAATTACCAAGTCTAAAAGTATTAGTACTATGATTATATGTAGAATTACCAAGAGTACCTTTTTGTACGCCATCAAAATAAAGGTAAATATTTGTTCCACTTCTAACAAAAGCCAAATGATACCATTGGGTTGTGGATATACTTCCTATATCATTAGTAAGATACCAATCAATATATTGACCACCATCATTAGCATAGATATGTCCACTAGTAAAGGTAATTCTTAAACCATTAGCTCCTAAATCGACAAGATATTTATTTCCAGATAAAGTAGAACTACCATATTTAAACCAAGTTTCTAGAGTAAAATCTCCTGTACCCATTGTAAAATCAGAACTTGCAGATGTAGTAACTGAACCACCACCAAGATAAATTGCACCATTTGTAAAGATGGATGGTCTAGACCTTCGAGCAGTTAATAATACTGTATTTGAATCACTAGTGAATGGTGTTGTTGATGGAGTAAAATCAGCACTATATCTTGCACTATTAGAAATTCTAAGATTAGACATATGACCTAAAAGATCATAACCTTGACCTTGATCTGTACCAATTGTAATTTCACCTACTCTAAATGTTGAAGGAAGATTGGTAGCAGAAGTTTGATTATTTCCTTCGACATTAACACCATCTTTATACATTCTTAGGTTAGTACCTTCTTTTACAAAAGCAAGATGATACCAAGCGCCACGAGGTACATCATGGGCTGCATCAACTGTATAAACTTGATTTTGCCAAGGATTACCAGACGTACTAGTAAACATACAGTTTTTATTACTGTAAGTTCTTGTTCTACCAAATGACATTTGTACACCACTATAAAGTTGATCAGTAAAATGCACGTACATTTCTTCAACATTAGGATCAGTTGTAGCATCACCACCACCAGCAAAATGGAACATCCAAAATTCTACTGTAAGGTCTGAAAGAGATCCCATACCTGCTACTGCATTACCACCACCAGCTGCATAGTAAATATAATCATTATTTTTATCAAAAAATAATGAACCATAACCAGCGGTAGCCCAAGGAAAAGGATTAAACGCTGAATGAGTAGCAGTACCAGATTTTGTTACTGTATGACCAGTAGGGCCTATATCGTCTACTGCATCTGGTTTTGTACAAATTAATAACTTTGTATTATTAATTGCTGTAAGAGGTGCAGTTGGAGGCGTAAAGTTAGAGGTATATACAGCAGTACCATTAACTATTCTAAAATTTGAAATCCATCCAGTAAAGTTATGGTTTGCACTATAACCATGTCTACCTATCCACAACTTATCTAGTTCATTATAATTTGTACTGTCAGACCATGTACCTTCAGATACGCCATTATAATACATAGTTGTCGTTGAAGAATTTCTAACAATAGCAAGATGAAACCATTGATTTTCTAGTTCTGGAGTTAAAATGGCACTTTCAATGCGATCAGAACCACTAACATGATATTGCAATTTTATACTATCAGCATTACCATTAGAACCACCAGTTCCACCCAATCTAACCATAGGTGCTCTTTTATTAGAGTACGCCCCATCTAATTCTCTAAAATCAAAAAGGTGAGGTCTATATCCGACAGACATTCTATATCCTATCCTAGCAGTTGGATAATCTTGTGATGGAGCAGGCCCTTGAAGAAAAAACCAACCTTCAATCGTAAAATCATTAGTTCCTAAAGTAAAATCAGAGTGTGATGCAACTTCTATATGAGCATCACCAGCTGAAGTAGGGCCTGCATTTAAATCCAAAGCAGTAGATCCAAAAGTTTCAAATGCTAAACTAAATGAAGATGCACTTGAATTAGCAGTATTAACACCATCAGTTACAGAAAAGGTGATTGCGAATGAACCAGCATGAGCTGCATTTGTACTAGGCGTCACTCTAAAGAATCTATTGTTACTAAAAGTATTAGCTGCAAGTGCAGAGTATGTACCACCAGAAGTTGCACTATTTGTTACAGTTGCAGTTGAACCTAATGATCCAGTTGTAACTTGATATTTATATTGTAATGCAACACCTTCTGGATCTGATGCAACGATTTCTATAGAAACTGGAGTTCCATTTGTTGCAAAAGCATATGAAGCATTTCCAGCTGATGATATAACTGGATTTGCATTAGTTATGGTAGCTATTTTGTACCAACCAGAACCATTGTAAATCATAAGATTATTTGTTGATGTAACTAATATTGTATCTCCAGCTTCATTTCCAGTGATAGGTAAATCAGATGGATTGGTTACAGTAGTTGCTCCACCTACAGATTGCTCAGTTGTGCTACTTCCACCATCAGATGATGTTTGAAATTGAGCTTTTCCTGTACTAGCATCTCTTTTAATAATAACAACATCATTACCAGTTCCAAGTTTTATTTCTGATGCAATAACTTTTTTTCTATTATTACTGGCATCTTTTACTTCTAAATCACCAGATGCATCTGGTACTAACTTGGTAGTACCAATAACGACATCCATATCTCCAGTACGTTCAGCTCTATTCCTTGCTTTTCCCATTTAAATACCCCTAGTTATCTACCTTTGAACCAGCTCTCCATTGATAACAACTCCAATATCTTGCTTTCCACTTTGGGCCTGGATTTGTATCACACTGGTGTCTTGCACGAAAAGACTTTCTTGCTTCTGGATCATCTCTATTTATTCCCATGTTTGGATCACCAAAAGTAACTTTTACAACATTACCTTTATCATTCTTTACATATACACCAAACTTCTTTTTACTTCCAGATGGTAATCTGAAAGGATCATTTAATTTTACTTTGCGTCCTTGATATTCTGATTCCATAATTGCATGGTCATATAAAGATTTAGAAACGTGTTCTTTAAAAGATATTATCTTTTCTTCTTTTGGTACACAGTTAGGCACCATCTTTCCATTTTTCTTTTTCATACCCACTTGTTTATGAGTATCCCAACATGGATCTTCTTCTTGAAAATCTTCTGACTTTGATTTCTTTTTCTTTTTGTATCCACCAGCACGAATTTGTTTCTGTAAATCTGGATCTGCTTTTCCACCAGTTAACATAGAGTTCACTCTTGCAAACGCCCATTGTTGTTGACTTGCGCCTGGTCTATGTCCACCTTTCCATGCGGCCATTCCTCTATCATAACTCTTCTTGAGTATAGAATATGGAACACCAGTTTGTTTGGATTTGTTGACTAGACCTTCTATCTTTTCGTCCAGTTGAAATTGTTGGAATGTTTTTACCATATCTATTTCCTCATTATTTTTTTCGTTTTCTGCTGATAATTCTTTTGGTAATTCATTTGATTTGACAAGAGAGTTTATATAATCTTTAATAGGTTTAATACTATCAAAACCATAATTCATTGCAGCTCTTGATAGATAAAAAGAATTACTATGTTTACCTTTTCCCTTTTTTACCATACCAGTATAGTCTTTTACTATATTATTATAAGCTCTTTGATATACTTTTTTCAAACTACTTTCTTTCACATCAGAACTTATATCTAATATTGGGAGTGCTTCTTTTGCAAGTTTAACACCATGTTTATGATCTGATGGATAATGCCAACCAGCCATAACTCTACCAACCCCACATTCATCTGCAGCCTTAATCAATTCTTTTTTATGATCTGGATATTTTTCTGCATAATATTCTGCAACTAATCTAGATTGTAAACTATGTCCACTTGGATATGCTGGAGTATTCATAGAATCAGAAGGTCTTTTCATAACATTAATATCCATATTCATTTCTTCAGACATTTGCCATGGTCTTGCTCTTTGATGTAAATTTTTATAATGTCTTGAAATCGTAGAACCAGCAACATTAATCTTATCAATCTCTTCTTGTGAATATTTTAAATTCTTACTATCCATATATTCTTTCATTGCATATGATGGATCTGCATCATGTTTCTTGACACTTTCTTCAACTTCTTTAGTTCTTCTTTCACCAAACTTTTTAAGTTTCTGCATCTCTTCTTTAGTTACAGAATCTGATGGCTTTTCAGATTTAAAGTTTTTGTAATCTGCACTTAAATACTTTTCACCATCTTTGTTTTCTTTTACCTTTGGATATTTTATTTCTTCTTCACCAAACATCTTCTTGTATTTTTTAGTATACTTTGATGGTTTAGTATCTGCATCTGCATCGCCTGGTGCTGGTTCTCTGGAGTCACCTTTTGCAAAATGTCTTGCACGAGCTTTCTTAGTTGCAGTTGACATTTTATCACCATCAGCATCTTTTGCAAAATACTTTGCTGGTTGAGTACCTTTCATATCTTCTACATCTTTATCTTGTTTTACTCTTCTTACCTCATACAACCATCTCTTATGTGTTGTACCATCACTTTCTGCAAATACAAGATA